ACGTTTTTGCTTCTTAATAAAAATGTTTTCATCAAGATCATTATCCTCATCATCTTCATCATCTTCCATAGGCTCAAGGGTGCTAAGAACAAAATCAGCATACCATTCAGCAAGTTCATTAAATAAATCTTTGCGAGTAGTAGCGTTACTATTGATAACAAAGTCTGAGATATCCTCTAACTCTGTTTCAAAATCGTATGAACCCTCATATTTAACTCCATCTTTTTCTGCCCAGAAGAAATCCTTCCCCATCATGTTTTGAGTACTTGGCTCTGAACTAAAATTAGTAAAACCTTTACTAGCAAGTATCTTACGGGTCTTTCCATAAAAACCATACATAAGATCATCAACTAAGACAGATAAATCATAAGTATCATCGACTCGCTTGAATGCCGTTTTGAGCTGAGTTACATAATTAGGTCTCTTCCCATATTTTTTAAGAATTTCAGGATCGGTAATGTATTTCTTGTAACGCTTTACATGATCATATATATCTAGCGAATCATCCCCTAGTTCATCGCTAATAAAATCATCAACAGCATCTAAATCTGGACTATCATCATCAATAAATCGCCCAATAACTGGTACCCAATCATCATCATTATAGTTCCAACCTAAATCGTAGAGCACATCCTCGAGATCTGCATCTGATTTATCCATTAAACGCGCAATTTCTGTGACGATATGACCTTTATCTTGGTCTGTCAAGCTTTCATGTAGCTGTTTACTAAGCTTTTTATCCTTAGACTCAGTTAAGATACTCTTGTTTCGTTTATCAAAACTTTCGTTAATAATATTAATTAAACTCATATTAAAAATTTATCCTTAAAATATATTTTAAAAATCTTCTTGCAATATCAGCTTTAAGTGATTGCTATTAACAGGTGCGTTAATCAACCCTCTAATATCTTCACTTGTTAATGTCCCAATATAATCGCCGATACTTGACTGTGTCTCAAGTCGATAAATGCGATCAATTTGTATTGCTGATGGTTTCTTTAAGCCAGCACCCAGATAGTCTTTTAATACATAATGTGGATAATTTAGATCGATATTTGATGTTAGCTTCAAGAAATCGTAACCATCATCCGATACATTGATTAACACACAAGGCCTGTTCTTGCTTTTATCGTTATCCGAATACTCAATGTCTACCCAATATAGATCAAAGTTATCTTTGACTTTTTTCACATTAACCTCCCCTTTTTACTTACTTCTATATCGCAAGCTTTTACACTTGAATTTAGCGATGTGTTTTTACTTTGTCATTAATTTTTCTTCTTGTTTTTATCTATATTCGCTAGGTTTTCTTTTAACGAGTTTACTTCCCAAAGTGCTTGCTCGTTTATTTCTATACTTTGCTTATCTTCTTCTACTCTATCTTTTAACTCTTTGTAAAAGGATTCTAGATTTATTAACTCATAATAATCGTAATCCATTTCTACAAAGTCTAAAACATAATAAAGACAGTCGGATAAATAATTACCATGAATGGTGGTGTTAAATTGATTTTTTAGTTTAATAAAATCTTCTCTAGTTTCTATTTTATATATATCCTCTGTTTGTACCCCAGATAATTTAGATACTTCGATATATGTGATTGGCTGGATAGGATCTTTTTGAGCTTCATATTTTTCGATGACTTTTTTATCTTCGCTTTTTACTCTACCATCATCAGATTCATAAATGGTTACTGTTCTTTCTGTTTGTTTCATTTCGTGTTTACCTTATCTAAAAACCTCACTATAGCTGCGTTGTTCATATTACTTAAGTCGAAATCAACATCCTTAAAGCTTACTGTGTTGTAAACATTTGGATAAGCTCGTTCTTGGACTGTTACTTGTTTTGTGTTGTAATGGATTTTTACTATAGGGTAATATTCATTTCGTCCAAGCTTTACAAAACATCTTGTTGGTTCTTCGCACTCCGTCTCTCTGATTGTTGATTGTTTGCAAATAGGTAAAGGTGTATTATCTACAGCTTTGTCAAATATTTCGCAATAAGTGCCACATCCATATTCTAGTTTTTTATATGGACATTTTCCGCAATCATCATCGGCTACAAAGAATGTGTTAGTTATTAGTCTCATAATTACTCCTCGGTGTCCCCATCTTGGTCATATTCAGTGTCTTCTTCTTTGTCATATCTAGCGACGTATTCTGTGCTTGGATCAATCCACTCTAAGATAGGTCCGCCATATTCTTGATTGGAGTCATCGTACTCAACTGTTACGTATTCACCATCACTCCAAATCTTGATATCTTGCGCTTGATTTAGAAGGATTTTGATAAATTCAAAAAAGTCTTTTCCTTCTTGGTTCCCTTCTTGAATACCTTTCAATTCAAAACATAGACTCTTATTTTGTATCATTATTTATCCCCCTCTCTTTACTACAGTAGATTAAAAAATCATATAGCTCATCATCATCTCTCAAGCTAACTTTGACCCCATCTGGTAACTCGATACAATCCTTACCTCGTTTACCCCAATCAAGCTCCCAAATATAATAGTCAATATTGTCATCATCTTCACCTAAGCTTAGACATAAGTTGAGCAAATTGATAATAGTTTTTATTGGCTTTAAGTACAAGAAGGTACATACGCTACTCTCAGAGTCAAATATCTCGAATATATCGTCAAACTCATCTTGTTTCTTTTCGAGCTCTCTAACAATATCTAAGTATTTCTTAAACTGTTCTCTCGATATCATGATCTCTCCTATACTTGTAAAGCGCATTTACTAAATCAAGAATTTTATACGCGAGATTTTCTTGAGCTTGTTTGCAAATGTCTGTTGTGTAAATAACCGCTCTATTATCATACAAGGTGATTTTTGCATGCAAAGGAAAAAATCTACCCGCAGGTCCTTGCTTGACTATTCGGATTGAGTCACCTTGAACGTCCCAGAATGTATTCTTCGGAAACTTTGGAAAGCAATCCGCGAGTTCATTTGCTTGATAGTCTGTTATCAAAAAGTCCTTGACAGAATTTGCGCTTATCAACTTATCTCCAAATTGTTCTAGAAATTCATCGATACTGTAGCGATAGCGTTCCATCTCTACGCAATAGTTATGTTTAGGACAATTCATAAAGTCGCATTTTTCGCAATTACACTCTGCGATGTTTATTGTTCGACTAATATCAAATTTTTGATTTTTAACCGGTATTTGCTTAAATTCCATTGTTCAAAAAACCTCCACAAAGTCTCCACTTTTCGTCCACTTCCAAAAATCCGATATAATATATAATATATATCTAGATATATCTTTTTAAATATAAGCTTATATTATAAGCTATCTATCTATTTATATATATCTAATATAAATATTATCTATATATAAATATCTAGCTAGCTCGGGTTCCGGAAGTGTACACTCCACTAAAAATACTTTAGAAAATCCTAAAAGTAAACTAGTTGATCTACGCGCGAAGTCGCGGACTTATTGATTAAGCGCAGCTTTTTTAGCGATGTTTGCTTCTTGCTCAGCACGTCTTTTCGCTTTTTCTTCTTCTTTTGCGATTCTTTCTTTCATGAGTTTTGCTTGTTCTTTATCGTAGTTTTTCAACATTACTTGAATATCAGAATATGTGACGCCCATATCTTTAAGCAAACACATCATAAGACCTTTTTCGCGATCAAATTCTTCGTCCTTTGCAACTGATACATGTTTGACTTTTTTGTTTTTGTTATACAAGATTACAGCATCTTTACTGATCTTAAGATCGTATTTTGAGTATCTGTTTTTTCTACTCAGATAGTTTTCATACGCTTTTTCTTGCTCCGTTTTTTCTTTGACTCCGATAATTTGATTTACTTGTTGGGTAGTATAAGGACCGCAGGTATCTACAATATTACTTTTTGTTGCTGTGATCGGAGTACTGTTGTCTGACTTGACATCATACCAACTAGCGTCGATACCATATTCTTTCATCCATTGATTAATTGTTTTTTCACCCATTTTAATTATTCTCCTTATTGTTTTTAGTTGCACGAGCTTTTTTAAGCCTTTGTGTTGCTTGAGCTTTTTGCTCATCACTCAATATTCGTTTTTTATTTTGCTTTGATCTGATTGAAACTCGTTTCTTTGGAAATTCGAAAAAATATCCAGTCATATAATTATCTTGATCTCTCGATCCTTCAAAACATTTAAACTCATCTGGATTTTGTCTCATACACCTTTTCAGCTTTGTTATGTACGTATTATCGGATGACCATACTTTAACTATATCAGAGTTGCGCTCAATGATAAAAGTTGTTTCCGCTTCATCTGTATTACATCTTACAGCTTCAATTTGATCTACAGTGATTTGTTTATTCAATGTAGTACCTCCATATATTCTTTTTATATTATAATTATATTCGATTTTGCTGAAAAAATCAACTACTTTATAACATATATTTATTTAAAAGAATCTCTAACTTTAAGTCTGTTCTTAATTATTTATATTAGAACAACCGCGAGTTTCTATATTCCTTTAAGCAAAGTTAAATCTCTCAGGAGAGAATTGATTTTAAATACATTTTTTACATGCGTTCATATCATAGTTAAAAAATCTTTTCATCAACTCAAAATTATCATTGCCCCACTTACTAATAAATTTTTTAGTCGCTTTTTCAGAATTCAGCACATCTTTAAATTTCATATGGTTATTGATAACAAAGAAAATTTTGTAGACGGTTGTCTGACTATAAGTATTTTCCTGTAACTGACTATATATATCCAACAAGCGCAAAACGCTCACTGAATCATGTCCATAATAATGTGCGATCCCATTTTCGTCAAATGCTTGCGTGTATAGTTTACCACAATCATGCCAAAGACCAGCTGGAAGCAACACAGCGAAGTCATTAAGCGAGATATCTCCACTTACAAAGTCTTTTGTAGCTTGATCTACGATTACATCACTATGTTTTCCAACAGTAAGTGTGTGATATGGATTATGTTGCTCAAAAGTATCTAGTTGCGGTTTCAATACATCGAATAGTTGATGTGAGAGAAATTCCATTGTAGCTTTTCTATATGGTAGTTGAGCACAATCCGGGCGCACAATTCGGATAGAATCAAAACCTTCTTCATATTGTGGGAATTGGAATGATTTTGCGTATTTCCAGATAATATCTGAACCAACGCTTCTAGATCTCAGCGTATCCCATGTGATACATTTATCAATAGGTTGGTAAACAACAATAGCGGTAGTAAAGTATTTATACTTTAAAGCCAATTCAAGTACATGAGTTCTAGATTTATAAGTACAATTAGTAGCGTCAAAGATACAATCTTCGCCTGTTTTCATCGTTTCGCGAATATCTGAATAAAGTTGTTTAAAAACTTTATCATTAGCGGATTGATCTGAGCTATCTCCAGTTATCTTTTCTCTATAATCATCAGAAGAAAATAGCTTGCCTTCTAATGTTTTTGCGTATGTTGATTTACCACTTCCAGGCAAACCAATCAATACATATAAATTTTTCATATCAATTCCTCCAGTTTATTTGTTAATTATATTATATATCATAGCATTAAAAAAGTCAACTACTTTTACATAGTTGACTTAAATATATGAGCCAGGCACTCCTCTTCTTAATCAAAACCAGAAAAAGTCATTCAAGACATCAAACATCGACGGCACCGAACTCTTCCCATTATAGCTCATATGGAAAGAACCGTAATCCTTGACGAACTCCTTCAGCAACTTCTGTGCTTCGGCTTCGGCCTCTCTCGCCTTCTTAAAAGCCTCTACAACTTCTTTGCTGCGTGCTTCACGCTCGTTCTTAAGAGCTAGTTGTTTTTCTTCTTCAGCTTGCTTTTTTGCGACCAAAGCTTTTTCGACCTTTTCGCACTCTTCTTTTGTTTCGTAGACCTCATTAGTCATTTCGCTGTAATATTTCATTATTTTTCTCCTTTAGGCGTTCCTAATCTTCGCCTATGATTGTATTTCCTATTATTCTCTGCTAACAGGATTATTTATCTGAACCTGCCTGGTCGGTATCGGATTCTTCTTTTTCAAGTTGTATTATATGTCGCCACTCGGCATCCATTTTCATTGTGTATTCTTTTTGAGCTTGAACTCTACGCTTTTCACAAAATTCAGCGGTATCTTTTGCCTGCTGCTCATTCCTGACCCATCCTCTGATAGCAGCCGTAGTTGTCCAAGTTATTGGTCTGAGGACGTATTCTGGGTAAACACCGTTATGATCGTCGAAGTCCCAAACCAACGGGATATATCTAACTAACGGACTATCCGCGTCTTTTACTTTTTTATACTTCCCCGAGAATGGAAACTCGAGGACGCCATAATGTGCCCAACACGCAACAAGATATATTTTAGGAAGTTTTGCGAGTTTGTCTTTTGTCTTCTGATTGTAAGGAAGACGTTTTCTTAACATACACATGGTGATTACTCCTTATATAATTTGATATTTTTATAGTCCCGCATCCTCAAAATCTTTTTCGGTAAAGAAGGCTTTTTTTATGAGCTCCTCTTTTGGCCAGCCTTGACTGAGGTAATAATCGATATTCGATTTTGTCACGGCGCAGCGGGTGGCGTCGGTATATTCCATCACTCTTTTTTCGCCGTCCGTAATCGTTTGATTATATTCGTTGATTTGCTTCTTCATAAGCTCTCGTCTGATATCGTCAGAGCGCATATATGCGTGACGCCACTCTTCATTGGCCTCCCACATCACGCCCCAATCTATTTTCGAACCGCAGTGGGGACAGTAATCATAACCATCGTGTGCCATCGCAAACCCATATCCACACTTACCGCATTTGTAAATGATTTGGTAACCCCAGTCTGATATGCGAGACACTACGGGTTTAATCGCTTTTCTTGGCATTCGTCTTTTGCTCCTTTTCATTCATTCTCTATTTCCTTAATAAGTTCATCGATGTCGGCTTCCGATATCAACCTGTTACCGACAAAGTTTTCAACACATCTTTCTTTAACTTCGATTAATGTTTCGATTTTCGTTTGTATTCGGTTGTTGAGCAACTCGTCGTTGAGTCTGCTCAATGCGGCATTAGCATTTCGCATCGAATCGTTCAACTTAACAAAATTTTCTAAATCTCTTTGGCTTCTCTCTCGCAAATAATTGATTCGTTCCTCTTGCTTCGAGATAAGGTCGGCAATGCTTTGAAGAAGCTCAACAGAGACGCAGTCCACATAATCTTTATGAACCGTCTTCGCATATTCCAATTCAACATTCAGTTCTTTCTCGATTTCTATTCTGTCCATATTATCAAGCCTCCTCTATGTCTTTGATGGTTTGATATGCGGCACTATATTCGCCACAAAGTGACTCCACATATCCAACCATTGCGAACTCGCTGTCGATTCCGTGGTCTTCTATCCACTGCGCTATTTCACGGTCAAGGTTGTTGAATTCCTCGGCAATTTTGGCACGGCGCATAATCTTTTTGCGCAAATATTCGGGTACTTTCATCAATCCCACCAGGTGCGGAAATCTTCGGCGATTTTCGCGAATGCTTTCTTGTAAAGCTCGGTGCGTTTCTTTTCTTGAGCCTCAATTCGTGCGCGATATTCTGCGGCATCTTCGTTAGCGCGCTGGTTGTCGCTATTGTTGAGCTTTTCGATCCAAGATTCTAATGTTTCAACACAGCCGTCGGAGAGGTCATCATCGTCTTCCGCCGCCGCATCGAGCAGATCACAGACTTCTTCGAGAGAACGTTGAATTTCAAGGCGTGAGTCTTCTGCTTGGAACACGTTGTAACCGAGATCGTAATAAGCTTCCATCCAAGACAACATAGTGCAAAGGCCTTCCATAAAGAATCCGTAGTCATACGGCTGGAATTTGCGTGCCTTTTTTATGAGCGCCTTGCGATAATGACGCATCATACGATAGTAGCTCTTTTTAACCGCCTTCGAATATCCTTTGCAAGCTTTGCAGACTTCCTTGTCGGATTTGTCGCAATTGGGCGGGCACGAATATTGTTTTTTAACGTTTAGCTTTTCAGCCTTATTCAATGACATAGAATTCTTCTCCTAATACAGATTGTGCCTGGCGGGCTCCCTGAGGTGACAGAGAGCAGTCGCCGACTCTTTGAAATGTAATCGTTGCTCCTTCCGAAAGCTCTGATGCAAGTATGTAATAATCCACATCGAGAGCTTGGAAAGCGGCGACAACCGTTCCCGTTCGAACTTCGTCGTTGTCAACGTAATACATTTTGCGCCCTTGAAAAGAGCATTTTGTAAATTTCGCGTTTGCTGTCATAGCGTTGCCTTTATGTTATTACAAGGTGATGCAGATGTGTGAGTGCAACTATCCGCTACCTTGAGTATATCGCCCGATGAAACCGTTATGCTTGGATTCGGATTTGTGTATTGTCCAGATGGCGGAGTTAGATTGTCTTTTTGTGTCCATTCGCCATAAAAAGGTTGAGTTCCTGTTCCCACCGTCGTTATCCAATCGCTTTCTTTTTTGCTACAAAACGGACAGAAGGATTGGTGTGGGGCAAGGATAGCTCCGCACCTCGGGCATTCCCAACCTTGTTGAATAAATTGCGGTGCAGGAATATCACACGAACGTGTTTTAGGTGGTGTCGTTGCTTCGATGAATACTTGGTTTTCAAGAGCGATAGCGTCACAGTCTGTATATCCTGTTTTACCGCATTTAGGGCAAACCCAATGATATTGAGGCGGATAGCTTGTAAACACTATATCCGTATTAACTTTTACGACTTCGCCACAGTCTGGGCATCTTATTGGTTCTACTGGTTTATACATAATTTATTTCTCCTCTATTGATTACATTTTTCAGGTACCTTAAGGTCAAGTAAATCCTGAATATTACTTATTTCATTATCAATATTGTTACGTGTAAATACAAGTTCTTGCAAATAACTTCTTAGCGGCAAAAATTTTCTATCTACTATATAATTAAAATACTCATTTTTAATTGTCTTAATATAATAGTAAATATTTTTAGAATCAAAATCACATATGCCAATATCCAAACCTTGCAGAATATTGTTTGAGACTTTCAAAGCTTTACAGAAGGTGTTAAAATCATTTTCATTCGTTATTTTATAAGCGGTTATGAATTCACAATCATCTCTGCTAAAACAATCTACCACTTGTACTTTTTCTGGCCAATCCGCTATAAATTTTAAAGCTTCATCTAAATCGAAGCCAAGTTCGTATTTCAACACTTTGCTCTTATCGATTGACTTTACTTTATCATCATCTGATTTGTAGTAAGACTTAAAACCTTTACTAACACACTTCATAATTAATCCTCTTTATTATTACTATTATATTCATCTATAATCTTATCTATATCGTCTATACAGGATTTAAGAGCGTCAATTCTACCTTCATTCAATCCCTCATGAAAGTCATCACCAACTACGATTGTTGACTTTTCGCAAATATTAAGATGGAAAGCGAACCTATTTCTCAAATATTTTAGAACAGTCTTTACATTACTTGTATCAAGCTCTGTCTGCCTATAGAAAGGACATTTAATGACTAACTCATCTATGTCAAAACAAACATCACAATTATTTTTTCTACAGATATAATCCTTACATGTAAGACATTGACAACCACTGTGTATACAATTATCTCTTGATGTTTTCATCTGCGCTAATTCCTTCCTTTTCAAACATACTATCAATAATATCTAAAATATCTATATTATCATCAATATTTATATTTACATTATAATTATCAAGGGTATACTTATTGAACTGTTTACCTGAAAGCTCATCTCGATTTACGATCCATTGAGCGATATCTGTAATATCCAAGTCACTTATATTATTCGCTTTAAGTTTATCAAGAATAAACTCACGTATCCAAGGATTCTCTGCGAGCAACTCAAAAGACTTACACATCCATATATCATTAATCATTTGTGAATTTACATCTGCGTACAACCCATCCCAATAATCATCATACACAGCTAATTCACTCGCAACATCAGCTAACAAATCAAGCGCAATAAAACATACTACCACAAATTCTATTAAGCCAAATATAACCAAAGCTGCTACACCTGGTACACTATGACTTTTAGACCAAACAAATATTGGTGAAACAATTGCACTACCTATCAGAATTATTGCGCCTATTATAATTAGCGCTATTGCTAAGTTAGTCTTTTTATTTTCTTTTTTATAATCTTTTGCCGCTTTCATTTCCAGTAAATCAAATAGATTATTATAATAAGAATTACAAACATCACTATTCGTTCTTATACTACCCAATTTACTTACATAGTCAGCGTTTATTCTAGATGATTCTTCCGGACTTATCATTCAATATTAACCCCAAAATTTTCGTTTATATATTTTATAGCGGATTTAAAGTTACCCTCTACTGTTTTATCGCGAAGATAATCGCAAATAGCAATAATAGATTCTTCAGATAAATTTTTAGCTTTAAGTGGCTTGACGATATTTTCAAACAAATATTCATCCTCACAAAACAAATCATAAGACAAAGCTTCAGATATTTTAGGGTTAAGTGAGTTCCAGATTATATCTGCGGATTCAGATAATTCAAGATTCTTGTCGAGTTCAAAGTCTAATTTCTTTTGCCACCAGTTATCAATCAACTTGAACACATAATTTGAGTACGGATAACTCGCGGCAATAACAAGACAAAGTGAGAACCAAGGTATTGGCATAATCGTTGCAATAGCTATTATAAGCGCAATTACCCAAACAACACACCCACCAAGTAGTGCTGGTAGAACATTTTCGCAAAACATTTTTATAGAGTAATGTTTAATTTCTCTATTCATATTTTCTTTAAGTGTGTCTATTATTTGATTTCCTTTTTTAATATATTTGTCAGATACTCTCATAACAACCTCTCTGATTTACTGTTATAAATTTAATACGATAAGCGTTATCTGTTCCTTGTGATTGCCAAATAAACTGATTGCCGATACGTTTCGGATTACCATAACGCGATTCAATCCATTTGATTGCGTCATTAATGTCTTCAAAGCCTTCTTGTGAGAGAGCTTGAGGTTCAAAAATAAGCAATCCAGTTTTCTTTTGTATAGTTACTTTACCTGATTCAATAACATAAAAAACAAGCATTTTATTACCCCCATTTACGCCCAAATACCTACAATAATTTTAGTTTTAGTCACTTTAATTGCAGATATAGTATTGTCAAGATATTTTTCAGTCAAGTCTGCCTTGAACTCTTTCAAACTGTCGCATTCAGTAATTACCAGATCTGGACAATAAGGTTCTTGAAGAACAAGTTTGAATTTGAAATTATTATCACAAATAATTATATCATTAACAAATCTTCTAAGTGTCATATTACTACCTCTTTTTATTTATCTTATATTCATATTATATATCAATCTAAATAATAAATCAACTAAAATAACAAAAAACCCTCTAGAAATTAATCTAAAGGGTTTTATTATTTATGGTGGACCATCAAGGACTCGAACCTTGGACTACCTGTTTATGAGACAGGGGATCTAACCATCTGATCTAATGGTCCTTTTAATTAAAAAGCCCCGCGCTCCTCATAACGCCGACTCGGAAAGCGAGCAAGCTGGGAGCGGCAGAGCTTGTGGTGGGCAGGGTTAGACTTGAACTAACAGAATCTTTCGACACCTGATTTACAGTCAGGACCGCTTCCAGTTACGGGTTACCTACCCAAATATAAGCCGGGCAACTCACGTGACCTGTCGTCGGGCTTATATTGACGATACTGGCATATAGCGTATCGTGCGGTTCGTTTCGCTACGCAAAGCATAGTGCTGTGTGTTTATTGAATAGCCGACACAGAAGGCTAATGGTGGAACATCTGGGTAATGCTCCCAGGTGCCGTACAGCCCGCTTTGGGTTTAAGTACGGTCGAAACTTTTCTATGCCCCACACGCGTGGTGAGAGTGAACCAGCGTTAAGTCGCTTAGTGCAACCGCCGACTCTTTAACGGAAACTCTCAATTCCGCCAATACCTTGCAAAGAAGATATTGGACCACTAAAAAATAATACTAGGCGGTCTTGTTTTTGACCAGAGTAACCACCGCGATAGGAACAGGCCTAAACTCCGCTTTCTCTTCTTTCTTCCCCGACTCATGAAAGTATGTTCGGCATTGTACGACGTACTGAGCATCTTTAAGCTCCTGCTCTGGAGCACTCATGAACTTGCGCAGTTTGGCAAATAAGCGAGGTCGCGCTTTACCCTATAACTTTCCGACTTTAGTTTCAACAAGGCTCGGACATTCCTTTTGGCGGAAGATACAGGACTCGAACCTGTACAGGTTTAAATAACCTGGAAGGATTAGCAATCCTCTTCGATAACCAATTACGACAATCCTCCATTTAATGGACCAGGTAGTGAGACTCGAACTCACGATATTTGCTTGGAAGGCAAACGTGTTAGCCAAACTACACTATACCTGGATATGGTAGTTCTAACAAGACTTGAACTTGTGACCCCTTGCTTGTAAGGCAAGTGCTCTAACCAACTGAGCTATAGAACTATAAAATGTTGTTTGATTTAATATTTTCATATAAAGCTCAAACAACAAAGCTTAGATTAAAAAGGAGGTAACAATTATGACAACTTTTAAGCCATCATATGGTCGGAATGACTGGACTCGAACCAGCGGCCCCATGATCCCAAATCATGTGCGCTACCAAACTGCGCTACATCCCGATAAAAGCTAGCTAATCCTGGACTTAGCTAGCAATGGAAGGAGTTTACTTATGACTACTTATTCTTTTGCAACTAATCAGAAAAACGAATATCTCTGTCCAGGCAAAGATTGGCCGAGCATATGGGGATCGAACCCATCTGAATCTCTTGAGTGACAGTCAAGCGACCACACCTTGCAGTCCCATGCTCGATTTATAAGCCCCTATCCCAGCACTAAGGGCTTTTTCGTATCGTAAAATTAAAGGAGATGTTACTATGAACACTTATGAAAACTATGCAACAAAAATAATTTTCGATATCCTTGAAAATCTCAGATATCTAAAAGATAATTTGCTGGGAATTATCATATGGTCCAGGTAGTCGGACTTGAACCGACATGGTGTTTCCATCGAGGGATTTTCTTACTACTCTATGTCACCATAGCCGCATTTGTTTGCGTTGTAGTCTGGACTATGTCTTTACCATGACAAAATGTTTTAGGTAAGAGGTATATAGTCTCTACACATTTATTGTAAATAAATTTTACAAACTTAGCTCGGCGTTGTCAACTATTCGCCGAATTAGCCTCTATCCCATAAGCTATTTCTACTCTTATGGCTCCAAGATGTGTTCGATATTGTATTTTATAGCTAATTCTCGAGCTCTCGCATAATTACCGCCTTTAGCTGTTAAACCTAACTTAAGTAAAGCTTGACGTATATTAGGTGAGGTTCTTAACGCATTTACGAAATCAATATCTGAGATAGAAACATATTTTTTATTTGATATATTTTTACCTCGATAATTTTCAGTTAATGCATGACAGTTTGGGCAAAGTATAATAAGATTAGATTCTTCGTTATTTAACTTATCACCATCTATATGATGAATCTCTAAAGGTATCGGATTACCTAACCACTCACTTTTACCGCAATTTTGACACTTATAACCTCGTTTATACGTTAATGGCTTTAAAGCCGCAGCTGAAGATATTACAGACCCGTTTCTGAATCTCGAATAATCAAAATTATTTTGATTCCACGGTTGTCCTTTGAAATGTGATATATCTATACCATACTCTTTTATTTTATCCATAACTGTAGCTCTAGCACCTTTGTAACCTAACGCTTTTCCCAGTTGTACCATACTATAGCTTTCTTTTACAATTTTTTCGAACTCATCTCTAGAAAAATTATCCAATTTACTCATATCTTATACCTCTAATAAGTTTAGCTCATGAAGGTAAAGTTTAAGGTAAAAAGTTTAAGTACTTTTCTAGTTGATAAAGTCCCTTGCGTCTGCCTATTTCGCCATACCTGGATATATAATATACAAGGCTGTTCATCACACTCCATTTACTACTGCTCCTTATCTAATCCCCATTCTGGTTTATCCCGGCTTTACTAAGCGGGGCTTCGTAGCACCTTGTTATTATTTTATTCAATTTTCAATGTTCTTATTTACATATATATTATACAATATCTTAACAAATAAATCAACTATTTTTACTACTTACTTTATAATTTTTTAATCGATTTTTTGCTTCCTTGTATAATAAATATTTATTTTTTATATTCATATTATATAAAACTTTTCGTTGAAAATCAACTATTTTATATAACATTTGTAAATAAGTTTTTCACTTTATTTTTTGTTACTCATATCTTATTTACATATATATTATACAGTAAAGATAACATAAAATCAACTATATTTACATGGTCTCTAAGATTGGATTCGAACCAATATCTTTTATCTTATGAGGATAATGCTCTACCTTTAAGCTACCTAGAGGATTTGGTCCTGCTGCTTGGACTCGAACCAAGGACATCTTCCTTATCAGAGAAGTGCTCTAAACCAACTGAACTACAGCAGGATATTAATGGCACAGAGCTAAGGACTTGAACCTTAATAAACAGTTTTGGAGACTGTCATGTTACCAAATTACATCAGCTCTGTATTGGTAGCGCCTGCGAGGTTCGAACTCGCGAATACCGACTTGAAGGGCCGGTGTGTTCACCACTTCACCAAGACGCCATCTGCTTGGTCATCCTACTAAGACTCGAACTTAGATCCCAGGTTCCGTAGACCTGTATTCTATCCAGTTATACTATAGGATGAAAAAACCTAGGCTTTTGTGGGCCCAGGTTCAAGTTACGCTATTATCTTTCGTTTAAAATTCGCTCTGTATATTCCCGTATTTCTGCTATCCTATGTTTTATAAATATAACACAGTCATCCCAACCTTGGGGTGTATACGGAAAAATTTGAGGGCTTTTTAAACCTGCGATTTTTACTTGAAAGCCTGTCCGCTCTCGTTTTCTATTTCTTTTAATAATAACATCAGACATTAGAGGCCAAAATGTTCCATGGGCGATTGTGATACCTAAATCTAATCGTTCACCATAAATAGGTTCACCATCATCATCTTTACCTTTATAATAGTTGTTAGCAAATACTTGGTATCCCTTTTCAATCTCATCAAAAGTTGGAAAAATACTTTTATACATAATGTCCTCTAATTAGTATTATTAAATATGGCAAAGGGTGAGTGATTTGAACACCCATCAATAGAGTCAAAGTCTATTGCACTAACCAATTGTGCTAACCCTTTATGTGGAGCTAGTAGCCCGACTTGAACGGGCAACCTACAGATTACAAGGCTGTTGCGCTACCAGTTGCGCCATACTAGCAAATGGGTGCAGGGGCTGGATTTGAACCAGCGTCATGGGGGTATGAACCCCATAAGGGACCACTCCTCTACCCTGCAATATATTACTTACATCTATAACTTCTTTTACTTAAGTACCAAGCTATAGTAGTAAGTAATATGAAATAAAATAACTATCGCTCATCGCGATCTGGCGGGTGATGTAGGACTTGAACCTACGACCTACTGATTAACAGTCAGTCGCTCTAACCAACTGAGCTAATCACCCTTACGAGTGCTTTTAGGTCGGCACTCACGACACCTATTTACTCGCACTTTATCTAAATGAAAGGCAGCGATTTATCCTAATTTTTGGTGGACCTAACAGGACTCGAACCTGCAGCTTCTTCCGTGCAAGGGAAGCTATCTACCATATTGATATTATAAGCCCATCAATATCTGCGTTTAATTCTTATTAAAACGAGTACTTTTACCCCTTAAAATTTACCCCAAAAATAAGCTATATCTCTCTTAATATTTGATATAAGTTGTCCCATTGACATATTATGACTTTTATTATATTCAGTTATACGTCGGTCTAAGATTGATCTTACAGTTTCAAGTTCTCTAGTATCATAAAGCATACCAGAATCATAGAGATCGTTTACTATTTGGTTTGAACCATGATGATTGCAAGAATCGTTACAGATCTTATATGCAACCATTCTGCGGGTTGTCTTATCGCTCATTGATGGATATGACATAATTAATACCTCACATAATCTTAAATATATATTTTTATATACTTATTATATATAACTTAATATATAAAATCAACTAAATTTATACTGAGAATTTGGCTGATATATACTTATTATAAATATGTTTCTTAAATACCTTACCTAAGAATCTAATACTTTTCGTTGGTATATTATATATTCTATTTACAGGCAAAGTTGGGTCTAGATCGCTTGGCGATTCATAATAGGTACCTTTAATTTCTACTATAACCCATTTATCCCCAGCTTCATTCATAGATTGCCAATCCCAAACATATGGAACACTTTTATCCCAATACGCTATTAAATATTCATCATAAAAATAATTAGCGCAAGCTTTTTTTACATAAATAGTGTCATAATATTTATTATGTTTTCTATCTTCAGCTATCTTCATATTATCCTAAAATAATGGCGGGGAGAGTGGGATTCGAACCCACGGAACCCAGAGAGTTCAGCGGCTTTCAAGGCCGTCCCAGTGCGACCGCTTTGGTATCTCCCCAAATATTAACCCATATATCCTATAACTTGTAAATCTAATTTATTATCTTTATCATTAAAGGCTTTTACTAGAGTCTCTAATTGTTTGATAAAAGTTTTCGTATACGCTAAGCAAGCTAAATCCTCATCATATTCGGATAAACTTTCTGCCGCTTTAAATATTTCATCATCAGATGTGTTTCGTGCTTGCAAGATCTTTTTATACACAGCTTTGTCTCGATTTATGTCCGCTCTCATTTCTTCAACGTTTTTGAACATATCTTTAATATGAGTCAAAGTTATGACTGTTTCTTTATTATCTGGGATTACAGCTAAACATTGGGCTTGGATACTGCTCATCGTAAAAGAATCATAAAAAGTAGAGTCATCACCAATCCAAGCGTCATCGCTATATGTCTTACTTAAAAGCTGTTTATTTGTTATAAAAAAAGAAAGTTCTCTAGACATTGTGTATTTTCCTTTAATGGTACTGATGGTGGGATTTGAACCCACACTGTGTGGATTCTAAGTCCACTACCTCTGCCGTTGGGTTACATCAGTATAATGGTAGGCTGAGAGAGGTTCGAACTCTCGACTTCCGCATTAAAAGTGCGATACTCTTCCTACTGAGTTATCAGCCTAAAGTAACTTACAATATTATCTAGTGTAGGTTACATATAAAATCTTATCTATTTTGAAGTATTTATTATCAACAGATTTAATCCAACCAGCATCACCGAAAAGTGTGTATCGATGATCTAGATCAGCTACTTGGTGATGACTACCATCAATAAGCGTTACGATATACATGTTTGCCCCCTTATCATATTATTTGGTACCCCTAATAGGATTCGAACCTATACGACACAGATTAGAAATCTGTTGCACTATCCGTTATGCTATAGAGGTGTATATAGGTTTCAGCGGTCTATGTAAAAAATAAATTGGAAGTTTATAGTTAATTAAAAATTTGCTGTTCTGATCGCTTACCTATTAATAAATCAGCACTCATTTTTTCGATTTTGTACGCGCTCTACCTTTTGAGCTACCCGCGACTATGCGCAGGGCAGGGCTCGAACCTGCAACCACGGCTTTACCAGAGCTTTATCATTAATGTTTTGCTGTGATGAGTGCTTAAGTAACAGTGCCCTTTTCTTGTGTAGATATGCTTTTAATTTAATTTTGCTGTCCTGGGCACTTATATATGTTTATACATTATTTTTCAATGTTCTTTTTATATTCATCAAGTAGCTTATAAAGAAATTGTTTTCCATCGAAGCCAGCTTGCAAATATTTCAATAACATTGGCGAATATCCACTCATATAGATATTACCATAGTTATCCATTTCTGGTGCTGTAGTATTTCTTGAGTTGAAATTCCACCAGACTATTTTAGTCTTGATACCTCTATCCTTGAAAAGCTTCATCACCTGGTCTTTTTTCATAGACGAGCCATAATCAAATTCCATATCTGACAAAACCACGAAGTAGTCAGGGAACTCGTTCAACTTACCGAGCAACTCGATAACAGCGCTAAAATCGGTATTTGTACAATCACCTGTGAACATCGAATTCAACTCGCGACTGAATTTGTTACTATTACCGAACCTGTTCGACCAATTGCTGTAATACCCCTCATACGCGGACTTTTCAACGATATTAATCAACTGTGGTTTAGAACTAAATGATACAACCTGGTTATTGCAATACGTAGAACATTTTGCGAGGTAATACGCGATTGATACAGCTTTACCAATCGAATCATTACTATCCCACATTGAACCTGACGTATCCAAAATAGGTATACAACTAAGGCTTATTTTTTCAAGTTTATCAAAAAATAGCGTCGCGTCGATTTTATCTCTATTTTTATAGATATCGTAAATCGTAGTAGTAGCAACATTAAGTTTAGCGGTACCTTTTTTAACCTTATCCAAATAATCTTTAAATCTAGGTTCTTTACTAAACCTATTGTAATATTTCATTAAAGCGAGCGAAGGTACTTGCTCAAAGTTGATATCATCTATTTGATGAGAACTAAGCTTATTCTCGACTGTCCCTGTTTTAATTGTTTTTCTATATGTTTTTTGACTTATACCTAGGCATGAGCAAATACGCTTAGCGAGAGTATCGTTTTTTGTATTGAATCTCGGCAGCCACTTCTTTGCGAGCTCATTACCTCGTTTTGCCTCAGAAAAAACCCAAGCTACGATCTTTGTAAACTCCTCTACGTCAACATATTGTAAGAAACAGCTTCTGAAAAAGTCATCAAATCGACCCGCTTTTACCATATCAGACCAGCTAACATCAGACATAACTTCAAGTGCTACACCAAGATCTTTTCTACCAAGACCAAATCTAGGATCACGAATAAACATAGCAAAAAGCTTGTCTAAGTCATTTGAGCCTATTTTATGAACAGCTTCATCAATATGTTTGCTGTAATATTCACTCATAAATAAGATATCAAGCAAATTATCGCCTGTGGTATTATAAGCAATATCACCGTTTTCTGTACGCTTTTCAGCGAAAAGTTTATCAAGTTCAGTCATTATTTTATCCTTCTTTATCTTTTATATCTATATAATATAATAAATTTAGTCAAAAATCAACTATTTTTACTTGGTTTTTACCATTTTTCTGATTTTTCTAAGCTTACTGTTTAAATCAATGTAACTTACGCCATATATAGTATTTAAATTATTTATATCACAGTGTTTATATAGATCAATACAGTAAATTGTATCAGCGTCTTTTTTCTTCAGCTTATAAAGTTGTCTTATCATAGAAGAAAATTCATCAAGTGTACTTGGTAGCTTATCGATAGTTTTCTTTTGGTAAGTATCTAAATCGCTCACTGGCGCAGCGTTATTAATCTCAATAATCTCTCTGTTGTGCTTTACTTTATTATCAACTATATTAAAATCAACATCATGTCTAGAGATTTCTTGAGAGCGTGACTTTTCAGACCTATCTATTTCGCATTTATACTTACATGAACTTAAGTTATCTTTACATCGATAAATACAATCTTTGGATAAACAGTTATGGCAACATGTATATTTACCACAACTATTTACCCAATAGCAAAACACTTTATTATTCTTTTTCATTCTTAGCCTTTTTAAGCAAATATGAATTAGCTACATTCTTAAAGCTTACATAGTCACCGAACTTCTCATAAGACCTACAAACAACACCTTCGCGAAGAACCTTCGGATTGATTTTACTCATACCTTCAGCGTCTTTTTTGATTTCTTCGATTGTGTCAGGTACAACATAATGTTCATTAAGAATAGGTACCCAATCAAGTTTATATTTATGTTCTTCGATATATTTTTTACCTTCTATAGGATCCTTTTTAATATAAAATCCTTTAGCTTCATTCGTGAAAATCAAATTGTAACAATAAAATTTATTTTCTGACAACTTATATGGATTGCCTTGAACATTACCGATTGTTTCACCTTGAAGGATAACAATTTCTTGATTCTCTCTCTCAGCGATATCAATAAGGATATTCTTTATATCATACTTGATTGCCATTTGCCAATACACATTACCATCACAATCAGCTGTATGAAAATTCGACTGATCCATATCCGCTTGACGTACGTTTCTAGAACATACAATAAAATCATACTTATTATTCTTAATACGTCTTACAGCAAACGTAGTTGACGTACCATCGATTTTTTCAGTCATGATAAATTCTTGTTTATCCTGAAGAATCCAAGGCAAATTTTCAATACGAGTTTCATCAGTCTTTGTGATATAACTAGGATATTGTCTAGGTTTATCCTTTTTTCTCGCAAAAAGCTTTATAATGAGGTTTTTAAACCACTCGTATCTCATAAGCTTTTTTACAAGTTTATTTTCGAAAAATTTCTTTTTTCTGGATTTGATAGATGTAAGAATAGCTTGTTTTGAAACACCTTCAGCTTTTTTTAATTCTTTTTCTTCAGACGTCTCGATTTTTGTGATTTTAAGAAGCTTAGTTACATCCTCACCTACTTCATGATCGCAATCCTTAAGACCAACGAGTTCAAGCGGCAAAGCGATACCTTGAGAAATAACGCCGAATTTGCCAAGTTTCATAGTTTTAATTTTAAAACCTTTGTTTCTAAGAAATTCAAAACATTCAGTTTCGGGTACTTTGCTGTCTATTTCGATATAAACACATTTATCCCCATCTTTGAATTCTTGCTTTTTAGCGATACAGCCCCAGCCGAGAACATGAACCATTTCAATGTTGTCAGCACCAATAATAGGTTGGATATCGTGGATAAGCTCAATATGTGCTAGTGCACGATCTTTATTTTTATTCATCATAATCTTCATCCTCTAAATTAGACTCAGCTTCTAGTGCGCGGTCTTGCCAATAATCTACATCGTTTTCAAGTTCAGTTATTTTTTCTTCGTAAAACTCTCGGTCTTCTTCACGTAATTCTTCAAAGTGTTTATCGAGAATTTTATGTATGTCTTGATACATCACATAATTATTGACATTATTCTCTAGATTTTCTTTTATTGTATCTAACAATTCATCAATAATAAAATCATCCATTATTTAATTACCTCAAAATTTAAACTCATATTCTTCGCCAAACGTTTTATCAAATAAGTCCTTATCCTTTATGATACTTGAATAAAACAAATTATCAGCTAGTTGTTGTCGTGCTGGATCTTTAGATAGTTTAAGCTCTACATACGCGAAGAACATATTATAGTCAACTGGTGCTTCGATATATTCTTTTATGTATTTTCGCTTACCACACTTGGTGCAATACAATACTGTTGACGCGTTGAGATCATTACGCAGATCACCATAAATATTCGCCCAGACTTTATAATCATGTTTACACAAAAGTTGTTTAAGCCTTGATTTATTCATGATAATTTTCCTTATAATTAGAATCTATAAAATCAGACCAAATTTTGAAACTTTGGGCTTTTTCTTCTTGTTTGATTCTATATTGAGACAATCCCGCGTCTTTACAGTAGTTGATAAAGCTGTCTTTTTCTTTATCTGTAAGAAGCACAGCGTCTGGATAGTTTACATTTTCGAATTCGCCACTCGCTTTTTTGTGGCGTTTTGCGAGAAATATTTCGTTACCTTTTCTCACAAGTTTTGTATGGCCCTCAATATCTCGCGTATATTTTGAAGGTAGTGGGGATTCGGATGAAGCTTTATCCGTGTCTGATTCTTCTTGGATTTCATTTGAGACTTCGAATGGGCTTATAGTCATTTCAAGGCCGTTCGGCATCGCTGCGAGAAAATCCGCAATATTTTCTTCTGAAACTTGATAATTTTTAAACTTGATATCGTAATAACGCATTTATTTACCTCACTGTTTTATTTAATCTGATATCCATTAAGGATATTTTTAACGTATTTTTTACATATGACTTAAAAGCTTTACACCAGTCTTTTTTGTATTTAAAAGTATCTAGCTTAGGCGCTTTCTCGTCATTCTCTATTATATCAATATACAATTTAAATAATCGAATTTCTTGTTTTACTACATCCGCGATATATGATTTAGATACTTGTAATAAATCTATGATTTGTTTAGTTTTGTATCCGTGATAATATAATTCTATTATTTCTTTGCGTTTAGGTGGACAAAGAAGAAGTGCTTGATCGAATAATTGTTCATTATACGCTGATGTTTCTTTGTCAATGAACTCAGATTCGATATCAGAAGTATCTTCAATAAGCTCGCCAACAGTAACTATACCGTGATCGTCATCTCGTATTTCTTTGTCAAGCGATAGATTTACGTTTTGATTGTGAAGTATACGTATAAAAGACCACATAGCGCGTTTCACGCTTATATGAGATAAAGTAGTAAAGCTAAAAGAAGAATCTGGATTATACGCGTTTGCCGCACGAACTAGTCCTAGATACCCTTCTTGTAAGATATCCTCTCGCCACCTTTTTACCAAGTCGTCTTTAGTAACGAAATGGTTGTAAATGTAAGGTATTAAATTCAAATTTTCTTCAATTAGCTTATTTTTATCCATAATAGTGATTTTATTTCTTGATATTTATATTATATAATACCTTAAAATAAATATCAACTACCTGCGTTTAATTAATCCTTTACGTTCATTGCTTTTTGTAATCCAAGTGCTGTTTCTTCTTTAGACATGCGGTTGTTCAATTCAGTATTAATAAATTCCTGTATTGATTTAATCTGATTTTGAAGAACTTTAATTAGGATATTAGCTCCGCTCACTTCTGCCTCAAGATTTTTGATTTGCTGTTTATATTCATCTACATACCCATATCCAGCAGCTACAAGCTTTTCTGCAAGACTGTAAGTCGAGAGGATATCAGTCCCTTGATTTGTTATTTCAAATAATGTTTTGCTAAGATTAATAATTTTTTGATTGTCCATTTTTAAATCCTTGATTATCTATTCATCATATTCGAGTACCTTGGCTTTAGTTAGTTTTTGCACCTCAACCGGTACTATATCAATATCTACCTGTTTGCAATAAGGTTCGACCATATTGTAGATATCTATGTCACGAACAAATTCACCGTAATAAACATATTGACCATCAGTTCTCATATATGATTTAACTTTATCCCATATTTTATCAGCTGGTGCTTTTGAGAATTGTACAGTCATATATTTAGTGTTATCGTGAGCTACCGCTGTTGCTTCTGAGTAAAGAACTGATTGTAAGTAGGTAGCAAATTCGGTTTCGTTTGTTGCAATAATATAACTTATTTTTTTCATTTCATGTCCTCTAAAGAGTATTTGTTTCATTCCTTATCTCCTCCAATCTCTTTTGAGCTTCGGCTTCGTTGTCGAACAACTCATAATATTTTGGGTCGTATTTGAAGCAACTGCAACAACTCTCGTCTTCGTTGTAGTGACTAAGGGGAATATCAATGCTACCGTCATGTCTTATTTTGATAAGGTTAACTTTTATCTTTTCGACATCGGAATACCCGCTCTTGTCCACACAATACACTTCTTGCCCGATTGCGTACGGTACGGATACGAGCGTTCCCGCGTCGATTTTATCTTCGAGTTCGGCAAGCCTTTTGTAAATGTACGAATATCCGAGTTCTTGCGTTAAGTCAATATCTTCTGACCATTTTTGATTTGTTAATCTTTTATATTGTATCATTTATTTACCTCTATTCCTAATTTTTCAAAATAAAATTCGACTTTATGTGGTGTTGGAGTTACTAATCCAAACCTAACCGCATTCTTATATGTTACACTATCTCGCATAAGTACATCGGGCATCCTTTCCACCATACGCCTAAATGTTTCCAAAGACATAGTTGATTTATAGTGATTACAACTTCGACACGCAGGTAGATAGTTTAAGAATGTTTCGCTCTTATCGTCATTTATAATGGATAATGCAATTATATGGTCAACTTGCATATCTTTTAGTGACAATTCACACCCACAATAAGCACAATGTCCATTGCATTTTTCATACACTCGTAAACGCTCTTGTTTTGATAATTGTTTGCGTTTTATAACTTCACTCATAATTCCTCCACATATTGCCAACTTTGCGGCGCACGAATAATATTTTCACAACGACCATTCCAAGTCGAATAATACTCACAACGGTCGCACATCGGCAGGTTTATTTTGCAAGGTTTTCTAAACTCGCTCAACTCTTTCGGCTTGTCGTAGATTTTCAAGTCGGATATGTGCCAACCATAAAGGGTTTTGCCTTTGCCGTAATTTTCAATTTCAGAACATTTCAGTCCAGTTGCTTCGCTGTGACATTTCAAATAAGGAAAGTAAGATGTGCAATCGTCTGGATATTCGACATAATATTGGTGACCCTTATCATGCTGCCACTCTATAATTTTGTCGCATACAAACTCGCCGATTACTTTGCCATTGAAATAAGGAATACTCCCAAATAAATGGTCAGTATAAACCTTTTTGAGTGTGCCGTCAACATGGTCGATGTGAAAACCTAAAAATGGCTTCTTTTTTGTGCAATAGATATAAGCCTTGAACGGTACCTCAGGTGCAGTCTTGCGGACTTCGATCATCTTTTGTCCGTTTGCTATTTTCTCAACCCATTTCGGTTGAATACTTATCATCACGGCTTTCATTGTTTTTCTCCTTTCAGTTCTCTCAACTGCTTTTGATAAGATGCAAGTTTGCTTTCTGCTTCTTCTATGACTTCCCACAATGCAGGAATGCCATTGCCGTATGTCGCAAACCACCAATCTATCTTATAAAATTTGTTTAGCAGTTTGATTGCTTTCTTTTCTCGTTTGATAAGTTGTTTCAATTCTTTAATCTTTATCGGCATTCTCTTTCTAACTCTCTCCACTTTGCTTCGGCTTTGTCAGTAAACTATTTTGTGCCACAATCTTCTATTCAAAATTTCCAATGTGCAAAATCTCTTGTTCGTTCTGCTATATTTTTTCATTTCAACCCGCCCCCTAATAGCCAAGTCAAGCCGAGAAAACTCAAAATTGATAATAATACTGCTAAAACGTTCATTTTTCATCCTCCTCGTCATCGATATAACGACCAAAACCACACCATTCAGCGTCACCGTAAATGTTATCGAGCATCTCTGTGATGCGCTCAAGCACTTCAATACCTTTGTCTGCAAAATCTTCTGCACAAATTATTTTAATCTCATATTGTTTCATCTTTTACTCCTAACGCTCTGTCAATGTTTTCTACCATTTTGTCGCGAAGTTCTGGGTGGAACTCGCCGTCTTTATGTATTTTACCTTGTGCCCAATCTTTAAGGCAGTTAAGATACTCGTCCTTTACTCTGACCTTATGTTCAAGCGATAAAATACTCTTGTAATTCATCATACAAAGCGTACTAATTGTTTCTGCAAGAACATCAGGACGAGATTTCAAAAACCCGATAATGAGTTCATCGTCTGAAAAACCAAAGGGGCTATATTTGTCGATATATTCTTTTAATGTCATTGTTCTTTCACCTTTGCCTGTTTACTTGCTTGTTTGCATTGTTCGCATTTGTACCATGTTGTTTCACATTCAGGATTCGCTTCATAACTCATTGTATAAAAGCCAACTCCTTCATTAAAAAGATCGCAAACATAACTGATACCACATGGATTATAATGAGGGACTGCGTGTTTACAAAACTCACAATTCTTTTTCATCTTTTACCACCTTTGGCAATCTTTTTGCCTCAAAACGCCACTTATGCGCATCGTCGCCAATCTTTTGGAATAATCTCGCCTCCGCAAGCATAGGCGTATCTTCGCAGATTCCAAACTGAAATTGCTTGGCTGATGTATTGTAAATACCATACTTTTCTCCGTTTCTTCCTCTTTGGTATTCAATTCTGTCCATTATCTTTTACCTCTGCTTCTTTTTCAAGTTGGAATAATTCATATTTTGTTTGTTGATGCAATAAACTTTCAGCAGGATACCCTGTTGCCTTTTCAAAAGCAGCAGCAACCGCTGTTGTGATATCCCTCTTTCCCGCAAGCAAACTACTGATAACAGTTTTATTTACATTCATCTCTTTTGCAAGCCATTTTTGAGATTTATTAATTGACATCAAAACTGCTCGCATTATGTTTCCAGGATGAACACAATAATCTTTTTCCATACTCTTATCTCCTTTGCTAATAAAACAATACTTCTATTACATAATATATTATACTTTAATACAGTTTATACTTATGTTTATCTATTCTTCCGCTTGTTTACATTGCTCGCAACGTATGCAACTGTAATTATTGTCGTCAATTTCCAAGTCGTTACCAAAAATCGCACAATAGTATTTCCCCCAATTACCCTCCAAGCACGCTGGGCAAACTGTATCTTCATAATCACAATATTTGCCGCTCGGCACTTCGATTTCAACTCTTATCTTCGCCATTTTGCGCCTCCCTATAACAACTCATGATTTCTTTAACTTGTTTATCAAGTTCTTCGTCTGTTAACGGCTGCTCACGTTTTTCTACCGTAAGCCCCACCTCATTAAAAATACGCTTAACCTTTTCGTCATCGAATTCTATCATTTTCGATCTCCTCTATCTTTTTGCTCAAAAGCATTGCACATCTTTTGCGCCAATAGCATATTTCACAACCGTGATAATCGCCTTCGCAAGCCGCAATTTCTTCATCTGTTACTTTACGATGTTCCCAAAGTCTATAAGGTGCTTCTACTTTTTTAGTTTTCATTTTGCACCTCCTTAATGAGTTCGTCGATATATCCACAAAACACATTTGCACTTATAAATTCTTCAAAAGGCACATTGTATGGATTGTCTTTTTGAAAAATTAGAGTTTTTACCTTGTTCAACACATCGATTTGCGCCTGCTTGACATCACCGTAACCTTCTTTTACCAACGCAACAGCAATATCGTTTATTGTTTCATATGGCACATCTATAATAGGCTGATGTGCTAAAAGCATTTCCATTATTTCACATACGCGTTCAATTTCAGTCTTCATATGTGCACCTCGTTCTCTTCGGTCTTGACAAGCGATATTCTCTTTTCATATCTCGAATATTCCATTGTCTTACTTTTGAACTTTTTACTTTCTTCCCAATCAGGCTTTCTATAATTTCTGTCGTTTGCTTGATTGCAGCTATTGTTTCATAATATCCATGTGTTTTCATCATTACTCTCCTTAAAACTCTTTCAACTCAGGTTTGGGCGCACCTTGCCTGTATATGACGATTTTTATTTTCATATCTTGTTCGTCAAAAAACTGTTGTAGTTCATCAATGTCGATAGAGCCGTCCTCTACCAACAAGAGTTTCCACTTCGTCTGTTTCGGGTTATTAGTCTTTTTGCTCATTTTGCACCTCCTTAATGAGTTCGTCAATCTGTTGCGAAATATCCCACGGATAGCCCATATTCTTAATTGCATAATCGTGTCTTGTTTTCAACTCTTTCAGCACATCGATTTTCGCTCGATTGATTGCTTCACAGTTGTCACACCCCTTGTTCACTTCTGCTTTCAACTGTTCAATCTCTTCCCTTTGCCAATCGCTCAATTTCTTAAGGTCGTTGCATTTTGCAAGTTTTTTATTGAGTTGCTCAATCTCGGCTTTATACGCGGACACGTCGCCATAGCCATTCTCGATGAGCGTTTCAGCGTGTTCCTTGTATAAGCAATGCTGGGTATCAACATTAGCACAGATGTCTGGCTCACGCCCATTCTTACTCACCGCACACTTGCCATCAGTGCTACAATACCCACACATACTTCGCGCTATTTTTTCGATTTGTTCTTGTTCAGTCATAATTCTCCTCTAACACTTCTATCGCGGAAACTACATCCACATACGCACGCTCACGAGCATAACTGGTCAGCCCTAAATGTTCCCATGCGATAATTTCTTTAATTTCTTCAAGTTTTTTGATTACTTCTTGCCTTGTCATTTTTAACTCCTTTGCGATACTTTATTACATTATCTTTTTACGTAGTAATTCCCTACAGTTTTATATCCGCAATTCCATATATCTTGTATGTGCCCGCCAGTGATACACGTGTAGTGATTTGCCACCGTCACGAGAACGCCCTCCTGCATTTGTTTCTTAGTGAGGATTTCGTCCATTTCCGAAACGGTATATTTCGTATTATCCCACTTTCGAGGCTGTTTCATCTTAACGTAGCCGAACCGTTCAAGGACTTTTTCCATAACTTGTTTGCTTGTAGGGTCGTAATAAGTTTTCAGCGATATTTCCGTTTGCAGTTTTAATGCTTCGTCATACGTTATGCTGAGTGTGCTAACCAATGCTCTCGTTGAGCAATCACCTGTTTTCCGACCTTTTGGATTTACGTTCTTCTCAATATAGTTGATCATAATATAGTACCTCTAACTTTTATCTTCATATATATTATATAATAAAAAGATAAAAAAATCAACTACCATTGAGGTAGTTGATCTAATTATTTTAACTCTTATTATTCCAAAATTTATAGGTTATATCGTCTACTATTTTTCCTCTATATATTTTATATAGATGTTGATTAGTATCGGGATTATTTAATGGTCCCCTTTCTTCTATATATGGGCCTAGCTTAAGATAATCTAGGTGAATTAAAACTTTTTTATCGAAGGTTTCTTCTGTATAACCTGAATACAAAGCTGTCTTTAAACCATATTTTTTACATATTTTCAGACATCTAATTAAATTACTTACCTGGGCTGGATCATCACCACCCATAAACAGTACACATGTAATCATATCTCTGTATTTCTCTAAAAAGTTATCTATATGCTCATCTAGATATTCACCTATATCTTCCGCTAAATAGCTTGAATGGCATCCTGGACAATGATGAGGACAATTTGAAATTGTAAAACACAATGAAACTTCGCCTGGAATCTCCTGGAATACGATTGGACTGTCTACAAATTTAATTGCGTGTGAACACATTTCTTGCTGCATTATAAACACGTCTCCTTGCTTCTTTTTGTCGTGCCTCCGAATATTTCGAAACTCTTTTTGCGTAGCCTATTACACGTGTGATATAATCAAGATCTGTAGATCCACATTTTTCACATTTATTTTGTTTATGCTTTGAAATATGACCACACTCATTGCAAATAGTATTTGGTATATTAAACGTCAAATAGCTACACCCAAGTTTAGCCGCAACATCAAGCAAGGTTCGGTATTGATCCTTATCTAAATGTTCTTCTAAGTTTAAGTGGCAAGCAGAGCCACCATCGAGATATTGAACAACTTGTTGCCCATGGAGAATCATTTTATCTAAAACTGATAGTTCTTGATCCTCTACTTTAAAGAAATATGAATTATAGCAATCTCTAGGTACATAATACCCCGCTTTTCTATCCCATTCAACGTTCTTTACACCAAGATTTTCAGCTGGGACGTACTCGGTATTAAACATGATTTCATTCGTTCGTGCTTTCTTATTTTCTTCTTGGATCGGCGCTAATATCGATTTACAGTAATTGAAATATTCTGGATTTGGCGCTACTTTAATTCCCAAAAACTCTGCGCCTTCGACTAACCCATTAATACCAATTGTCAAATATTGCTTTGGTAAAGATATATAACCAGCATCATAGATTGGAAGCAATCCACTTGATTGTTCATCCTTAAGTATCTCATTAAAGGCGTTCAAATATTTGTGAATATCATCAACTTGAGATCTAATTGCTTTATCTAATTCAATATTGAAATCAAGATTATTTTTATCTGATTTTTTCTTTACATCTTGAACCAATCTATTAACATTGATTGTAATAACAGCTTTAGAGCCAGTTGAAATACCGCCTGCACCAAGCGTATAAGAAAAGACGTTGTCAGTTATACCATTTTTAAGTCGACAGCAACTTGAAAGCGAGTCAGCGCTATCACTATTATAACAGAAAAAGCTATGTCCTTTTGACCACATCTCAGCTGTAAAGTCAGCCCATTCCTTATCGATGTACTGTTTTGATTCTTTATCGTAAACAAGGTTAACAGTTTCTACTGGGAATGTTAGATAATTTCTAAGTCGTTCATTATTAAACCACTCCATAAAGTGCTTCTGCAACCAGCTTACGCTATCCCATCTAGGCTCATCACCATCTGGAAATACAAAATCCTCGAAAATTGCGTTGAAGTAAGTATGGTCAAAATATGCTATGTTCCAAAAAACTGATTGGAAATTTCGAGCAGCTGCCGGTTCGTTTATCGAATAAACAATTTGCTCAAAAATATCGTCGATAACTTTTTCGATAGTTTTCGGACGCTTAGAGATTGGATTCACGATTACGTCAGTTTTTTCATAATAATCATCGCCATATTCAAGCCTAATAAAATGGTCAAGATATGTTAAGAATTCAGGTGTTGCAACAGCACCAGCGAATTGGGCTGATATCGCAAAAACCAAGTTAATAAAGTTACCTGCAAAAGAATGCAAGTTTTTAGGTTCAGTACTTGGTGCACCGATTGATTTAAGACCTTCACAAATAAATGGATACATCGTAATACTAACACAATAAGGAAAAACAGGATGTGTCTCATCATGTCTGTATATTTGATGTGAGTCTAATTGTTCTATATATTTCTCAGCTAATTCAGTACCATAAAGTTCTGTGATTTTATCAATCATACGAAGTCTATTTATACCAATATCAGCTTCTTTATGTATTTCACAACTTAATGTGGTTACATTTTTAGTTTCGATGTTCGCGTTAGAATCGAATTTGCTGCCTGTTGCTGCGTTAGAGGCTTGAGAATAATCTCGAATGAAATCTACATTATGTCTGTATTTTTCATATTTTTTTATCATATATCTTTATTGCTCCTTTACCCACTTGAGAGTCTCTGGAAATGTCATTACTTTATTATCTATTTCAAACATCGGTGCTTTTTTGAAGCCCTTTTCAATCATTGTTTTTGTATCATCGCAAACAGTGAATGGTATGTTTTTTGCTTTGAGTTGCTTCTCAATCATTACACATTGCGGACAATGCGTGCTGTATAAAATATTCATGTTTACCTCATTATTTGGTGAAAAAATTAACATAGATAACGTTTGATTGCTATCTATGTTATAATTATATTATTGTTTGCTTGTTTAATCAACTATTTAATAACATACTTAATTGATCGCCTTTTGCTACTATTCTACCGTAAAAATCTCTAGTTGTGTCTGTGGCTTTGTCGTACCGACCCTTTATTCGTCCTTGAAAATCTGTCAGCTTTTTATTACCATTAGAATCTTCTTGTACCCATCCAATTATTCTACCGTAAAAGTCTTTTATAGGTGTTTTCATATTCGTTTTTTACCCTTGATTTTGTTTCATATAATTACAAATATCAATACAGGAATCAAGTGCTTCTTCGATTGATATTTGTTCAGCTTGATATATATTAAGTATATTGGGTTTTCGCGGTGCCTGTAAGAAACTAGATATAAATTTGTTTATTTTGCGTTCATCATACTCGATTTTTTGGTAACTAGTTTCGCAAATAGTTGATAATGTCCCATCAGGTAAATAAGGACCAGATTCAAAAAGCTCTGTTAATCCAATTGATGTCCTTATAATACATATGTAATACATTTCATTCATGCAGGTGCCGCGGATTGCACAGTTACCGATTGTGTCTATTTCTATATCAGCTGTGAATTCAGATTGTCTCGCGTATTCGAAGTTCATTGTAAATCAATTAGAAATTAAGCTGGATGTGCATTATTATCAGTACATTGCCCATACTGGTAAATATAGTAATCTATTTTATATTTAGTATAAGCATATGCTGATGCATTCGAATATATATCGCAAGAATCAGATGTTGTATTTAACCACACTTCCCAATTAAAGCGTTCAAACATATTAGCGTATAGACTATCCTGTGATTTCAAATTAATATTAGAAAAATAGAAACTCTTCTGATTGATAATCTCAGAATCATCACCGTTAACCCTCTCTGTAAGGTCATGAATGACTACAAACCCCGACATGTAAGCAGTATCTATATTGTAATAATATGTAGGTAATTCTTTTATAGGTAATGAAAAATCTGGATCTACAGCAGTCATTCCATCACCACCTGATGAAATAGTACCCTTAGTACCGCTTTTATAATAAAGTAGCCTCTCATACTTATAAACATTTGAACCAAGTGAACTTACGCGTACTTTAGATTTATTTTCTTCATATTCATCCCAAGGATCAAATTTTACTTGTTTGATCGATGTTATATAAATTTCGACATTATTTCTTTCCGTGCCTGTGGTAGTAGAGGTAGTGGATGTTTTTGTGGATAACGCATAATTGTCACTCTTCTTTTCAGACTGCTCAATTAAAATAGAAGGTTGTGAAAATTGCATTTTTTCATCATCAGATAAACTGGATGGTTCTATATGTGTTTTATCATCGAGATTATTGACTAAATTATCTTCTAAAGTTAAATTCAAGGTAAGAGGTAAAACCTCATTAGAAAACTCCTTATATAAAGCACCTTTATAATGATTCCCTGGAAAAGAAGCAACATATCCAGAAATTAATGTGCTTGAATACATTGATACTTGATTCTTATTTGATGAATCAATAACACCAGAGGTAACAGGGAAAAAATATGGATTTTTTATATCACCTGATGTATAATAGCCTAAAAAATCTGAATTGAATCTTTCTGCTGAATATGTTACTGATTGAGATACTACATTATTAACGAGCTCTGCAGTTATAAATATAGGTGAATTCAACAGCATTTCATGAGAATCCGATGAGACACAATAATCAGGGGTTGAATTCGTATCCCCCGCTGGTTTATCTAGACGAACAGTTGATTGTGGTTCTAAATTGTAATATATAAGATTTTGTTTTTCTCCATTGAAATATAAATTATGTGACATTGAAAATCCTACTAACAAACAATTAAATACTATTATTAGTGATAATAAAAAGTATATTATTTTATTTTTTATATTATTCATAAATTTTAATCATTTGTGGTAATATATAAGTTACCACCGCTTGCTTGAAACTTTGGTATATTGTTTAGAGTAGCAATAATTTCACCATTTGAATCTAGGGTTCTTTTTGGGAAAAGTAATTTACCTTCTCTATTATTTACATTGTGATAATATATATACTCAGGCATATATTTAGATTGAATATAATTATTACCAGCAACAAGCCAGGTACCACATGTAACACCCCTTTCGGCTCTAACTAAGCCATCATAAGGATTAGTTGATCCATCTGGTTTTATTACATCAAGTTGCTGTATATATACGGATGCAGTTTTCGATATTTTATTCCCAGTGATAGCACCATCTGCTATTTTTTCGGTTGTGATTGACTCATCTTCAATTTTACTGGTCGTAATACCGCTTGGACTTGATGTATCACCATTAGCATCAGCTAATTTTGACCCTTTGATTGCAGCGTTATCAGCTATTTTAACATCATTAATAGCACCGTCCTTGACAGTCACATATGGGGCTGTGGCGAGATTAGAACCGCCACTACCGGGTACATCATCACCAATAACACCGCTACCATCACCGACTTGCAATGTCTTAGCGTCCTTATCGAAAAATGGTTGGCCAGGCTCTAATTTGGTCTTCTTTAGGTCATCTGATAGACTTGATTTATTACCGCGTAAAATCTGTATACTTTTATTGTTTGTAGACATTCTTTTATTTATTCCTTATCTGTATTTTGTAACTTTACAGTACCCTCTCTAACGCCGTTCATGAAATCAATCGCGTCTGAGACTTGCTTAAGGTCTTTATTCTCTTGGATTTCTTTTTCGAGTTGCTTTTGCTTCATATCAAGCGAGTCAAGGTACATGTTTATAACTTCTTGACGTTCTTCTTCTGTTGCTTTGTCAAATTCTTCGTCAACTTCAAGCCCAACATCACACAACAACAAGCCATCGAGATGGTCTACTTCGTGTTGGAAAACTTTCGCCACTAAACCGAAAAGCTTAGCTGACTCATACTTACCAAGCGGCGTCTGATAAGCAACTTGAATCTCATTATGTCTTATCCTGATGTATTCTTTACCAGGTAAACTTGGACAGGTTTCTCTAGATAATTCGAGTCCTTTTACGTTAACAATCATCGGATTGACATATGTTCTTATATCGCCATTATAGTTGATAACAAAAACACGCTTATCATAACCAAGTTGCGGTGCTGAGAGACTAGATAGATTTTGACTTCTAACAACTTCTTTGAGATTTACTATTATCTCTCTAAGTAATTCATTTTCTTTTCGTGTATCGATAACATCGCAAATACCTATTTCGTTAAGTTTATCGATATCAGTGATTATTTCTTTCATTTTGCCCCCAAGAAATATTTTAAATTTCGTTAATAATTAGTTCATATTTATCAGCATCAAGATCTCCACTCAAAGTAATCATAAATTGATCTTCATACTGATAAACAGTTTGGCTACTATGTTCATTTGTAAATCCATTAGCTTCTAGTTCATCTAGATCCTCATTAGAATCGAGCTTTGTAAAAATTTTACCCCATTCGTCGTCATTGTCTAGGTCAACTATATATGAATTTTTACCATCATAGCTACCAGTTTTATTTATGTTAAGTTTTTTTAAAAGTTGTTCAAACGACATTTTTTCCTTGTTTTGTATTATAACAAATTTAGCGCGTAGATAAAAAATTGAAATTACCGATCAATATCATCTTTTATTTTATCTAATGTTGATTTATTTTCTTTTTCAACCGCTTCTTGAGTATTTTCTTTGCCAATCATCTTGAGTAACTTCTTGTTTTGTCTCTCATATTTTTTATATTTACTTTTCTTAGTTGGTATGTTAAGTAAATACATAATATAAGATATTCTCTGATAATTTACTTTTATCGGCTCTATGTTTTTCTTGATTTCTTCAAGTCGCTCTGGTTCAATGATATTATTAGAAACAGCTTCTTCGAAATCTTTCAAGTCATTAACCATTTCAAAGTATTGCTCAGTAATTACATCATAATATCTTTTAACATCTTTAACTGACATTTACATTTACCTCTATACTGTAATACAGTTATTTCTATTATTTTAGTGTTATTTTTTACCACAAGGGAAAAATTCCGTACACCTACCGCCGCGATACACACAGTTAGGAACAAGCAACCCCTTAAATTCTGGATTAACTTCTTCAACTTGTCTACATATTTCAGCGACAACTTCGCGCGTTTCTGGGCTTGCTTGATTACACAAGCGCTTGTGAGCAATATTCATAAGTTCTTGAGCGTTCATACACCAACACATATCTACTGGCGAATCCTGTGGTGCTGAATTGCGATCAAAATTTTCTTGTCTATCATTACGTTGTGTCTTGACAAAAGGCGTTGCCATAACATGTCTACAAAGATGAACACTAACCCAGTATGGTATATTCGTTATTCGGAATACAAATTGAAGCGTTCTTATTGGACTATGTTCTGACGCTAATATTTTGTGCTTCCATTCTTCTGTCGGACATTGCTTTGCTTCTTTACCAATTGTAACAAGTGTACATTGTTTGCAAATCATCCAGTCATCATTTGTTGGATGTTTGAGGATATCTACTTTAAAATCCATTTAATTAATTTTCCTTCTTAATGAATCTACGGCTTTTATCGAGACCAGCTATCTTATTAGCCCAGCTCTCTGTGTAAAACTCATAATAAGTTTTGTTGTGCTTCTCTCTATATTTATCCCCAAAAGCTGCCCAACATAGAGATGGGATCCCAATAATAAACAAATAAAGCGGTCCGAGAATAAGACTTTGAATTGAGTGACCATACTCGTGAGCAACAAGCGTCTCATCTTCATCGTCTAAGAACAAAAACATTCCGAGTGACATAGAGCCATAAGGTATATTCCACTTAACCGCTTTTGCGTATTTTTGATGTTCGAGTGGGGGATTTATTATATGGCAATCACTATTTTGATTACAACACCACATGAGATACCAAATAAGACCTATGAAATTTTGCAAAAAGCCCCAGGTCCATTGGATAAGTATATATAAGAATTTTCTCATTCATCCTCACCTACTTTATCACCCCAAGTAAAAAACTCGGTATGTGAACCAACATCAAACCATGTGACACCATCTATCGTCCATACACGTGTATAGTACGAAACATAATTATGATCATCTAAAAATTTCTTGATTATCTCATGGACTTGATCTAACGTTTCGGCTTGACCTATTTCTCGTGCTTGTCTTTGATTATTAATAAATCTTACTGGCTTATTCATTCTTAGCCCCCTTTATAATATCAGCTAACCACTTACTATTCTCATAGTCTTCTATCATTTGATTGATTTGTTTTTCTAATTCGTCTAAAATATCCATAATTAACCTCTGATTTTTATATATTTTATTATACCATCTATTTTAACAGAAATCAACTAAAAGTATAAAGAAGGTGCTGTTTTTTACAGCACCCTTACTTTTAATCCAAATTAATTTTATGAATACACTCTACAGGATTTTTATCTGAAACAATAATCAGATTTTGCGATGGTTTCGAATGTAATCTAAGCTTACTCGCGTAGGAATCTGTACCCATCAAACTGCCTGTAGCCACTACAATAGATCCACATTGTTCGTCGACGCTAAAATGGTGCTTATGTGCGATACAAACAAGATCAAAATGTTTACCAATATATGGCTCTAATTTTGCTATAGCATCTAATGGTTTGTCTTGATGTCCATGTATCCCGAGAACATCATAATCGAATACCTTGAATGAAATAATATCGGGACCATACTCATTATTATGAAAAATTACATTACTATTTTTAAGACGTTCTTTTAAGAACCAAGGTGTGATTCTTGTCAAGGACTCCAGATCAATCGAATCATTCTTATTAGGCTCAAGTCTACTGTGATTATCTAAACAATCATAATAATGAACAGTCATCGTTTCGGATAATTTATTCAACATCTCAGCTAATATCTCTGAAACCTCAATAACTTGGGTTATCACATCAAACCTACTCTCAAGCCTAATCGTAAGGTGAATACGTCCAGCGATCAAGTCAGCTAAGTTAAGAACATGTAATTCTTTAACACCCCATTTACTACAATAACTAATAACATCGTCTCTAAGTTGAGCTACACGTTTTTTAGCAATCTCGGGGTTATATGTGTTATGGAAATTATCACAAACAATACCATAGTGCCAATCACCAATCTCGAGAATACCAACCTTATCGTTTCGAGTAAGCTTGTATGAATTTTTCTTTACTTCGGGTAATAATTTCTTACTATTAAGCTTATCAGCAACTTCGTAAGCGATATCCTTTATTGTGTCTTCTCTGGATAATTTTCTTACATACGCATTTATTTGGGTACGTTCATCCGAGAGCTTTACTTTTTCTTTGCGCAACTCAAGCAACATATCATCAACTGATGCGCTTAAAGCTTTTTCTTGTACATCATGTAAAAATTTAATTTTTCTACGGTAACAAGCTTCTGTGTGATTGAAGCCTAATTCATTATTGATAATATCAGCAACTTGTTGCCATGTTAAGTCTTCTGAATCTCTCAGATCGCTTATTCGCAAAAGGTATTCATTAAATGATTCATTTTCTCGTTTTTGAGTATCTAACATTAATTAATCCTCTGAATTTAGTAATGATGATGTCTGGTCATCAACTAAATCGTTATTGTTTTTATTTTCAATTGACTCTACATTAGCGTTGGCTGATTCGTTTTTAACTCGTTTTAAGAACGCGTCAATAGCGTCAATAACTTTATCTCTAGATTCGCGAGTAAGTTTTTCGCTATCCCCTATGTTTATATTTACTTGATTATTTTGCTGTTGGACTATAGCTGGTGTCTCATCTACGCTCGAAGCCGACTTTTTAGCCTTATCTAGAGCGTTTTGAGTTACTTGTAAATAACTTATTAAATCACTATTACTGAATTCATCTGGACGTTTTTCGAAGCGCTCAGCTACTTTTGATATTACAGTATCATACAAGTTATCCAGCGTTTTTACACGAATTATATCCTTTTTAACACAGGCAACATTGAATAAGTGAGTCAAATCCTTAACCTTATTAACATCGTCCTCAGCTAATATCTGATTAACTAACTCATCTGTTTTATTCTGTAAAATTAGCTTGTTATCCTCATCCATAATTAAAATAGATCCTTATACGCTTTAACTAACTTGTCCGCCAATGATTGCTCAAGGTTTGTCTTTAATTGACTCTCTCTGTTATTTACGGTGTCTTTTAATTTCATATCGAGTACTTGACTTGGTATGAACTTATACTTGATAGTGTCATCTATAACAGCTATAGCTAATGTGCCAAGTCCAACGTCGATCTGACATATTTGTTCACCACTTTGCAATGATTTTAGCACATCATCACATACTATCAAATTTGATATACCTGAAACTCTATTGAGAACACTTACCGGTATACAGGTAGTTGTAGATAAGTCTTTTATTAAATTATACATCGCTATTTTTTCCTCGACATACGCTTAATCATGTTAAACTCGTTTCGATTATTTAGATAGTTATAACTATCCATTATATCCGAATAGTAAGCGTCTATAGTTTTATTCAATCTAGTATTTATATAATACTCAAGTAATTTGCTTTTATCCCTATGATATTTATTTAAATCGTTTCGTATCGATAATAATTCTTGTTTAAACATTATACCATATCCCTCGATTTAAATGTGTAATTATCAAGTATATCACAAATTTTGTTATAATTTTTCTTCAATGTTCTCAAGCTACTAGATTTATAACCAATCTCATTAACAGCTTCGTCATAATCACGCTTATCAATTTTGACATATTGATAAAGTAACAAAGCGTCTGTGAGCTCAGTCAGCTCATCTATTGTTGGGATTTTTATCGTAATACCACCAAAATATTCACATAAGTTCAATAGATTTTTACGATCAAGAACATAGGCTAATTCACTTAAAGCCGAATATTCGGGGATATCAATTAACTTATATAAAGCAAATAATATCATTGAATATATATCAGCCGATTTTAAATTATCTAAATTTTGTTTAATCATTATAATCATCCCCCTGACCTGAAAATATATCAAGTGTCGAAGCTACTATAGCTTTTATAATTGAATCTGATGGTTGTTTTAGCTGAATTATCTCTAACATATCTTTACAAATCATGTGCTTAAGTCTGTTTGTTATCACTTTTATATAACTACCCATTGAATCTGGTAATTGATATAACGTTAAACTTGACTTTGCTTCGTCAGCGTATATTTTGTCAATTACGTTATCTAAAGACGCGCTTTTATCCTGCTTGATTTGATAGTACTCAAGATTTTCTTTTGACCAGGTCAAGCTTTTCAGAAACGTCAACAAACAACTTATATAAATATTATCCGATGTAACATGATCGTCACAATATGGTAGTTGGTTTACTAAATATCGAATAGTCTTATTTATTTGCGATAAGAAACAGCTTACATCAACTTGAATCAAATCATTCGTAGAGTTGCGAGCTTTTGTGAACAACTCATCGCGAACATTTTGTTGCTGTTCATCTGAGATCTCGACTGTAAAAGATTGCTGAAAATTTGATTGCTGGTAATTAACCTTTAATGGGTACATTACCTTTTTTATGTAATTTAAGACTGATTTTACTAAAGGTAATTTTTTAGGATCATTTTCAGGTAAAAATTGTTTTGGGTTTACTAGTCGACCGAAAACTGTCGTCGCACAATAACAGGCGTATGAATCGTAGTCGTTTCTGTTTATGAAAAATCGTTTCTTTACAGATAAGGCGTAGAAAAGTAAGTATAAATACTTAAATATTTTTTCATCATCGCGATCGTCTGTATATATGTGGCTGTCGATATAAATACACATGTCAGTGTATTTGAGTTTAGGGTCTTTTGAAAATAACATCAGCAAATCTCACTTATACCATTACTATTTTTAATGATTGTAATCTCATTATCAACCGGTAATGATAAGTCTTTGTGATGAGATATTATGAATACACTCTCTACATCACTTAATTTACGTGACATCATATCAACAACTTTTTGACAACCAAATGGATCTAGAAAATCAAAAGCTTCGTCTATAACGAGGATATTTGATGAAAATCCCATACATTGACATAACATATCCCTAATAGCGAATTGGATAATCAAGTCAATTTTTTGTCTTTCACCACCAGATAGATTCTCAATTGGCTTATTGTCGAACATTATCGATATGTTATTACCATCAAGCTCAAAACAAATCTTTTCGTTGTCGAAAACATCTAAAGCGTATTGTTTAGCTGTGGTGTCAATAAAAGTGATAATGTTTGAGAGCAAAAAGCCTCTAAAATCTCTAGTAGCTATTGTTGATATTTTGTTTATGATATTTGTCTTATCATTAACCGATTGTTTTACATTATCATAATACAGGATATCAGCGTCTATATTTTTGATCAAGTCTGTGTAGCGCTTAATGTTAGCTTCAGTTTCAGCTACTTTATTATCAAAATTAGCTCTCTCAGATTCGATTCTAGTTTTATCTATATTAAGCTTTGAGATATTATTATTTATATTAAGTTCATCACTGTTTAAGCGAGTATTTTTAGCCCTCAAGTCAGTGAGTAAACTATTTAGATCAAGCTTTTTGTCTCTGTAAGTATTTTTAATATTATTTTCAATAGTATTAATAGTATTTTTCTTATCTGTTATATCAGCAGATAAGTTCTTGATATCAGTAAGAAGTTGAGTGTCTTCAAGTTCTAAATCGGTTGTGTCGATTTTGTGAACATCAGGCAACTTTTGACCACATGTTGGGCAAATATCCGTAACATTTTTATATTTGCGGATAGTAGCGGCTAAGGTTCGTTCAGATACAGTTTTTTCACTGAGCTGTGACTCTATTTTTTCTAAGTCTTCTTTGAGCTTAGTAGTTGCTGAGTCGATATCAGCTTGAGCTTGGCTATCAATAGCTATAAGTTGATTAGTTGTTTCATTGATAGCGTCAGTATATTCTTCTCTACATTTTTTGATATCACTAAGTATTGTGGTTGTATTTTCTAGTTGAATATTTATCTCACTTAGCTGTGCGTCAAAGTCTGGTTTTAGCTTCAATTCTGAGGCGAGAGCGTTATTTTGCTCTAACAATCTCTCATATGTACGCTTATTTGTAACTAACTCTAAAAGCTTATCCTCAACTTTACGCAAATCGTTAGAGAGAGCTTCTTTGCGTTGACTTATACGTTGCTTGATATCATCAATCATAAAGTCAGATTTGGTAAGCTTTTCAAGAATTTCTTTACGTCCAGCAGGGGTATTACTTGAGAACTTTTGAGGTAGACCTTGACCCAGTATTATGACTGAAGCAAGAAGCGAACTAGTCAAATCAGGCAAATATTCAGCTAAAAGTTTTTCACTGTCGCGTATACCTTTACCTGATTTATCTTCGTTATTTATAGTTATTCTCAGATTTGTACTGTATTCTTTATGGTCTTTTGAGCGTATTATCTTAAAGTGGTCATTATCAACATCAAACTCAAGTGCGACATACATTCCATCATTTGTGTTGATGTTCACAAGATTGCGGGTAAGCCCATTGAGAGTTTCACCAGTAAGTGCGTACGATATAGCTGAAAACATCGCAGATTTACCACTACCGTTAGAAGAAGCGTTATCAGTCGGATTATTGTTAATACCTGATATAAGCGTATAGCCTTGATTATCAAGCTTTAACTCGACATCACCCAAAGACAAAAAATTATGTGCGATAACTTTTTTAAAACTAATAATCATTTACATACCTCAGCTAATTCTTCTAAGACAATTTCTGAACATCCTAATTCACCTAAAACGAAATCTTTAAACTGTTTTATGTGATCAACACTCTCTATTGATTTTACATTACTTGAATCTACATCTACCAGCTCAGGGATAACAATCACTCGAGATGTTACTATTGACTGTTTATTATCGATAATGTCTTTTACTTGATTTTTCAAGCTCTCTCTACATTTTACTGATACTACAGCGTTAACATCTATTTGATCTAATAGATGTAAGTCATCCTCGCTGTTTATCTCTATTTTGTAAAAGTTGAACGCGTATGGATTCTCAATAAATTCTAACTCATATGTATCAGTATCAAGTATAGCGGCGCCATGATGGTACATGAACGCGTCTTCACTAAAGTTTTGACCAGTTAAATTGCCAATATTAATAGCAACACGATTTTTATCAAGCCAATAACCACCATTATGAAGATGTCCGTTTATAAATAATTTACAGTTATTAGAAATTTCATTTATATCAAAGCCATTGGTAGACAAAAAGCCACCATAATTGATACCAGCTATATCGTTATGACTGAAAACAATTTTAGGTTTGTTGCTTTTTGGCAAATACTCACTAAAAGCTTTTCTATTATCTTTTGATTGATAAGGGATGAAAACGAGATCACAGTTATCCAATTCTATATCAGATACCTTATCAATAATTTTCATTATACTCAGAGTACCTAAAGTATTCAACGTATTGAAACTTAAATCACCTCTACTAATACAATGGTTACCTACGACCATATAATGAGGTAAATTTGCCCAAGTAATTTCTTGTAGTGCTGTTAATTCTTCGGCTGTGAGCGTAGCGGTATCAAAAAAGTCACCGAGACATATTACTGCGTCACAATTATTCGTAACCGCTTGTTTTTCAGCCCAGGACAATGATTGAATAAGATTTTCAAGTCTGGTAGAAAATACATTACCACGAGAGCGAAGAATTGACGAATATGTGCAAAAATGTGGATCTGAATAGATTAAAAATTTCATTTTTCACCTTGATATAACATTGAGTGTTAAATAATCTATTATTTTATCAGCTGGTAACAATCCTGATTTAAGTCTATAATCAATATCAGTTACAATTTTGAATATATCAGTGAGTGCTTTAGGATTAAAGTATCCAATATTATACTTTATCGCATTGAATTGCTTTGATGTCATATTTAGAGAATCAGCTGTAGCTCTAGGATTGAGCTGTATGTTCAATATATTTTTAAAGTTATTATATAAAACTGTTATTAGTCCAACTGGTTCAATGTCGATGTTTTCGATCTCAGATAAAATTATTTTCAGCTGTTTTATGTTCTTCGTTATCAGTGCGTTTGAAAAGTTAAATATAGTATAGTTACTTAAGTCATCAAGCAACCCATCCTTGACAAAGCACTCAAACAAATACTCACGCTTATCCTTCTCGAATATACTCAGCTTATTCGCTTCATTTTCAATTCTGTATATGTTGTGATTACAGGTCTTAACAATCCAATCAATAGCTGTTTTCGATAAGCCATCAAGAAGTATGGTTGCGTAATCCTCTATTTGCCAATTTTCGAGTTTCGGAAAATCTATGATATTATCACGATATTTTTTACTTAAGTCATCAGAAATAGATTTACATATAATTATAGTGTCTTTATTAGATTCAACATCTATATCTACATTTTCTAGTTTGTCTATTTCAAACATACGAATTATATCATCCGTATCCGCTGTGTTGAATATATCATCTGTACGTTCGGTTATTTGTGTGATATCATCTAGTTTACATAAAGTTGATTTATGTATTTTCGCAATCTCACGAATATATTGCTTAGCTACAAATGAACAATCAGCTGTAGGACATACGAATATAAAGAACTGTAAATTTATATTTTTATCTAATATAGATTGTTTAAGTTTCTTTATGTCCATCATACACCTTCGTGATATAAGTCCCAAGCTCTAATGAGAAAATTTTCAATGATATATTTTTTGTTCACATTCTTAACAAGTAGCTTATCGTAAGTATCTCTCACTAATTTAAACATATTATAATATAAAACATCATGAAAATCAACTATTATATCTACTGTTACACTAAGTAACATTTTTATAAAAATATCGACATCTAACTTATCCTTTTCACCTTTATAGCCAAGCTTTTCACTTATACTTAGAGTATTCGTAACAGACGCTTTACCAAGCTTAGTCACAAGTTTTTTACAAAGTTCGTATGTCTCATTCAAGTCTAACTCATCAGCGATTTTAACTTGTCCAGGTGTTGTCGCTACCCTCAAAATTAAATCCGCTTGACTCTTGTTTGTGATGAATTGTTGTAAAATGTCTTTAGTATAGGTATTCAAGTAAAAAACTTGGCACCTGTTCGTAATCGTATTTAAGACATTATCATGACTTGTAGCGATAATACAAATAAACGAATTTTTGAGTGGTTCTTCGATAAATTTCAATATCGATATCTGATCCTTTTGGGACATGTTTTGAAGGTCAATCAGATATAGGTAAGGCTGTACTTTTGAATACATCTCATCGATAAGTTCAGGTGTAAGCTTTGAACTTATGTCTAGCGCAGGTAATTGTAACTTTTCGCTAATGTACGAAAATATAGAATGTCTACCACTACCCTTATCCCCATACAGCATAAAAGTTCTCGGAAAAGTATCAATTTTAGATTTATCGATAAAATCAATAATATTAGTTTGTCCGATTATTTTCATTAAAACTGACCTCTCGCTATTTGTAGCAACATTACCTCGACTGTTGATTTCATATTTGTATCCGTCTTTACCATATTCTTGAGTTCGAGTAGTTTATCGATAACGTGTAGATAATAACCAGTTGCGTTCTCGATATTTGTCGCGTTATCAAGGTCGGATATCATATTACTTGGTATTTTAGTAAGTTCAGGTGATTTGAATATCGAGTACTTACTTAAATCAATACAGAAGTTCAAATATTGATCTACGAATTGTTTCAAGTCATCACCTGACGCGTACATTTGTTCGATTATATTGAAAATTTTCGCTACATCACAGTCAATTGTCGCGTTAACCAAGTTGAAAAAGGTCGTGTAAGAATAGTTACCTAAACTTGTCATTACGTTATCAATTGAAATATCATTCGAGTAACTCGCACATTTTTCAAGCATCGAAATCGCGTCGCGCATTCCACCATTTGCTATTTTTGCGATGTATTCAATACTTTGTTCGTAATTAGTAAAATGTTCTTGTTTACAGATATATTCAAGACGCTTTTCTATGTCTTTTGTACTTATTTTGTTAAGCTTAAAGACTTGTACTCTGTTAAGTATAGTTGCGGGTACTTTTTGAATGTCTGTGGTGCAAAACATAAAAATAGTGTATTGTGGCGGTTCTTCGATACATTTCAAAAAAGCTTGCCACGCCGCATTACTTAAAGCGTGAACTTCGTCTATGATATAGATTTTGTAAGTACCTTCGATAGAGCGTTCTTGAGCGGATTTTATGATGTTACGGACATTTTCGACACCACTATTCGACGCACCATCAATCTCGATCGGTTCGCCAACACCTTTGTTGATTAGATTAGCGAGAATTCTAGCTGAGGTCGTTTTTCCCGTCCCTGACGGTCCATAGAACAGATAACAATTCTTGAACTGTCCAAGCTCAACCTGTCTGAGTAGAATGTGTGTCGTTGATGATTGTCCGCTAATATCTTCAAGTTTTTTAGGTCTATATTTTACCGCGAGAGATTCCATTATAACTCCTTAATCACTGTTATTGACGCTTCGGGGAGCCATCCTTCCCAAACATCGTTCAAATCAATATTATTTTCAAGGTCAAACCCAACCCCGTATACTTTTATAAGCTTACCCATTCGATCAAGTACTTCACATTTCATACATGAACATTTAGGTATAATGTTGTTGTTCATATTTATATGTAAATTAAAGTTAGGTGGTGGATTTAGTATATAGTTCGCTAACTTTATTAAATAATACCGATTCTTAGCTAATTCGTTAGCGTATATTTCTTTTTTGCACTCAACATGTAATTTAGTAGTATGTTCATCAAAAGGTGGTATTTCAGCTACTTTACATTTATTGAGTTGATCCTTTATTATGTTATTCATTTGCGTTCAAAGAAAAATGTTGCTAATACATCGCTTATATGAAGGATAGTTACCAAACTAAATCTATTCATAATCTCAGACATATTGACAGCTGTATTCATCTCACCCATATTTGCGTGATGATTGATAATCGCCGCAGATTCTTCGACACTAAGCGGGATAAATGATCGTACGATAAATTCACTATTACAGCCATGTGAACTAAAAATAAATCGATCAGATTCATTCGAAACTTTATAAGCTGACTCACTTACCCAATCAAACCTACCGTTTTCATCGTGCTTGGATCCAAACTCGCTGTATTTTTTCTTGTTAACAAAATACTTTTCATAATAATTTGCTTTGCTTATATCGTGCAACAATGTTACGATTTTAATTGAGTCTTCATCAATAGTCCATGTCCAGTTATCAGTTTGATACATATATTGACAACTTGTGCGTCCATCAGCACCTACTATTTTGAGATTAGACTTTACAAAATCCATAAAACATTTATAGACATTAAGACTATGTTCACATAAACCACCCTCAAAATTATTGTGATATACAGTGCTCGCCGGTGCCGTGAAAAAGTCGGACTTGTTCTCTAAGTAATCGACTAAGCTATCGATATCAGAATCGTCCCTTTTGATGCTTTTTATTAGTGCTATAAAATAGTTTTTATTTTCTTCAATTTGCTTATTATCTAACATATGTTTAATCCCTCTCATCTATACTTAGTTGCTGAACAAGAAATTTCATTAGTTTCTCATCAATAACATAGTAATTTTCTTGACCTGGACCAAAATTAAAGCAAAGCGCTGTATTAGCTTTTCTCATAGAAAACTTTTCTTGTTTATTTTTATCAAGCCATTCACGCTTTATTGAAAAAGAATCCTTATCCTTCATACATGTCTTACACTCAATCATAAGACTTACATCATTAAGCAAAACATCGCCTTTACTAAAATGTCCAGCCCCTGAATTAGCTGTTTGATGTCCATTCAACGCTTTACAGACACTTTTTTCATGTGCGTCACTAAAAAATCTCGTACTGTTTTCGTTATTATTCTTCATCTATAGCATCCTCGATTGACATTACAATATAAAAAGTATCACCAATAGCTGTAAGATCCTCAAACTTATAGCCCTGTTTAGAATAATCGTTTATAGTATCAGCTACAGTATCGCTACTTACAAGTGCGTAAGGCTCAGGTTTAAAACATGTAAGTTTCTTAACAATATATTTTTTCACGTTCAATCCTCCAATTGTTTTTTAAAATGTTTTTTGAGAATATTAACTTTTATCTCATCAAGTTGATCATACGCTTCGGTATCGACAATTTTGTCCCCATATCTCTCAATATAACTATCCTTAAGCGTACGAGTTTCTTCGTTAAAAGTATCAGCTAATTCAATAGCTACGTCAAGCGGGATATCATTAAGCTTTGCGTCAATCGAGAGCTCGTAATTAGCGCCTGTTCTCGCGTCGAGACATTCTTTAAAACTCATCCCAGCTAGATACTTTTTCATAAAATCATTGATACGAATAATGTGATGAAGTTGTTTACCATCATATCCGTATTTATTTATTTTATCTATACAGGCTGGATATGGATGAGTTAAAGCTTTTCGCTTTTCTAGACTTTGACCAACCATTGTTTTGAGTGCCTGCGCTGGGTGTGCATGAACAAGTCTCTCAGCGAGATCTTTAACCGCTAGCCAATCAGGTGTGTAATCACTGTTCAAAATACAATAATCCGTAAACATGATCTCGGTAAAGTTAACATTTTGTTTCTTGAACATCTCGAACATCAGCCGCAAGTCTTTGCGATCATTATGTTCGTTATTATCAAGAACATCCGTCGTAGATACCGGTTGTTTATTTTTACAGAAGCTATCAAAAGATGGTAAGATAATAACTTTACAGTCGATATCAGAAGTATATTCAGGCGAGTAAAGGTCTAAATGATAATTCTGAGATCCCTGTAACATAATACCAAGAATATCATCCCCAGATTCTTCGCAAACGCTTTTAGCCTCAGTAAAATGTTTATTTAGGTTATCATTGATATATTGTTCTCGATCCATCTACTATTCACCTCTAACTAAAAAACTTATCTACTATAAATATATTATAATAGATAAGCTTATATAAATCAACTATTTTACTTAAAGTTATTACATCTCAGCTAAGTCCTCGAAGTTGTTAACACCAAGTTTCTCATTAAGGTCAATTCCTAACATTTCTTCGAATGATTTTGTGAATGGGTCTTCTTTTTGCTTGAGTTTGTCATAGCACATATCATACAAACGCTTCCATTCCGTGGGATGTTCTCTAAAATATGTTACAACATTTTTCTTACCCCTGATTTTGATTGGGTCACCATTTTCATCGCAAATAGGTTCACCTGTTTCAGGATCTACAAGCTTAAACGAGCCTTGAACAGAATCGTCAATAAAGCCGAAGTGTGTTGCTACATCGATTGTATCAGCGAGTATATCAATACCTTTTGTATAATTCAAGTGCATATACCCCAGTTTACGGTCCCATCTACATGTCTTTGTCTTAAGTACATAAAGCTCTACGATATGTCCAGCTGGGGATTGTGCATCTTTTTTCTGTAAAACATTACCATCTTCATCGAAAAATGCACCACGCTTAAACATAATTCTAGACGAACAAGCGTGTTTCCAAGCACGACCGCCTGGTGTCATTAATGGATCGCCATAACCGCTTATATTTTCACGAACTTGGTTAATTGCAATAAGTGTCGCTTTATATTTTCTAAGTAAACCAATAGCTGTATTAGCAAAACGAGTCAAAGCTTTAGCGATACCGCCCATTTGCTGTTTTTCCATAGACTCATCAGCAATTTGTTGCGGAACAAGTGTCGCGATACTATCGAAAATCAAAAGACCGACATCACCTGTTTTTAACATATCTAAAGCCATATCAAAAATTTCTTCAGCGGATTGTGCTTCAGGTCTGATTACAATTGTAGGTACTTCGGCGCCCTCGGTCATGTCATACCCAAGAACTTTTGCCCATTTAGGATCAGCTGTACCTTCATTATCAAGCAAAATAATCGCTCTAGGATTATCTGGGTTTCTTTTTACTTCTTCGCGTTGATATTGTGCTGCAACCAAAAAGGCTGAGCTTGTTTTACCACTTCCTTCTGCGCCACTGAATTCAGCAATACGACCTTCTGGGATACCCCCATACAAGCAAAAATCAGCACTAGGCGAACCTAGAGATAGAATCCCATCTACAGCTAAATCCTCGCAGCCGATTTTGACAACATTATCGCCATACTGTTTTGCTATATTCTTTAAAACACTTTTCAAATCACTTACTTCTCGTGCCATTACTTATCCTCTATTATTCTTGATCTTCTAAAAGTCTTCTAGATGTGCTTTTCTTATCTGTATATACATTAGTATTACTGGATAATTGAGCGTCTGACATTCTTTTGCTAATTATTTTTTTCATTGTACTCAATAACTCGTAAGCTGAATCAATCTTACCCTTAACTGCTTTTACTACATGACTATATATAGCGTTCATCATAGTATGATGTTTGGACTTTTCTTCAGCTAAGGCTTGTGTTTGAGCTACAGATATTTTTGTATTGTTTTTTACAGCTTCGAGTTGCGTGTCAAGGTAAGACTTATTATATTGTTCTTGTTTCAACATTTTTGACAAGTCTTCGAGAACGCCAGCTTCTTCGATTCTTACCGATACAAAATATAATGTTGCTGACAAATCGAGACATTGTTTTTCTAGGTCTTGATCTGAATAATTATCTCTACGTATATTGAGATATATAGACTGTACGAGAGAGTCTAAGTCTGATGTGTAACTCGCAATTATCGAATTCGAGAGTGATGTATAGTCCTCAGACATCGCTTGAATCTCTTGATCGATATCATTCAAGTCTTTATTATTAATATTTACAACTTTATCTTCGTCCACAATTAGTCCTCTAATAATTTTGTATAATCAGCTGTTAAAAAAGTTCTTCGCTTAACTGTTGGGATAATTGTAAGCTTATATCCTTTATCTATGTCTTTTATGTTAAAAGATTTTTTACCTTCGTCTTTGAGTTGCTTGATTGTACTTATTGGGATAAATACAATACAGTCATGATCAATCATCCATAATATCATACCAACTTTACAATTATCAATACAATCATAACTTAATAGTTTTTCATATTGAGTCAAATTCGCTAACGGAAAAGTATTACCATTATGTGTCTTTAATTCTAACAAAAACAGTGTTGAGTTAGCAAAGCAAATAAAATCACATGGATTACTACTATTATGATAATATGATATTTGGTCGGGTAATCGATAACAAAAAGACTTTGGGAATGATTTTGGCCAATCCTCTCTGAATCGAGCTTCGAACTTTTTACCTTTATTTTCACCCATAAATATAACTAGTTATCCTTTTGTATTTGATAACTAGTTATACAGGATTCCAAGTTTATCTAATCGTATGAACTTCAGGGATAACATTATACACATGTCCGCGTGCGATTATAACTGCTTTGTGATCACCAAAGTTCATCGTCAAGTACTGTTCATTACAGTTATCCAAAGTAATTTTAAGGTCGTTAAGGTCAAGCGTTGCTGTATAAGTTTCAAGTCCATCTACTTGATTATTATAACGAATAAATTCCCTATTTTCTTTCTTAACGTCCCAAATCGTAACGCCTTCATTATCAAACTCAAATGTACTATAAGGCTTGATATTTTCTCTACCAATCGAATTAAACAACATCAAACGATTGATGGTTTGCGTCAAAGCGTCTTTGTTAATGTTAATCGAATATGGATACATATTAAGTGCACGACCTCTAATAGCTGCAACCGGTACTGAGTTAATCATTGTATCATCACAGGACAAAATCGCTGTCAATGAAATATCCTTAGTCTCAAATTTAACTTTTGTTTGAATAATCTCATCGCTAAGTGCGTCATATCCAAGCGTAAAATGAACAGATTCATCTTTGAAAAGCTTGAACAATTTAACAAGTCTATTATTAAGCAAAAGTCTTACTGGTTTTTCAAGGTCAAACATGTTAACACAAGCACCTGACGTAAACGTAATCGCACCCTTTTCATCAACGTAATAGAACTTTTGAACAGGTTTTGCGATTGTACCTTTGAGCAATTCTTTGCTATTGTACTGCAAAATAGATTGCAAATATTCGCTTGGGATGTCCATCTCTACAGTTTTGTTGTAAATGTCAATCTCAGGCAATTCAAGCAATTCGTCACCATCAAAAATAAGCGGCAACTTATAAGAACCATTACCCTTAACGATAAGCGCGTTACCTGAAACTGCGAGCTCAATATCAGGTGTTGTTGTTTGAGAAACAAGTTTCAAGAACAAGTTTGCGTTAACCGTCGCATAAAAGTCACTAGCTGCCGGTACTGACAACTTAACTTGTGCGTAATATTCCTTGTTTGTTACGTTAACATAAAGAACGCCTTGAATGACTTTAAGCTCAAGTGTCTCAGTAATCTCTGAGAGTTCGTTGCTATCAACAGCTGCGAGAACTTTTGTTGCTACGTCTTTAAGTACATCTGTTTGTATAATCATGTTTTTGCCTCCACTTTGATTTTACAATTTTTAGTTATTTTATTATATATTTATATTTTAATCTAATCCAAATAATTAATCAACTGATTTAGACCATAAATATTTTTTAGAACCAGCACCCCATAAACACGCAGTAGCTTTTTCTTTTAATTCATGGTAATGTTTGGGGTTTCTATTAACTAGGTTATATCCAATTACCCATTTCTTATCAGGACCAGTATATCCAATAAATTTCATACCAATTGCTTCATATCCTTTACCATCAAACTTATTAAAATCACAATAACTAAATACATTATCTGGATCGTAATTCTTTACAAAATATTTAAATAATTTAGAGACACCCCCGATTACAATATTATTAGATGCAGGGCAGCCCCTAATAATTTCCCAATCATTATCACCCTTGAGGTTTCTATTATATTTAGTTTTGCTAAAACTCATCAGCTGTACTAGATTTTCGTTATAAAACAACCCTAAAGTTACTTGAGCATTGCGATGACCCTGTAAGTGATTCAACTCATTGAATGGTTTAGCATCCTTGTTTGAAATTTCTTTTACTGTACAGTTTCTAGCGTAGATTTTTTCCTGCACATGATTCGAAGCAATTTCTAACATAGATTTTATTTTTGCTTGGGTTTTTGGGTCATGCCATTCATTTTCATATATATGAATTAATCTAATACCTTTACTTTCAGCTAACTTAGATTTATTAAAATGATAATTTTTATCAAGTAAAACTGCGGTCGAATGGTAATATAAACCATTAAATTCAACGCCAATCTTAAGATCCGGATTATATATATCTATTTCCTGACCATTACCTAGTAACTTTCGATTATTAATTTCAGTGAAACCAAGTGGATATAAAAACTCGGCTAATTCAGATTCAGGTAAACTGCGACATTGATGAGATAGGTATTGAAATAAGTCAAATCTATATAACCATGAATATATCTGAGACTCTCGATCATCACTGAAATAATTTCGTAATTCGAAGTAAGTAAAGTTATGTTCAATCAAAAACGCTATAGACAGGTCTTCGCTATTCAAATATTTTTTTAATTCATCACTCGCTAAAGTTTGTTTGGAGTCTTTAACCCCATACTTAAGATAATTAGCCTCTGCATGTCTTTCTTTGACAACTGGTGATTGGGTTGACCATTCATATCCATACTTATCTAAATTAGTTTTTTTAGATTTATCTTTAAAGTCATCGGTACCCATATAATAATCAGAACCATATCGATCTTGATTAGTTTTCTTAAGTTTTTCTTTGCTCGCAGGTATTTGCAAAGCATGGTCATATCCGTATTTGACTTTTAGAGCAGCTGCTGTCTTTGTATAGTTAATTTTCTTAGCATCTCTCGTACTTATATCATATCCACATTCGTTAAGTATACGTACTACTAGGCTGAAATTTGATAACCCAAATTTCTTAGCTGTATATGCGCCCCCATTATTCATATAGGTATCATATAGGTCATCAACATTGATATTATTTTCTTTAATAAGCTTATCTACAGACAGTCTCGCAGGCATAGTCTTGAATACCTCTTAAATAAATTATTTATATAAAATTTAGCGTAATTTAGAGTGGGTATACCAAAATTATGCTTGTTATATCACCAAAGATCTTCTTTAAATTCTTCAGTTCCTCGATATTTAAAAGATTTTTTCCAATCATTTAAGCTATATAAGTTAAAAAGCATTCTAAGTGATCCATTTGTATCATCTTCTACAAGATTTTTCAAGGTTATTCCATGTCCAACCTCTTCACAAATCTTCTCAACAGCATCTTTGACTGCTTTTGTCTGATTGTTTATGTGATCATCTGAATCCGGATGTCTATCGCTTACATAAACTGTCTTGATCTTTCCATTAACTACTAACATGATATTTCCGAAACTGGCGCTTCTTATCCATGAAGTTGAATCTGAACTACAACTTGGATATTGTTCCATCATAGATATGGTAGTCATGCCAAAGTTATGTGTTAATGGTATTTCTCGACCGATTTTTGCACATTCAGCGTAGATAAACTTCCACACATCCTCATACCACTTGACTTTTTCACCGACATGAACATCGTTTCGCGGTGAGATTCCGATATATGGAATATGATCGCCATCTTCGAACTGATAGTCTAACATACGTCTCAAGTGCTTATAATCCTCACCCATATGAAAAATAGGAACTACTTTTTTCGGATACTTAACTCTCTCGATCATATACAGATAATTTTTCCAAGATTCTTCAGGTGCTGCGAGACGTTCTTCCTCTGTTGGGTCTACACCAAAGCTACCTGGAATTTTATCAGCTTCAGCTACCCAGAACGCTACATCGATAACATCATTACTATTAAGAAAATCGATATACTCATCAACATCGAACAGTTTACCACGAGACCAAGCTGAATACGCGCCGCTATCAACTACGAGATCACAGAGACAATCTGGATTTTCTTTTTTGTACTTAACCCATTCAAGCAAAGCTTTACCTTCAAGGTTCCAAGCAAACAATTGACAATAATTCAACTCTCGCTTTACATCACTACAACTAGTAATAGAACCATCAGGCAATTGAATGTTTCTCGCACCCTCACCTGCAGCTATAAGTCTATAAGGTGTTAATGAGATATTTTTAAATGTATTTGTAAAATTTTGGATCATTTAATACCTCTCGTTATTTTTTATCTTTTATATTATACAATCAAAATCAAAATAAATCAACTTTTTCTTGAACTTTGTTTTTATTTTTAACAACATACCATCCAAGGTCTCGCTTACCTGGTCTTTGTTCATATAAACTATGACCTATAGGCTTGTCTGGATTTGCGTCTATTTGCTCACCGACATGTCGCCAAAAGTCTTCAGCACTAGTGCCTCTAACACATTTTGCGAAGATATCTCTATCATATGTTGTCATGAGATAATCTAGTATTTGTTTACTTATATGTTGTCCTCGAGCTTTTTCGTCTACATAGATATCACCAATAACGATAACGTCTTTTCTTTTTGGAACGTTAAAGCAACAAAAGTCATATTTACCTGTTATCGATATAATGTGATTATCTCTGAGATCATTTTTTATGAAAATCGGCATCGCTGGACCTAAAAGTGAGTCTTTTCCGAATTGTTTATTTTCACCTACCCAGAGTGCGTTTATCCATACATAATCGCAGTCGCTATTGTATGGACATTTTTCACAGTCTTGTTTTATATCTTCACACATTGATCTTGGTGCGTTTATTTTACAAAGTTTTACTGAATACGTACTAACAATTTTACTCATAATAGCTTACCTTTTTTATAGCATTTAAATCCTCAGGACTGTTAAATACTAGATCATATTCTTTTCTATTATTTATTGTATTATCCAATAATTTAACATGAACGATAATTGGACAATTTTTAACTTCAAGATAATCAGAATCATCTATATCAAGTATCCGCAGTTCTAAACCTCGAAAATCCTCAGGTGAGAATGAATTTTCTGGATCAGATAGGGGTTCACTAAAATATAATCCTGTCTCATCTAAAATATCATTATCGGATCCCCTGGATGCTGTACAGCCAGTTTTATCAGGATATGGGAAGGAATGAGGTAGAGCGGTAACTGGTCGCTTTAATGAGTAATCTATATAGTATATGTCATAGCTATTAAATCCATAAAATTCAAGTTTATTCATTGTACTTTAATATACCTCTAATATTTTAATATAATAATATTATATAAACATTTATCAACAAAATCAACTAGTTACCTTGAATATGGGAAAAGAAACACAATGATATTGATTTACCATTATGTTTCTTTTATTAATTATACCATATTTTTTATTGGTTTCTTATGTTCTAGGATAACTTTTATCAAATGATATGTGTTTATAAGTATCAACATCCCATTCATCAAAGCTGTACTATAAGCAGGTAGCAAACAGCCATATACAACGAATATCGCACTACCAATCAAATTCGTCAATCTCATCATAACAGTGCTTTTATAGCTTTTTGTCTCACACGTCATTGAGATGATTATAAATAAAGTCGCTAAAATTCCGATATATTCGATGTTCATATGATAAAATTAGCTTTTATAGCTTCGCCCCCATCTACTAAAAAGTCTTGACCTGTTGCAAACGTATTTGTTACTGTTAAGAAATACGCCCATTCAGCTATTTGTTTTGCTGTTGCCCACTCACCTAAAAGTGTCTCAGCTTTTACTTGTTTTAACTTATCAGGATCATCAGTAATGAACTTATTCATATCAGTATACACACCACCTGGACATAAGTTATTACATGTAGCCCCATAAATGCCAATACGTTGGGCGATTTGCTTACCATAAGCACTCATCGCGCCTTTGCTTGCACAGTAAATTGGAAATTCTGCGCCTGTTAGTGCACTCGCTGACGAAATCATCAAAACGCTTTTTATGTTATGGGACAAATACTTTTCAGTTACACTATAAGCAGACCAAAAGTTGTTATCCATATCATCTTCATTTTGTGTGCCAGCGTTGTTGATAATAATGTCAACAGGTCTTGATAATTCAGGTAGTATCGATATCGAATCTCTATTGAGTGTTGTTTGAATATGTAGATAATGAGTGTTTTGGATCGATGATGGTAGTCGATCAATGCCGACTACCTCATGACCTTTATCGATAAACAGCTCAGCAATAGCTTTTCCGATACCTGTACTAGTACCTGTTACTACTACAAATAGATTTTTCATTACGCAGCTACCTCGATATTATCCCTATCTGCTTTCATCCATTCCGTACCAATACCGTTCTTTTTCCAGTTCTTACTGATCTTGTAAGTAAATGGTGAGAAAACAAGTTCGATAATCAACTCAAATATTGCACCTGTCAAAGAGCACACCATGACTTGGGTCCAAGTCCAACCAAAGAACTTAACACTTACAAGCAATGCAAACACCATGTTATCGATTATTTGACCAATCATTGTTGATGCCGCACTTGCTACGAAAAATCCCCAATATTTGTCGCCATGTTTTGTCTCGATTTTCTTGATTAACAATCCTTGTGTAAGCCCATTGACGACAAGACCAACTGCAGAAGCTACAGCAGAACCTAAAATAACGTACCAAACATTACCCATAACAGAATTAACTGCTGCATTTATATTTGAACCAAGATCACCAGGATTGATAGTGGGATCAAATACAGGTGACCATTCACCAGGAACTACTGCAACGATAGCTAGCAACCCACTTATAAATAGCGATATACCAAGGCATGTCAAGTTAACTCTAATAGCGTTCTTTGACCCAAAAGCTTTAACAAGTAAGTCACCTACAAGGAATCCAACCCAACTCATCAAAATACCTGCGTCTTGAATAAGCCAAGGTAAGTTAATAATTGATTTGTTTGCCAAAATGTTCATAAGCACAGTTGCAACAGTAATAAGTGCGAGTGCTAATGCTGGCACAGATCTCAGAGTCTTAAGCCATTCTTTTGGATTAAAGAAATCTACAATCTCATGTCCGAGATGTTTGAAAAATTGTTTAGCTGTTTTCTTTTCAGCTTTTTGCTCTACAGTATCGATATTTTCGATTACATTTTGTTCGCTCATTTTTTGCTTTTTTTCTCCTTATTTTTAATTTATTTTTAAAAGCGAAGGATTTCGAGCGCGAACTTCGCTTTGTTTATCATGTTATACACGTTATTTGTTAATAAATCACGTGTTTCTCAAATTTTTCAGAAAAAGAAAACTCAAGGCTATTTAAAACCTTGAGTTAATAGTTATATGTACTTTTATCTCGTTGGTTTTAGAGGGGATGTAGAGGCCGAACCCTTTATTTAATTTGTATGTTCAGATAATTTAGCGCTTAATGTAGATACTTTTCAAATAAACTTATTCATAAATTGATTTATAAGTAGTATCAACACCTGCGGGTATATAGCTTAACTTATCTTTGACTATTTCATAAAGCTGTGTTCTAGTTGACTCTATACGATCAGCCGCGATTATCTCAAAAGCGTCTGTCTCTGAATGATTTTTTAATAGTTCATCGAATTGTTCTTCAATCTCAGCTGTGTATTGAGGTAAGTACCAGCATGTTGCCAATTCAGCGTCACACTTAAATGGAACATCACAAACATCAGCAGCTGCGTTTTTCATTATCGTTGTCAATCTCTCGGCAACTTCATCTTTATATTCAATCGGACATTCACCAATAAGTTCATCATGAACGCCGATAAGTAGTTTAAATCCAAGCTCTCTAAGACGCTGATCATTATAAAGATTTATCATCGCTTTTTTTGTCATTGACGCCGAAGATCCTTGAATACGTGCGTTAACACATTGACGTTCAGCCTGAGCGATAAATCCAGTATTACTATGTATCTCGATATTATCCTTTAAAGCTGCTTGTTTTATTTGCTCGTAATCTTTTGCGTACTTGACAGATTCAAGTTGTTGCTGATATTTTTTTATTTTTCTATCCAAATCAATATTAATACGATTAGAACAACCAAGCAGTGGGTTAAAGTTCTCAGCTTCGTTCTCAGTAAGACTTTTTATCTCATACTTTGGTAGTAAAATATCAGGTAAGCGTCTACGTCTACCCCAAAGGTCCTCTACGTAACCAGTTTTGTGAGCCTCTGCTTGGGTTTTATCAATCCAATCTTTAACCTTTGGAAAAGATGTATAAAAGTCATCTATAATTTTCTGCGCATCCTCTTTAGTGCCGTTAATCTGCTCAGCTATAGACGCAACTCCTCGTCCATACATTATACCTAACAACAAGCTTTTGCAACTACCACGTCGAGCTTTACCTTCAGGTTGTAATTGACCAGTAGTGGGGTTAAATTCGAGATTATCCTCATAGTTGTTATTATAGACACCAGCAGCAATAGTTGCGTATAGGTCTTTGCCGTGCTTATAAGCGTTTATCATATTTTCATCTTGAGAAAATTGACTCAAAACACGAGGTTCTTGTTGAGACCTAAGAAAAGTCGCTACCAACTAAAATCTGTTTTGTTCGTAAAGTAACTGACTTTTTCATCATTATCACCTCCTTGGCTGTAGCTTTATACAGTATGTATATTTTTTTCTTTATAGGATAGAGCTCTTAATTTCTTTCTCTTCAAACAAAGCCCATCTGTATCATAGCACCATTTTAAAACCTTTCTCGCCTTAAGATCAGTAGTACCTATATATGGATATCTTTTATCCTTACGCTTTTGATAATTGATTTTAAAATCTAAATCGAGGTACTCTTTAATAATATTATGTAAACCCTCTACAAGATATATCGAACCGGTAAGTAAACCGAACCCATTACCATCTTTTCTTATATAACCATCACCATCAAGGCATCCTCTTACGTAAGCTGCAGCACAAGATTCTGAATAGAAAGTTGATGGAACACCAACAGAAAATGTTTTATTCTCTTGCTTAATATTAAATTCAGATTCGAAAAATTTCTGCACACCTTTACAGGTGATACGTAAACGATACGATTTACCGTACTGACGAATCGGGGCAGTAGACTTTAAATATGTATTTATATCTTTAAGTAAAACTAGCTCATCGTCACCGGTTAGAGATAATTCGAAAGCATCTAAATCTTTTACGATATACCCATCTGTAGCGATCAAACCAGCTAGATAACATATATTTGGATCTTTAATATTAAATAATATAGTAGTATCTACTTGATATTTGTATATTTTCTTCACCTCATATTTCGCTCTTCTAGCTTCAAGTAATCCAGGTGGTATGTTAAATTCAATTGAAAGTTGTTCCATACTTTTAGATGTATTAACCCAATTTTTTATAAGCCAATCTTTATCGACCTCTGGATGGCTTTGGGGAAGAATTTTCCCGCGACGGGCATTTAATTTCTCATACTTTATCCCAAATTTCTCACACTTTTTTCTGAAAGTAGTATCATCGATACCAAGATTTTTCGCGCATTCATGCTTTGTAATATTTTTTGCTAATTCAGCTTGAATTTGTTCTGGTGTTATATTTTTAGCCATTTTTCATCTTATCCTTTGTCTGTATTCATACAATTTAGCTTATATAATTCAACAAATTCCAACGCATGAACATGGATTAAAAGTAAATCGAACAATTCAAATCATTAAATACAATGTTTTTAATAAATTCTCTCGAAATAGAACCATCTTCGTTAGTAATATCTAGCGTATCACCGATTTTTAAATCATTTACCGGCACATAGTACCCGTTCGATAATATATCATCACAGGTCTTGCATTCAATCACATTACAAGAGCAGTCTACGGTTTTGTATAAGGTTTGGGCCCTGAATAGCAATCTCAGCTCATGGTTCGCGCTCGGGATTTGCTGCAGGTTTGGTTCCGAAGAACTGAATCGACCTGTCGCAGCACCATAAGCGTTAAAATGACAATGTATACGACCAGTTTTAGGATTAACCCATGTTGGTAGAGAGTCAATAAAAGCTGTTATAAGTTTCATCAATCCTCTACGCTCTAATAGCAGTTTAGCTAATGGGTGCTGGATACGTTCGAGGATATCCTCACCTGTACCTCTTGGGTTTTTCTTGTCAACCGCTTTTATACCAAGTATGTCATATAATAGTATCGCAAGCTGCGTTGGTGAAGCAACATTAATTGGATCCGATAACTGCTCGTTCTTAGATTTACCTTCACCAGCACCATTCTTTTTCGCTGGTTTGTAATTAGCGTCACTTGATAAGCGCCAGGTATCAATTTGCGGTTTTAGCTTTTCTAGCTCGTCGGCTATTTTACTATCTAACTCATCAAGCTTTTTATGGTACTTTTTACTTAGACGTTCATCATACTCGATATCGAAATCAACCCCAGCTAATTCCATTTCCGCCACTACCGGGACTAATGGCATCTCAATCCGCTTAAACATATCGAACAATCTCGACAGGTCTGGATCATTGAACTTAGCTAACTGCCATTCGTACAGCTTATACGTCATATATGAGTCTGTTGCTGCATATAGTGCAAAAACATTAGGGTCAACTACTGCATACTCAATATCAGAAAACAAATGATCAATTGAATATTTTTCTATTGATGGATCTATTTTATCGATATATTGTTGCTTCAATCCAGCTGACCGCTCATTTTCGTCCAAGACTTTTGCCCCAATCATTGTATCCCAAGTAATTGGTAACTCGACACCACATGTGCACTTAATAACTTCGTAATCGAATTTACCGTTGTGCATAATAATATCTGTCTTAGCTTCAATAAGCCTTGAAAATTGCTCAGCTAATTGCTTTTCTGTTATTTGCCAATCAAGTCGCTCACCAGTTAATGTAGTATGGTTTATAGGTATATACGCGTTTTTACATCCAGGTGTGTAGATACATCCACCCATTATCTTACAGGTAATTGGATCCAAACTGTTATTTGTTTCTGTATCGATAGCGATAACTTTATTTTCAATACTTTTATCGATATATGAAACTAAATCTGCGTATGTCGTGATAACTTGAGTATCAGATTCGTATCTACCTAATATACGATTTACTTCCTCTGTGATTAGCTTAAGCTTATCCTCAATACTAAGTTTTTTAGATGAAACAGCCCTTTTGACTGACTTTACATCAGTCTTGGGCTGCTTTATTTTTTCGATAACTTTTTTAGCCTGTTTCGGTGTTTCTTTTATTACAAAGTCATCGCCCCAAAGCGAATCTAAAGTCATTGATTACCTCTCAATATCTACGTGCTGGTGTAAATGTGTTTGTTTCTTGAGCTGCGTAGTTTACTGTGCGTCTTACCGGCTTGTTATCCCATGGCATTTGCTCAGCTGGTGCTGCTTGGGTTTGAACCTCAGCTTGATACTGTCTTGGTTCGTGTTGTACAGGTGCTGTTGGTTGTGGTTGATATTGTCTCGGCTCTACAGCTGCATGTACAGGTGCTGCTTGAGGTGCGTCAAGTGGTTGCATATCCGGATCTGCTGTTTTAATAAAACCATTACTATAACACAAATCCATCAACTCATCAGCGTTCTTATCGATAACAGCGTTACCAACAGCGTGATAACCTTCGAAAAGCTCAGGCTTCTTTACATACAGGTCAGGTCTGTAAACAGCTGGGCTCGCATACATGATATTGTATCTAGTATCTCTGCTGTTCGGTGCACCTGAACGTTTAATCTTGAAAATATTGTCAGACAAAGGACCATACTCATCAAGCAACTGTTTAAGCGTAGTAGCGTATGACGCAGGTCTCTCGAAAACCTTTGGTACAGCTTGAATTTGTCCTTGTTCATCCCTTACATATTCGATCAAGTGAATGAAAATTTTAGTGTAAACAGGAACATTTGCGGCACAAAGTGGACAGTTTTCGATCGGTTCTTTTGGTGTTCTGATACAGTTAACATTACGCTTACGTCCATTACCGACATCTACATTATGAACAGCGCACATATCAAAATCAGCCGTAGAATCATGCATAATCCTAACTACTGCTTCATCGCCATCATTTTTAAGAAAAAAGAACCCAATTCGAGGTCCAGTTGATTGCTGAACTTGAGCGTTGTTCGCTTGTGTTTTGCGTTCTTGTGATCTTTGAAACTCGTCAAAACTAAATTGACCCATGTTGTTTCCTCCAGAATTTATATATTTTTTATTTATTTTTATTTTAATATATTCGAATTAAAAAATCAACTGATTTGTTTAAATAAATCCAAAAATTGTTCTTTTGATAAATCGTTAACATCTTTACCTCTAGGTAACTTTATGACATCTACGAAAACATCTTTACGTATGTTTTTTATAAATCGCTTAGCACCAGAATCGCCCGCACTGTCGCCATCAAACATCAATATGTAATGTCTTATACATGATTTATTCAAAATATCATACTGATGTTCAGATCCAGTACCAAATAAAGCTACAGCTGGGTACCCATATGTCCAAGCGGTTAACGCGTTTATCTGACTCTCAACAATAATAACTGTTTTTATATTTTGACTTTGAATATAATTTAACAAGTAAACAGGCTTGTCAACATTTTCATCAATATGAAACGCTTTACTTGAAACTGATCGCTTAGTAACCATGACTAGATTATTATGTTCATCATAAACTGGAAAAGTTAACGCGTCAGTTGCTTTGTCATAACCAACCCGAAACTTATCTACAATCTCTCTAGACAATTTTCTAGTCCACATGTAAGGATGATAATAATCGAATTCTCTAAGAATTGACTCATCTAACTTTTTGACTGGTGCTTTTTTACTTACATCAATAACAGGTAATATTCGTTGAGTCTCAATAAAAGTGTCACCAAATCGATCAACTAACCACGCTTTACCAAAGTCATCCTTTTCATTAAAACAATCAGCTACTAGCTTATATAATGGAACACTATACCCACATGTAAAACAATGAACTGTACCATACTCAACTTCAGGACTATCCCCACAGTATATATTACATGAAGGGTGATTTTCTTGACCCCCTTTATGTTGAGGACATGTTATTACATAATTATCCCGCTTGAATTGAATATCCTTAAACAAATTCGCCCCAGTTTCTTTTTTTATCTGTTTGAGGATATCAGGTATAGGTGCGTTAATTATTTTGTTATCTATAATGAGATCCATTAAAATACATTATCCTCGCTCGTATCTACATACTCGTACTCATCTCGAATTTGCTCACATGTACTACCGTTAAGTGCGTCTTTTTCGTTTGGTATATAGGTAAATATACCTTTATCAAAATCTACCGCGTACTTAAGCTTTTTACCATTGACTGAATCTCTAGACTTTACTAACTCTAATGTGAGTACATTATTATCATCCTGTTCAAGAAAAATAACCGCAGTGCTGTCTTGACCAATTCTATCTGATTGAGCGATATGACTTACACTTACGCCATTTTCTGTTGATTCTCTGTTTTGCTGAGAAACTGCAATAATTGGTATATGTTTGAGAACTTGCAAGTTTTTCAAGTCTTTAGATATATTCGCAGCTTTTTCGATTGGACTTTTCGCTTTACGGTCGTCTTCGAGTAAGCTGTGCTGGTCGACACAAAGTATATCGAGATGTTCTTTTTCGATAAAAGCTCTCAAAGCTGATACACCTGCAGGACCACCAATCATAGCTGGGGTTAATACTTTAATAGATCCAGGTATTTCATTTCTTATGTTGTCAATATACCGTTTGTAATCATTTTGAATGGACAAATTACCACGAATAAGTTTTGTGTTTGACAAGTGAGAACGCAAAGTATCTAGCCTGTAACCAACTTTTCTCTCTGACATCTCACCTGAGTAGATACCTACAGTCAAGCCTTGTTCGGCCGCGGCTAAAGCGATTTTCAACAACAAATAGCTTTTACCAACATTTGGACGAGCAACTATAGTAGCTAGTTCTTCCTGACGGTCCCAACCACCAATTATTTGATCCAGTTCTACAAAACCTGTTTTTATATAATACTTTTCAAAATCATTGGCGTGATCCACATAATCATCATAACGACTTGTGTCTTTTAGGATATCAACAGCGTTCAAGTAAACGTCATTATTACTTGTTGACTGAGCTTTAGCAAACAAGCTCATAGCCGAATCAGTATCACCTTCATTGAGTAAATCTCTGATTTTGTTGAATGTCTTAGCTAAGAAACGAGTATTTTTATCGTTATAAAGTTCTTCGAGTAAGTATTTCGGTGTCTCAGTTACAGTGATAACATCAAAATTCGGAAACTTATTTACGAAAGTCTCTAAGTCAGGTGTATTACCGTAACTATCGATGTGATTCTTTATAAATAAAAACTCATCTGGATAATCTGAAAAAAAGTCTGTATTAAGGTTATTCAGAGTTATAAATGATGTGTCTTTACTAGTTAATATATAATTAAGTGCTTGTAGCTGTATCATTGAATACCTCTTTTGTCTTGTCCGAATAGTTCAATATTTGTTGACAAGTTAACTATTCTGGAATAGAGCCTGTCCCCAAGCTTTTCTTTGAATTCTTCATCAGTCATGTTTGATGTATATACATTACTTTTACCCAGATCAATACGTGTGTTTATGAGACTAAGTAGGTTTTCGAATTCAAATTGTGTAGCAACTTTTGTACCAATCTCATCAAATATGACGATATCAGCTTCGAAAATATTTTTCTTGATATAGTCAACATAATCACTTTTAACTGAGAGTGAATCCTTCAAAGCGAGCAAATATCTAGGCACATGTATGAATAAAGCTCTACATGTTGTGTCAGACTTGTGCCAAATACGATCAAAATAACTTTGAACAAGCCTCAAAGACCATGAACTTTTACCGTTGCCTGGATTTGTCGAGTGAATATAGAGATTCTGTCCGCGGCTAATAAAATTTTCAATATCTTTGTCGATATCCTTAAGCGCTCTAAAAGCGTCTCGATCCGTACCATCCTCATCTATACGAAGATTTACATGTTTACGTTGAGTGTTCGAGATCAAAGCGAGATTGTAAAGCTCGTTCAACTTGTACAACTTTATACAAAAATCACCGCAGTTATTCGCTTTTTTGCAATTATTCTTAAGCCAACACTCTGATGTGCTTATCATCAAAATACCTCATCACTAAGTTTTTGTTTTTTCTGTGCTACTGGTGGATTCATTCGATATTTTCTATTGAACTCAGCCGCAAAGTCTCTATTGAAAACATTTATCGCCCACGTAGCGTCTCTATATCCATTTACAGTTGCTATATCGATAATTTTAAGTGCTAAGTCGAGATTACCTTGGGCGAAGTTATCAACTGTTTCTTTAAACACCTTTACTGATTTAGGTGACAAGAATCCTTTTGGATTAGCGTAGACACCATCAACCCAGTCCATATAAGCTTGATTCAACTCAGCGTTTTCGTGAGCCGCGCAGTCTTTAAGAACCTCGATATATGATTGACGTTTTGTCTTTTTCGGTTGCTTAACATTCGCTGTTATTTTAGAAACATCCTTGAGGAACTTTACATCGTCAGATATTGCAATATTAGCGAGATTATTGATATCGATTTTAAAAGCGTCACGATCATTTGGATCTATTTGCAAAGTTTGAATCTCAACCAATTTATCCTCGATTTGTTTTTGCTCATCAGGCTGTAAAGTTGTTCTCGATGTTATATATTTTCGATCAACTTTAAAGTATCCAGCTTCATTTATTTTATTCTTATGTAGAGCTTTGTTATTAATATTGATAAGCTCAGAGACATAAATAGCTGTATGTAGACCAAGTACTTCAGCTACTTTTATATTGAAACTAACATAGTTATTGGTACTAAACAGTTCAGTCAACATATAATTCACGTTTATCCTTTTAGTTTATTTATAAAGCTTCGACTATTTTTCAGATATTGTAAATTCGAGTTTATTTTGTTATAGATTTTACCGCTCGAACTCGTTTTACATTCAGATACAGTATTTTTTAGATAATTTCGATCGACATTGATTTCTGAATACCTTTTCTCAAAATAATCAATGTAATTATCATCTAAATCTCGCAAACATTTTACAAGTTTTCTCATAGAAAAGTCAGTGAATGTTGTATTGTCAACTGTTTTAGATTCAAATGTGTCAAAGTGCGCTATCACATCTATAAGTAACGCTAAGAAATAATTGTTACGGTTTACAGCTTGGTTTACAAGTAGATTTGATGAATCCTCTACATCACAGAAATGATCATACTCATCTCGAATAAAATCACCAACATCATCAATCAAAGCGTCGACGCTTGTTGTCTTAAAGTTAAGTGTGCGCTTCATATAGTTAGAAGCTTGGAAAAATATTCGCTTAGATGACAACATACATCTGTTTATGATTTTATCTGGGCCAGCTGGGTCACCGTACATTTTGCTTTGTGGATCTAGCCATTTTCTGTGCTTTAACGCGTATGTTATTGAGTTGATAAGCCAATCATAACAGCCATCAATAGATACTGATTTGTAACACGTATTATAATATTTACTTATCAGACCCCAATATCGACAAATAAGTGCGCTCAAGTACGCTTGACTCAATATTGGATCAGATTCGTTTTCAATGTATTTGTTTGCTAAGTCATTCTTGTTAGCTTTTCGCCAATTCGGAATAATCTCAGCTGTTTCTTCATATGAACGCTTTAAATCTGAAATCATCCATTACCTCACAGTTTATATTTATATTAATATTATATTAGCTAAGTTTGAAAAAATCAAGTGTTTTTCGAAACTTTTTAGACTAATTCTTTTATCGCAATATATTATAGACTCTAATAATAAATAAATCAACTAGATATGAAAAAAGGAAGGTATATAAATACCCCCCTACTTTTCTTCATATACTTTTAACTAAAACTCTAATGTGTAATTTTTGTATATTATAGCCACCTGCTAATATTGATTCAATTCTTACTTTACCCAACTTACCTTGAACTATACCATTAAGTACAGGTCCTTGAGAGCTTTGTTGAAGTGTTATACTTGACCAATTTGTAACCGATCCAATGATACTGTAAACTCTGTTATATAAGTCAAGCACAAGAACTTTCGCAGCCTCAACATTTTGCTTATGAATTTCTTCATCAGTATAATAGATATAGGTACGCGGTTTCTTTACATCACTGTCGCGATATTTTTTATCATATTCGTCCCAGCGATTAATAAGCTCATATTCAAGTTCGTGCAAAACATCAGGTACGTCAGATTGATAGATAGTTTCGATAACCTGTGCTTCGGCGTCCTTGGCTCTAAGTTCATCAAGCTTCGCTTCGAGATTCGCTATTTCTTTTTTAAGACGTCTGATATCATCTTCGCGATATTCAATATCAAGTGCGTCAAAGTAAAACTTGTATTCTTTATAATCAGAAACAGTGTGAAGCAAATTTCGACAATCAGCTATAGTCAAATTTTTATCTAAAAGCTGCTTATTAACTTTATCGATAAAAGCTTGATATCTCTGTATTGACTTTTGCTTCTTTTCAATTTGCTTTTCTGTGCTTTCGATTCTTTGTTGAATAGTTTCAGTTTTCATATCTCTAACCTCATATATATTATATGAAATTATAGGGAAAAAATCAACTGGATTTTAAATCTTGAATATAATTTTGTAATATTTTATAGCCAGATTCCGCTAACTTATCATCAACAACATAATCACTTATCGCACCTTTTGTCTGAACAATATCCCAAACGCGTTCATCAATAGTGTCTTTTGTTATGAGATTGTAGATAAATACATTTTTAGATGTACCTATTCGATAAATACGATCTGAACATTGTGTGAATACACCCTCAGTCCATGGTGTGTCAATAAAAATAAGATACGAAGCTGCGTATAAGTCAATACCTGTACCTGCTTTTTGCCATGTACCTAAAAACACTTTTCGGCTTGGATCAGTTTGAAACTGTTCTGATACTATTATTGGATCACATTTTGTATCGCCGGTAACAACTAGCGGATTCAAGTCTTCAAGTTCTTCAGATAATATCCGTATTGGTTCTTTAAATGTTGAAAATATAACAACCTTTTCGTTACCTGATACGACCTGACGCGCCAGATCAACTGCGCGCTGTATTTTCGCTGAATTTATCTGAGATGTAGTAAGAATAGATGGCGCAGCGGTAGCTTGTCGCAATCTAGTAACCATCGCTAACAAGCTTACGGTTGAAATCTCAACTTTATCTACTTCTTCTACTATTTTATGAGAGATATCAGAATAAAATTTCGCCTGTGTATCATCCATCTCAACATACTCAGGTATAATAGTTTTAGGTGGTAAATTAAGTAAAGACTTATCCCGTCGTATTGAGTATTTGCTGAGCTGGTCTTTAAGTATATCTAAGTTCTTAAAACCAACAATTTGATTACCAAAATCGCCACCATATTGATAGTAGAAGTGCTCAAAGACTGATTTACAAGAGTTCTCAGCACCAATCCAACGTAATGGTACTAAACAGTCAATAGGATCATTAAGTAAAACAGTACCTGTAGCGGCTATCTGATGTTTTGCTTTTTTCAGCTTAAGTAAATTATTACCTTGTTGACTGGATGGATTCTTACAGACATGTGCTTCGTCTAACACAATCATATCGAATACGTTTGGTTTATTCTTATTAATAGCTGAAGCAATCTTTTTATCTCTAAGCGTCTCAATATTTGTTATAACAAAAAACTCGCTGATATTCTCGCTTAATTGCGCTAAGCGCTCCGCAACAGAGCCAATAGAAAATTTACCTTTTTTCGATATTTTTTGACCTAATACTCTATATGATAAATCACAGTGTTTTTTTATTTCTTTTACCCAGTTCATTTTCAAGGTATTAAGACCGCAAATAACTAAGCAATGTTCTATTTTATGTTGTTTATAGAGTTCTTCAGCTATATGTATAATTGACGCTGTTTTACCAAGCCCAGGTGCGTCAAGAAGTAAAAATTTATCGTGATTTAAGCCATATTGAATAGCTTCTACCTGATGATCTAACGGTTTGATTTTGTAGTCAGATAAAGTATAGATTTTATTAGTATCTGGTTTATCTCGCAATAGCTTTAAATTTATATCACCAATATGGCAGGCTTTATCGAGAAAAGCGGATAAGTAGACGGATGGTAGTTCCCATGTATGGTTTTTCTTATCATAAACAGCTGTACCAAAGGATTTGACTATTTCGATTAAATTCGTATCGTAAGGAAATGTTATGAAAAGAGATGTTATCCCTGGTACATGTTTAGTTTGCTTTTCTTCAATCTCAATTGTCATTATTCAAAGTCTTCAAAAAGGCTGATTTTCTTTTCTTTTAGAGGCGATACATAGTCCGTTGTAAAGTCTTTTGCTGCGTCTATAGTTGCTTTAAATGTTATGTTAGCTTTTACATTGAAATGAGTCCCACAATGATCACAAATGTAAGACTCATTTGGATTCATTGTCATACCCTCGAATGTTTCTACTTTACCTTCGCGTGTCTTTTCGATATTAGTTGGCTTGCCGAAGAAGCTGTTTGGCAGGTAGATCTCAGCGGGTAGGTATTCGCAACCACATGTTGGACAAACAATTACATCAAGTTTTTCTTTTTTCATTATACATACCTTCATTTAGATATTATTATATATAATATCATACATTTATAGTATTAAGAACTTAATGTTTTTCAAAAATTAGTAAAAAATAAGTACATAGATTTTATTCTCTATGTACTAGTATAGTATAATATGAGGCCTCGGTTGCGAGTAAAAAACTTAGTAATAAAGCTTAGTTACTGCCAGCGAGGCAATATTTCGTTAATTGTATATACAGGTTATTGAACTGGATCTAAGTCGCCATCATCTATTGTGACTGATCTAGTTTCTGCCCCTGTGGTGAACCTTACCTTGCTATCTTCTGGTACTTGCCATGTACTACCTACTTTCTCAAGCAAATGTAGGTAATAAGGGGTACCAGTGTCACCACTCGATGATTTTGTAGTTACAAATTCAACCCCAGTATATATTTGTCCCCCACCTGCTGCTTCCGTATCAGTACCATTAATTGTCTTAAATTCAGGCTGGGTCCCAGATTGAGTTGTATTGATTGTTATTTTTGCGTAGATAGATGTAGCGTTAGGAAACTCTTGTTGAATAGATAGAGTTACTGGGACGATATCAGGTACATGTATCCAATATCCGTGAATATTAAAATCGATACTGGTGCCCTTGTAATTAATAATGAAGCTATCTTTGTCGACAAGTCTATTAACAATATTGATAATATTAGATTCAGTCATTAATCTAGCTTGAGCTTGGTAAGCTGAGTCTCTATTTGATGTAGGAAATATTTGTATTTTATCTGATTCTAGGTACATATCTTTATCCTATTATTTACTTACTTTTTTAAGTAATGTTCTATTACTTACTGGTGTTGATTTAGTAGTTTCGCTTGGTGTTGTAGGTGATTTATCAATAGTGCTTGCGACGTCTGTTATTGATACTGTCCATTCAACAATAACTGTCGTGCCTTCAGTTAGTGTAGTATTTATTTCAGGAAACTTAACTGTTGCTAAAAGTTGATTGGCTGGTACACTGGCTGCGCTATTATATATTTTTAATTTAGTTATATTAGTAGAATATTGTTGATTTCCATTTGCATTTGCAAAAGCACCATAGGGTATATAACCAACAAATCTAGCTATAGGTCCATCATCAATATAAGCTCTACTTATTGGGATTTTATACAACAGTAAATCTGTGTCTTTACCGTCTTTATTGCCAAATAGCGATAAAAACTTTGGCATTTGATCTACAGCATCTCGATCGCCTGTAATTGCTCGAAGTATATAGGTTATGAAGATGTCTTCTGCGGTATTATGGTTAGTCACTGTTTTATAAACAACACCATTGCGACAAAACTTCAATGTAGCGTTACCTGAATATAAAAAATTACTTATTGTATTATCCATATTTATTCCTGTTATAGATGTTATGAATTTTGGTTGGATTATGGTTCAACTGTAGGGTAAATTTTTATTGCACTCTCCCCACCATTTTCATTTTCCCAAGCCTTAGCTGCTTCATATTGACTACCACTGACAACTTCCATAGTATCAAAATTGTTAAGCAATCTACTCTTGATATTAGAGTTAGGATCTACAATCCAACTATCACTTACACCACGTATACTCGAAGTAGTTGAAAGTGGCCCAACAACTGCTATAAGCTTATCAGTATCTGCTTTAAACTTTTGTTCTATATTTCTCGATTTATCTAATAAAATATATGGATATATATCATAAATATACCCTGCTGGAAGTATATATTTTAATAACTCATCTAAAGCTTTCCGCGTTTTGCTGCTGAGACGTACTGGTGTATATATACGTATTTCATAAGATGAATCAGCAGCAGATTTTGGCTTGTTGTCAATTTCGACGATAGCTGGGTCTATAGAATGTTCTGCATGTAAAATCGCATTAACTGCTGCTTCAATACTTTTTTTAGTACCTTTATTCCTAATAATATAAGGGTACGCACTTAATATATATCTCAATACAGTATTATCAATATCGATGTTAGTGATAAAACCAATTCGAGTAGCTAAAAGTTTAACTACTCGGTCATTGACTTTATTTGGGTCTAATATATCTGTTATTGTGGATATATCAAATTGTACCCCATTATTTATACAATCGTATAATCTACAAAATAATTGAAAATCTCGCGATTGCTCTAAATAAGTTGATGGTACATTATTCTGTAATCTAAACATTTACGCCTCATTATAGTATCATAATATTCGACCCAGCCAAATCTAACTGAGCAATTGTGAATCTATTACAGTAATGATTACTTGACCAAAAAGAATCAGGCTTAAGTGGATCATCAACACGCACTTCGTCTGGTACGATATATGTATAATCAAAAGTAGCAGGTTTAGCGTCAATTTTATGTCCCTCTAACTTTGTTGCTATATTTTTACGCACACTATCATTATCTAAGTTGACATTATCAGCAAACACATAAAGTATATTATCCACTGTCACTTTCGCTTTACCAGAACAAGTTACTGTAAATTGAGTTAAATTAGTATCACCTGAATCTGGAGCTTTTAGCTGTATATAATTTGCCCCAACAGTTGTTATAGTAACGCTTTTATTTGTAGTGCTACTAGCTGCTGTATCTAAAGTTGAGCTAGAATTAAAATTAACTACTGACCCATTAATCCCATTAGGTATTGAAACAGTTACTTTATCAGCATTCGAAGCAATATCATTAACTGATAATTTAATTATTGCTCTGCTGCCTGATTTTGCAGGATTTTCACTGCCATGCAATAATGTTATTGGATAATCATATTTCACAACTTTTGCATTGTCTTTAATATAAGGTAGAGTAAATGAGTCAATTGTGCTTGGTATAAAAGCTAATGCGTTCAAAGTATACCCAACATTGCCCTCTAAGTCAAGTACGCTCATATCAAGGTCAGCACCACCTGCTAATTGTACATTTTGACTAAATAAAATAGATTTATTAGTGATTGCTTCAGTACCTATTCTAATTATTTGATTATCGACCAATACTTGTGGATTCGAAGGCGTTGCATTTAAGTTCAATCTAGAACGTATTTGCCACTCTATACCCTTAAGTTCTTGTTCGGCTTCATTGGGGTTTTGATATTTCAGGTCTTCGCATTTTTGAAGGTTGTTATTCACATCATTTGTTACTTTTGCTTTGACAGTTGTTCCTTTGCCAAATGTGTATATAATCATCTCATGTAAAACAACATTATCATCATTTGCAAAGTGATAAAAAGCGTTATCAGGTATACCTGAAATTCCATTCTCTGCAATTTTCTCAGCACTGATATTTTTATTTACTTTAATTTCTTGATTACTCTTGAGAGCACGGGTTAATTTTGTTCCTGATCCTAATATAACTATACCGCTTTTAATTGCGTCCGTGTAGATAAAATACTCATTTGTATCCAAAACTTTTTCATGTACATTCGCAGCAAATAAAATATTATCAGAATTATTTAAGATCCAGTAACAATTATTAGTTGAATCTATATTTGTTATGTTTTCGCGCAATGATTCAAATCGCTTGTTTGATCCTAGATCAATTTGCTGTTCTGCTGTGCCGCTTAATGTAATACCGTCAGTACCATTTATTCTAAAATATTTAGCATTGCTTGGTGGCTGTGTCGTTACTTGCTTGCCATCTTTGGTGTATTTGAATACAACTTTAATATTCCATTGACCTGAATTAACAAATGGGTAAACAACACCATCAGCAAAAGTAACATTACCAGAATTTATAGTATTAGATATGGTACAAGTAACAAAGTCTTTAACTGTTTGGATTGCTACATAACTTGGTGATAGTGCTTGAATATTTTCATTTTCTTTTAACGTATAGCCAGTTGTTAAATCAGCTGTAGATATAGTGACCTCACTTGTTATTTTCTGTATATTTGAATATTGGACACTATTGGTTTGTCCTATTTGCCATTCAAAATTATCATTAAAATCAATTAATTGAGTATTACCTCTCATAACCATATTTGTTTTAATGTCGGTAGTAATAGTATTGTTTTCACTGAGTTTCAGATTACTGGCCGCATTAGGATTTTGTGGATCAATATATTTACCAATATATGTTGTATATGAAGGTATATCAACAATTGCTGTTCTTATTCTCGAATCAGAATTTTCAATAGTTTTAACAAGTGTATCATAATCAATACTCTCACCAAATTCTACTTGTCTCGAGTTATATTTCAACATTAATGCTTGTTGAATTTTATTTTTAAGGTCTTTTATTTCTTCGTTTGATAATTTGTAATAAGTAAGTATCTTAGCGTTTACAACAAATTTATTCTTGAATATAACAACTGGATTATTCGTATTATCAATATAATCATGTTGCATGCAACTAAGATTTTCGCTTGATTCTAATTTTTCAACGATAAGATTTCTTGAAGCACGTTTTAATGTGAATGTATCGTTAAAATCAGCTATAGAACTTATATTTGTAACTGGACTAAGTGGTGCTAAAGCTAAATCATATGCTGTGAAAGTTTGAAGGCCTGTGCCTGAATCATTATAGGTAGCAGTTATAAATTTTTTCTTACTGATATTCTCATCATCTATAGTTGTGTAAACGCTTTGTAAGTCATTTGTTCTATCTGAGACGACTATATTTGAAACATAATTATTAGTACCATTCTTTGCGTTGTAGATGTTATTCTCATAATCTCTACATGTAACAAGTGTATTGAATGTACCAATAGTTTTTTTATAATTCTTATAAGCCTCATCAAGAGTCTCGGGGTCTTTACCACTTGTAGCTGAGTTTGGATTTTGAATTATGATTGAATCATTAAGATTTGTTTCAGTATCATCACTACTTTTTGCTATAATGTCAACTGTACAAGTATTTATTTCTTTAGCGCTTACGTTACCCTTAACACCTGAACTAATAACATATCTAATTCTTAATCCACTTCCAATTAAATTTCCTATATCTTGTGGGAATTGTACATAACAAGTATCAGAGTTGGGTAAAACGCCGAATTCGAATATAGTTTGGTCTAAAATCTCTGAAGCTAAGTTATCAACTTTAGTCCAAGCACTATCCCAACTATCACCATCTCGTTTAATAAAAATACCATTTTCAGCTACATAAGGTTCTCTGAAATATAATCGTAAATCAGCGTCGAGGTTATTTAACGTTATTAATGTCTCGCCGTTTATTTCATATTCATAATTAGCACCTTCTATAGCAGGTATATCGGTTATAGCTTGTCCTTTAGTAGATAGCTCACTTTTATTTACATCTCTAGTTAAAGTATATATAACATCGCCTGCGTCATTGGAAAACATGGTGAAAATATCAAATATATTTTTACCGGATCTATCACCTGTTGAAAATGAAGAAGCGCTTGCTACTTTACCTGAATTATCAACCATACTCAAAGTAGTAGTAGCAGACCTATACCACTTCATCTTATATCCAAGAATGTCATATATTTTACGAGCATTTCCATACTGTGTTACAGACAAAGGAAACGCTTCGAGTATGTTCTTATCTATATTGTAATTATTTTTATCCGCTATAATAGCGTTGAGTTTAAGTAATATTAAACCAGGATCTGATTCGTTTGTAATTTCAGGATCCCATTTATTTGTAAGTTTTTTAACAAGATCAATAAGCTCAGGATATATAGTTCTAAAATCTTTGTTGGTGTATGAGATATTACTTATTAAATCTCTCGCCATTTGTTCGTAATCTGTATTAGCCATTTATATTAAATTTCCTCATCACTTGTTAGATTTATGTTATATAGATCAGTTGTATAATCGATTAGATTTAAACACTTTATATTTACATATACATTACTTCGATCTGAAGTAACTTTTATATCACCTCGTTTCACAATGATCTGTGGCATGAACGTGGTTATAGCGGTATATATGTCATCGATAACGAGATCTCGTAATACGATATTATTTTGATCATGTATAAGTTTTTTTATATTAGTACCAAAATAAGGATCCCCAAATAAGCTTGTTTTATCAGATAATAATAAAAGTTTAAGGTTAGATGATGTAGCATCATGATCCTTAATTATATTAGTACTTGAGTTACCTAACATTATTGGAAAAGCTATTGATTTCATTTTTTATTTATTTGATCCTTTATTTTTTGAATTTGGTCACTCAAGGCGTCTATAGCTGTTTGTACATTACATTTTAGCCCATATAATTGACTCAAGTCTATTGAATTGGTGTTATCAACTATTATAGTGCTTGGAATCTTTACAGATTTATCAACTTTAATTGAATAACCCGAAATGTCTGGATTAGCTAATGATGATTGCTCTCGAACGAGATTTCCTAATATAACTGGCTTACCTAAATCATCATCTTCAAAGCCTACAAAAACAATATCACCAACACCTAATAAGTTTGTGCAGTTGGGCAAGCTACAAATAGAAGCTACCCGCAGATTATCTGTACTTACACTGTTTTGTGCGTCTTTTATAGAATCAAATATTGGTAAACGCACCTTAGCTGAATATGGTGATAATATTTCTTCAATAATTCCTTTTGTTATCATAAAATTGGACTACCTGTCTGCGATTCTGGGATTCTAAGTAATGATAAGGTTGTGCGATAACCATTTATATCTACTTGATCTACTTGTTTTGTTATTGCGTATATACCACTTGTATTATGTTTTTGACCATAAAATAATACATTTAACTTTATATATTGCATCAATAAAGCTGGACGTAATAAACCTTTTACTGTTATCGACGCGCTGATAGAATATTGTAACATTGTATCCCACCAGACTTTATCTGCTTGTGTTGTCTTAAGTAAATTAGTTGAACGTGTTAAAGCTGGTGAATATTCAACAACTGTATTACCTTCATTATCTATACGATAAATATATTCAGGTTGCTGTATTTTTTCTGAATATTTTTGATATAATGAATAAGCTTCATTATCCTCTATTTGTAAATTTGTTACAAGCGTATTACCAGGATAACCAATATCGATCTCATACATATTATACACAGAAGTGTCTTGAATATTTGCAGCTAACCGTGTAACTTTAAAATATGGGCCACCGAACTCACTGGTCAAATCATCATAAACAACAAGCGAATATCTACCAGAGTAACCAACCCTAGATGAAATAGGACTCATACAGCTGACTAGATAATTGAGATAAGAAAACAGATCTATATTTCGCTTTTCTTCAATAGTTACTACAGCATCATCACCCGCAATAAGACCCTTAGTTAAAACTGTTTCTAGATCTCTCATGCCATAGAAAATATCTTGAAGTCCATACGCTTTATTATACAGGATTTCTTTTATTTTATCACTTGGCTTAGCTATAGCACGTTGAAACGTAAAGTTACCAGCTTTAGCTAATACTGATTCACTTACAGCTGTTATAGTGTAAGTTATCACTGAAGAATTTATATCTACAGATCTGCGAATATTATTTATTAAAGCAGATTCTTCTCTAAATATAAATGATGGGGCTGACATATCTCCGTAACTTATACTTATACGCCAGTTATCTGATATTGAACTTAATACCTTATCAATGAAGTTAGGATCATCACCAGCTCGAATAGCGTATTTTAAATTAATAGTATAGTTATTTACAGCACCATTAATTTTTTCAACTGTCAATGCAGTCATATAATTAGGGTATTTAACCCTAGCGCTTATATTACTATTTTTTGAATTAATTACATTCTTATCATAGATACCAAAAGTAGATTCACCAATACGTAATCCAATAAATGGTGTCTCTACTCTAGATGTTGTAGATAAAAGTGATGTATTAGTTGCCATTGTTACGCCTCATAACTGACTGAACTGAATGTTGGGATTTTTATTTCAGAACCTACCTCTAAAGGTTTGAAAGGATCTTGAATTCTGTTAAAATCTGCAATTAAGAAAAAATATGTCGGATTATTGTAAGCGTCTAAAGCTAAGCTATCTAATGTTTCACCCCTTTTCACAATGTGAATTATATATGGGGTAGTTTCTTTTAATTGCGATGTTGTACCATAAACATATTTATTATCCTCAGTATTGAAATAATAAGGAAAACTTGAATATCTACAAAAATAATCGTACGATCTATATGATTTATTAGTTAAAATGTCCATAATTTACCTTTTAAATAATCTACGCTCTAAGGTTTTATTTAGACCTCTAAAACTTCCTTGAACCATAACTGATTGTGCGTCGTATGGATCAACCTCGGTAACAGTAAAGCTAATATCTACTTTTGCGTATTTATCATCTACGAGAAGTGGCATATTATATGTTACGGTTATACCCCCATTGACTACACCTTTGATATATATTTCATTACCAAAACGTAATGCAATCATTGGTGGGTTTACCATTTTATTTGCTGTAGCGTAAGCTGGTAAAGCTATTGCTTGTAGCTGTTTTATTATCACATCTACATAATCATCACCGAGGTCAGCTTCGTTGAGATTAATATTACTAACACCGTAATTAACTTGATTCATTAGATCTCGATGTAAACTTAAAGTTATTTGCATTGATCTAGGACCACTATAACTGTAAGAAAATATTGGTGCGGATCTCGCTAATATAGGTGTTGATTGAAATGTAGAACTTAAACTATCAGCGATACTCTCTGGGTATGTTGGCAAAACAACGAAAGTATCCGTGTGATACATATATAGATAATTTGTGATCAAATCAAATTCATTCGCCATTATACTTTTTGACCTCTCGTTATTACCTGCTCAACGTCTTTATCAACATAACCTGTTATATCAAATTTGTTTGTTATATAATTACTTGCTAAGGTTAAATTATATAAATATTCTCGTAATTTATCATCCCAGACATCCTTTGTAGAGTCTTTCATGTCAAAAGCAGGTGTAAAGTTTAATTGCGCGTTCGTTATAGACGAAGCGTATGTTTGTATACGCTCGATGTTTTTATTTATGGTTTCATCTTGAGTAATTACATTGTAAACTAAATATTCAATTAATCTATTACTGAAAGCATAAGAACGTGAACTAGATATCTGCGTTAATGATAATTCGCTTATGAGCGAATTCACAGAACGTATTTTGAGAAAAATAGAATCAGGCACGCTTGCATGGACAGATAGGGGTTTAGTTTTAAGTGTATAGTCGCCTTCGAGGACTACTATAGATGAGTCTACATTAAGGGGTAGCTGTATAAATAATTTAAGAAATCGAGTATATGGGTAAGTAGTTGAATCAGGATATGGGGTAGTGTATGTAAAACCATCCCTGAATGATGTGTAAGAATATACTGCACCACTGTCTTCATTATCGCTGGAACTGTTAGGGTTACTTGTGATTTTTTTATCAGTAAGTTTTATTAACCCTTTATTACCATATAAACCAGTTATTACTTGAACTTGAGTCCCGCAATCAACAAATATGCTGTAAGTAGTTCCGAATTTAACCGGTACAGCTATAACTTTTTTACCATAAATATTAGGATTTGATTGCTTAATAACTAATTTATCACTCGCAGTTTCAGTATCTGATGCTGTAGCTGTACCTATAAATATATCTGTGACATAATCATTAGTATAGCAATTATAGAAGGGCATTAAATCTATATTATGTAAATCTCTAATGCATCTCAAGTACTCACCAAGGTAATAATGTGTCTTACTATCGTACCCATCATTAATTGATCTATAGGTTGATGTAAAACCAGGATAATTTTGACCAAAATTATATGGGTGAATAATATCTAACTGTTGATTGAATTTCTCTGGATCATACTCAAACACAGTATCTTTTGAGTCACTTTTAGCTCTGACCAGATAATTATCAGTAACATAATAACAACCTGGGACTAGTAATTTACCTTTATATAGAGTATCTACAGTAGGTAAATTTGTGGTAGCTATAAGTTGTTTTATGAATTTAGATTCAATTGTGTTTGTATAAAATTGTTGCATATGAATTAACCACCAATCGTGGATAAAGTAACAGGTGGCATGCGATCCACATAAACACGCAATGAATCACCTGCTCTAAATGTCACGCTAAATAATTCTAATAGGGCTGATACTTTTGCTAATAGTTCTGCTTGTTGCTCTTTAGCTTCCTTAGCAGAACCTGTGACATCAACATTAGCTGATTCCTCAGCAGAAGCTAATGAACTTTGATATATATCTGAAGATGATGTCGACCCAATGTAAGTTGTTTCACTTGTTGTTTGCGTCGAACCTATCGTAATACCTGTAAAACCTTGTCCACGCTTTAATATATCTTCAGCACCCCAATTGGATAATGATAAATTATTTTTACCAGATAAACCATTAACAATTGTGCCGATATTACCTAAAACATTAGCTCCTATGATACCGAGTTTCATTAACTGAGTAACAGTAGCATTTAAATCTACTGCGTTACCCATAACTGATATTGTAGGTATATTAATACCACCTGTAGCTTTTTCAATTAAATCTGTTACGATCCAAGTTGTATAAGAAGCAGCGTTACTAGCAATACTCATACCTGTTGTGGCCATCATGTTTTCAAACATTGTATTTATACGCTCAGATAAATGCATTCTGCTTGGGACTTTAGCGAGTTGATTTTCTACCTCACTTACAGCACCAGCGTATGATAACATATTGTTTGAAATACTGACAAGATCTTTTGACGATAAGTTCAACAATGATGTTAAATCAGATATCGTCATACCAAATAAGTTAGCGTATTGTGACTTAACAACCATATTATCTGTTCGAGCTATGTCTTGACCTAATCTGATAATACTGCTGAATAACTTATTAGCTGTAGTAGCGTCAACACCACCTGTAAGTAAGCTACCAAAATCAAGACCAGCTCTACTTGAAGCGGCTACTAATAATCTTTGTAGCGATTGATTTGATGATAAACCTGATATATCACCTGTACCTAAATAATTTAATCCTTGAGCTAATGATTGTATCGTACTGTCTGATACACCAACTGAACTCATAGAACCTAACCATTTTTGAGCTACATATTCAAGTTCAACTGATCTGTTTCTTCCAAGTTGGGAAGAAATACCAAGTAAATTGCTTGATATGCTAGAAGCTTTATTCATATAAGACGTGTCTCTAAACTGTGCATTAAAGAACTGCGTCAAATATGCTTCCATACCTAAACGAGCTGCTGTGCTATCAGCTTGTTGTATACGAATTAATTGAAGTAATGTACCATTGGCTACATCGAATGTTTTAGCGATTTTTTCAGATATTGTTCCTAAAAATGCTCTCTGCTCTACATTATATACAATACCTTGTTCAACTAAAGAATTTAACTTTTCGAGAACTTTTACTTGCGATACGTATTGACTACTGCCGATAGCGCCGCTGATGGTTGAAACCATTCCTTGAAAAGTTTTACCAGAACCTTGAATTCTAGCTTCAATACCAGACATATATTGATCATAAATACCAATATATCTCTCAACGCTTGTCAAAGCTGCTGAGGTAGCGTTTTTTACAGCATTAGAAGCTGCTTTACCTAAATTCTTCGCAAAATCTATTCCGAATTGCGCTGCACTCGCTTTGATCTTATCTGAAGCTTTGGTAGCGTATTTAGCTTCTTCTTCCCAATACTTCTTACGCTTATCTAGACTTTTCTTATTTTCTTGTTCTTCAATCTTAGCTAAAGCTTCCATAGTAGCTTTTTTAGCTTTGATTTCGTCACCATTAAACTTTTCTAGATAGTGTTTACGAATTTTTTCTTCTTGTTCTAATTTATAGCGAAGTGCAGAGGAAGAATTTGACTTACCTTTACCTTCGATGTCGTCTAGCATTGAAATTTTAGCCATATGTCTTCCTCTAATTAATTATTGTATTGTTGCTTTGCTTTGTTAATTGCGTCATTACGTAATTTGTTTTCTTCCTCAGCATCTTGCATCAAAAATTCAAGCAAATATTTTCTCTCAACTGGGGTTATTTTACCTAAGTCCACATATGATGTATTCAAATGTTTGGATATCATGTAGCGTTCTTTCGCTATTTCTTTATATCGATATGGACCATAAGGTGTTTTACCATCTTTACAAAATTGTGGGTCTAAAAAATTCAGATGTGATGGGAAAGTTACTTTTGTAATCTACACCACAAACTGAGCATTCGTTTTCCAGGATCGTGTTAATCCCAACCTTTGAGTTAAGCTTTTCTGCTGTTTGCATGATAGCGTTTGTGTCCGCCATCGGTAATTTTCTAATAAAAGATGATAATTGAACTGCGTCTAATACTTGATTATCAACTTTATCTATTAATGATTCAAGTAAAAATACAAGTGATTGATCAGCACTATTTGGATTTTTCTTTATAAATTCTTTTTTCTTCAACTCAACTGACTCTAGCAATCTAGGTGTCTGCATTCTTAAGTCAACAACTTTTTTAGTTCTTGGAAGTGTAACAGACATTAAATCTTTTATAGAATCATCATATTCGAATACTTCAAGACTTTCTAGGTCAATTTCATTCGTATTAATCGTATTACAGTATGGGCATACGGTAGTTATTGGGTATTTTGAACCATATGTAACTATACGAAGTTTATGAAGTAAGAATTGATAATCACCAATACACATGTCATAAGCTGAAATACCTGGCTTGACAACTAAACAATCATCTATAATGTCCGCCATGGCTTTATAAGGTGTATCAGTATGAGCTAATCTACGCATCTCATGTTCTGTTGTCATTGATGCTATTTTGATGTCAGGATTTACTTGTTGCTTATATACTCTACCTTTTGATGGTAAGGTATATGATTCAGCAATTGTCCAATTATTATCCATTCAAGCCTCCGATTAAATAAATAAAGCTGCTATACTTCTTGGATATAGCAGCTTTATTTTATAATATTAAAATTTTTATATCCAGATTTATTTTTATATACTATATATACAGGAATTAATCTGGTAAACTCATTATAGCTCTATCATATTCGATAGTTGCACTGATAGTTTTCTTACCATCGCTGCTCATCGAATACGCATCTTCAGATAGTCCTGATATAAAGCAACCTTTAAGCTGCCATTGTCTTACTTGTTTCGTATAATCTGGTGTGTATTCAATTAACCAGCAATCTTTCTTATAATCCGCTGCGTTACCTACTCTATCTGTTTTTACATTATATGATAGGTTTTGCCATGCCATTAAAGCTGACTTACTATCTGCGCCGATCCAGTCATTGACAACAAGTGAACCAGAAGCAAATGAAGGCGTACCAGCAAACTTGATTGTCGAGTTACCACGCTTAACCGGAATTACTTCTTGCGTAAACATTGGTATCGAAGCACTATCGACTGATAATCTCAAAACTTCCTGTGCGTTTGTAATATAAGCGTTTTCTTCAGAACCATCAGCACCTACTCTCAATAATTTATCTAATCCAGTGACAACAAACTCAAAGGTGTTGTTTCTCATTGGATCATATAAAGCAGGGTTATCAGCTAAATGATAAGTTCCATATGTATTATCTTGCGGCATATTTTATTTTCCTCACTTTATTGAATATTAGCTTCTACACCGTCTGTAAGTTCAATTGTTATAAACCAATCCTCTACAGGTTCAATAGGAACTAATCTTATAATAGCTTCAATTGTAGCTTTCTTTGTTGTTGCTACCTTAATTATTTGATAACTTGCAATACCATTACCTGATAACATTTTTGCTAATACTGGTTCGATTTGAGATTTGAAATTCAACCACATTATATCAGTATTGTTTTCAAATGTGTAACGTTTACATGCTTGATATAATGTTTTCTTTAAATCACATGTCAATACACGAATGTTAAGGAATGATAATGCTTTCAGATCACCATCAGCACTATTATTCTTAAGTGTTCTATTACCCCAAATCGTATACCCATATGGTTTAATATTTGTTATACAGTTAATAGCAACATTGTTTCTTGGTTGATATAAATCAGCAATAGCGTTTGTGATATTTTGAGACAATCCAATTAATCCACTTGGAACGCCTCTCGAAACACCAGCAACTGCATACCAATTTGGATTGGTTTGTGTTGAAGCTGCGAATGCACTTAAATATCCGAAAGAAGCTGGTAATATATATTGCTCATTATTTTGAGTGCTAAGTCTGTATGTTGCGTATGGTGTAAACATAGCGCCGTAAGTATAACCATCCTCACTATCTCCACCTTTTCTAGTTATTGTCAAACTGTTTTTAACATACGCTGATAAGCTAGAATAAACAGACCCAGCTGTTGTTTGTAATGTTCTGGTAGATTTATTTGTATGATCTACAAGTGCTATACAATCACCACGCTTAGCTGCTGTCTCAATTAAGTTAACGAATACATTATATGTTTCAATTATTTCAGTGTTATCTTTTTTTTCGGCTAAACCAAATTCAAAACTTGGGTAAGCACCTAAGGTTAAGAATTTAATTTGATATTCACCTTTATCCATCAAATTATAAAGCTTACTATTTTCAACTTCACAGCTCTCAATGAAAGCTTTATAAATATCAGTAACTTTAAATTCATCTTTAGTCTTATAATCAGCATTTGATGATAAACCTAAAGTCTGTATATCTTCAAAACCTGAAGGTGTACCCGTGACCCCATCCTTTGGCCAGTCAATATCAATGATATCTGAGGTGATGTATTTATAGTATATTTTTGATGAATCAGCTTTTGTAGCATCTAATACAAAATCAAAAGATTCAACTTTCTCAGAAACACCCAACTCATTAGAAGCTGCTAATTTAATAGTAATTTGATAATGTTTTTCATCATCATTAACTGATTTAATCATAACTGAAATCAAAGTACCAACGCGACCACTGTAAATGTCTTTTGCAGTAAATGTACCCCAGTTACTAACTGTACAGCTAGCTTTCTCAATTTTACCTGAAGTAACTCTTTCATAAAGTATAGGCAAGTTTTTACTCAATAATTCAGCAGCTAGAATAAATGACTTCTCGAAATCATCTACCTGATACATTGAACTTGTTGGTTCAGCTGTACCTGTAAACTTATACGTTTTTTTGGTTTTATCGCTGTTTGTAATTTCAACTACTGGATAGCCTTGCGCTGTCTTAAATTTGTAAGGTTTACTGCCAAATATAGAATAAAATTCAGATAACGTATTACACAATACAGGTGTATCTATTGGACCTATATTTGCGTAACCAGGTATATACACAATATTTGGTGTAGTATCAACTGAATAAGGACTTGTTAGATCCCTTTCATATATATTAATACTAGGCATTTAAAATTCTCCTTATTATATGTCTATATATAAATTAATCGTATTGAAATTGTATCTCATCTATACATACATGATCTTTTGCCCTGCAATCATATAAATAAGCGTCATCTACATGTATTTGTAATGTAAATCTAGTAAACTCACCTGCAAATATACGCTCAGGTATATCTGAATTATCTTCAATTGTTGATAAAAGTCTTATATGAGCTTCTTTTATTGACTTACAGTTATTATAAGGCAATTCAACAATTAATGTCGGGTAATTTATTAGATTAAATACAAAATTTCGTACATATTCATCACCTTCGTTAAAATACCTTGTGTAAATATCTATCTGATAATTTAAATCAATAGGTATTGCGTTTAGTATTAAACCACGAGTTGGTGTATTATTTTCTTCTTTGTATTTAATAGTTAATCCATCATATGTTAATGGTTTTTTATTTGTATTAAGTATCTCTATCTGTGACGCTCTACGCAAAGTTATTAATGGTAACTTTATTGGGGCGTCATTCTCAATGTCTGCTTTGTATTCAAATAAACGTCTTGTCTCGTTTGGGGATGTAATTCTCATCGAATCATCCTTTACCCAACCTTTTATTTTATCTAATAAAGCTTTATCATAAAGTCCTACAGACATTTATCAATCCCCTGTTCTTGAATATTCATCAAAGAAAAATCCGAAATTATCTGCTATATAATTAAATGTGTCTGTAAATATTGGATAAGCCGGTAATTCTACATTACCATAATTTACCAGCTTTGCTATATCGGTAAATTTAGCGCTCGTACTAGGTATAACTGCGTTTGGATTTATCTCGATCGTATAGCTATTCATTGTTTTTCTATATCTCAGATTATAAATAGCTGATATGAGTAATTGTTTTGCTGATATAAAATGTGTTTTTTTATCTGTGAATCCCCAATCAAAATTTTTAAAATAATTATCAAAAACAATTAGTCTTTGAGGATTAATAGATCCTATAAAATGTTGTTGTATCTGTTTTATTAACCACTCAACAAAAGAATCAAAATTTTTACTTTTTATATCGTCTATAATTAAATTCATCAATTACTGGATTTTATTTTATTGTATCTAGTTGTTTATTTACATACTCAATAAGTTTTATATTGAATATATCCTCGATATTTTCATCAATATCTTCGCTTGATTTGTAATTTTTTTCAAGTATTTTCTTTAACTGATCATCAACTACTAATTTACTATTTAATACTTGCTTGATCATATTTTTGTTTTTTTCTACAAAAGTTTTAGCTTGTTCTGGTGTTGATATATTTATAATGTAATCAGTTATATTTTCTTTTTTTAATTTTGTGGGTCTTTGAATATTTAATTTACTTCTTACAATATCATAACCAGTTTCAGCAATTGGTTTTTCTTCTTTTGACTTATCCTCGCGTGTAATATCAGACAATATTTGCTTTATTTCTTGCACTGTTTTTGTCTTTATATTGTCAATAGTTAAGTCAGGATTATTTTCAGCACCAAACTTTTTTAGATTATTTTTATTGTTTATGTAAGCTAGAGTCTTTATTTTGTAATCAATATCAGCTGGTTTACCTTCGTATACTTGTTTATCGTAAAGCCAATCTGTATTAACATTAATAGTGTCATTATTAACTAGATTATTTATAGTATTAACATATGTATCATCAAGTGGGATATTACGTGCTTTTTCTAGAAATGTTACTAATTTATTACCCAGTTCATCAAAACCGTAGCTGATAAAACTATTCATAATAGCGGATTCAGCTGGCTCTAAACGATTGAAGTTTGGGCTATTTTCTATAAGTTCTTTCAGTATATGTATTTTTTTAGCGTCATTCGCACGTTTATAAAGTTCTTGAAAATTTTCTTCGGTAATAACAGTATCGTCAGTGATGTTGCGATCAACTGTTTTTAATATTTTCTTGACCCCATCACTATTTATAGTATTATTATCTAGAAATGTTTTTTCAAGTAGCAATTGACTCATCGCCCATCATCCTCTTCTGCTAGTAAATTAAAGCTTGAATGTTTAAAATTCGATTGTCCTTTCTGGTAATTATCCGCATACTCAGGTGCTATCTCACATGTTATACTTGCTGGATAAACCATTATATTTGAAAGCTTAGTAACGCGAAAAACTCTACCTTTAGCGTTATCTAATCCACTCGGTACAATAAAAAGGGCCCCTTGTTGTAAACCTTGTAAATCATATGGAACATGTATAATTGAAGCATTTTCTTGTAATTCAGACACCCACCCTGTTTTTTTCATTGTTTGTTGGCTTGGATGTTCTTCAAATATGCACCCCACTATTATCGGGTCTTCATAGGTTGATTGTATTTCAGTGTAAGTTGAATAAGATTTATTACTTTTAGGGGCCCTAAAAATAACATTTATACCTAATAATCTTACCATCTCATTGAAATACTGCCTTTGAAGCTTGATATCAGGGGTTAAAAGAATGCCGTAGCTGTTTTGATCACTCATCTATATTAACCTTCAATTGGTAGTTCTTCAATTTCTGATTCAATCTCATCTATACTTGATTGATTTGTATCAGGTTGTTTTGTATATCTATATTTATTACCTGGTTTAAATTGACCTTTCTTTTGTGCTTCTATATTAGATTTATCTAAAGTATCTTTTTCTGTATCTAGTTGATCATCATCGAAGATATCAAGTTGTACAGGTTCTTCGTATTCTTTCTCGTATAAAGCCGGATAAATAATATTAGCGTACTGCTTTTCATAATGTTGCTTCATGTAATTAATATAGTTTGTAATTACGCTCGCAACCTTCAATAACCAGCTATGGTTTGAAAGGACTAGCATTACATGTTTGCATCCTGGACCTAATTTGTTACTTGGGTTAGTAATTCTAGAAGGTCTATTTTCTGGTTCGTTTATAATTAATTGGCTTTTAGTAGCCCAATAATTCATACGATATTTCCAGTCAGGGCAAGTACACTTTATATAAACATTCTCACCGTTAAACGCGTTAACTAATGCTCTTGTTATTGTTCTTAGGTTAATTTCATTTAAATTTAATTTTTTTAGTTGATAATGAATTTCATCAAGAAATCCACCGAAACTCATTGTTACAGTATAATTATCAGTTTCACCTTTTACTTCAATACTTACAGTTAAAATATTATCTTTAAATAACTGATTCATATTGATTTGATTATATTGGCGGGTAGAAGAAGCGACTCTAGATTTAACTCGCTTTTCATAACGAGTTTTACCGTCGCCCTTCTCCCTCTCAGCTGAGCGGCCTTTTGAGATTAGTTGTGATCTCGAATCTTCATTTAATCTAGATAACATTTCTAATCTCAATCTCCTTCTCAAGTATTATATGATATTATACATTATTTTGTTTTGCGAATTGTACCGTAAAGCTTCTTTGATTGACCTGTTGCTGCATCTTTCCCAATATAATTATAATTGAAAGACTCAACCATTAACTTGTTACCGCTAACTCTACCTCTTAATCCAAAAGCGTTTTTCTTATCAGAGAAATTTTTATTTTCACCAATGAGCTTCAACGTACCATTCTTAAGTATCGAAGCACCTTCAAATAAGAATGTAGTCTTTGCTTGTTTACCAGAATTAAACGTGATTACACCTTCAAGTTTAAGCTTGTCATTTTTCATAGAACCGCTTGAGGTCTTATATGATTTGACATTTTCATAAACTTTCTTGAGGTATTTTTCACCAAGCTCATCAAAGCTTTCTTCGTCGAATTCATCAAAATCAACATCCTCGAAGTTATCTTCATCCTCGACTTCTTCATCCGAAACTTGTTCAGCTTCGATTTCATCTTTAACTTCATCACTAACAGGGGTGATCATCTCTGCTTCAGCTTCAAAATCATCACGAGGTTTAACTTCAACCTTCGTACTATCGCCTTCAATGTCTACGCAAATTTTATCAGTATCGGTTTTTACTTCGACTGATTCGACAGATTCTTTGACTGCTTTTTTGCTGTCTTTCGGTTGAGATTTCATACCTGTAATATATGTGGCTATTGTACTAATTAAACTAGAAATATTTTTGATTTTATCTATTCTGGTTTTAAAATCTACAACAGCTTTCTTGTCTTTAATAGCAGATGAATCAAGTAAATCAACTATTTTAGATTTCAATTCATTTACGTCTGTAATATTAGACAATTTAGACATATTATCTGCAAGTAACTTCGCGATTGTACCATCAAATTTCGTCAAGTCTCTAGATTCTTTGAGTGCTTTACCGTCGATTTCTTTTGATACAACTTGGTACGCACCATATTTGTCCTTAACGATAGTCAAATTAGCTTTATCGAGGTCTTGTTTGGTCTTATTGGATACTTTACCATATTTCTTCATATCGTAATCTACCCATTTTTGGTATTTTGCGAGATCAGATCCTAAGTCTTCTTGCAAGTCTTCTTCTTCGCTGACATCAACTTCTATTTCAGCGTCTTCATCATCTTCTTCTTCATCTTCCATATCATCATAATCTTCATCTTCATGACAATCTGGGCAATATTCTGCGACTTGACCTACAATTTCAAAACCATCAGCTGATGTACAGTAAGGGCATTCCTCACCTACATTCGCTAATTGAGTTTCTTCATCAATAACTATATCTTCTTTATCTTTATAGAATTTAGATTGGCAAACACCACAGTTAAGAATAATTTTACCGATATATGATTCTTTAATATCATCGAATGTCTCTGCTTCTGGGTCGATTATAGTGATTTCATCGACTTGGTCACCATCCATAAAGTCTCTCAATTTATCAATACCAGCATCATTTACTTTAAAGGTATCTTCAGTGAGTAAATCTAATTCTTTAAAAGCGTTAGATATATTATATACTTCACTCATTATATTATTTTCTCCTATAATGTATATATTTAAATTTATTAATCAACAGGATACATCAGCTGTGTATTAGCTGCTAAGTATTCTCTTAAATTATTCATTTCTTCGTTACCTTCTGCAAGTAGCGCTTCACCATCCATTGTCCATAAAGCATTCGATTGTGTAAATCTCGTACGAATTCTGCCGACAACTTGTTTAGCTATTGCAACTGACATTCTCATTAACATGTCAACCCAATAATCAGAAACAATTTCTTCTACGCTTGTACATTCAGGCACATATTCTATTGTAATATAGCTTGGTCGATCCATAGCTATGTTTATATATAATTTTTTAGTGTATTCATCAAATCTAAATGTTAGGTCTGTTGAAACAGTGTTACGCATTTGTAACATTGTGTTCCAAGCGCCGTAATTAAGTACCCAGCCGTTTAAGTTGTCTAGGTTACCATTACCTCCAAGTATCTGCCACTGGGCCATATAAACTGGATCTGCTTGCATTGTTGTAGCTTGTGGATTATTTGACATATACCCCTTAGACCTGTATACAGCCGAAACAGAACTAACACCAACTTCAGATAAATCGATACAAGAAGAAAAAGGTATTGTTGCTAATCTTGTACTACAATAATATCTACGAATTTCTCTAAAAGCTGAATTTATTATTCGGTCAAGGGTACTATAGTCTTTATTACCTGCAGTATCAGTACCGACAATTTCAGATTCAAGTACATATCCAGTTAATTTTAATAATATTTCATCTCTATAAGCTTGAATATTCATTTAGTTCCTCTTGAAAAATTTGATACCTGGTTGATGGAGGCACTCAGCCAGGTATCGATCTACATTACAGGTAAGCAGTATCCTACTATGTAATGTATCGATAAATTTAGCGTGAAGAATAGTGCTTTTTATCAATGTGTTTTACCTAAATCTATGTTATTTGGTAAGTCAACACTTAAAATTCGGTATTCATCTGCGTTCTCGTAACATTCATCGTGCTTATCACAAGTTGTGCAATCAGGCCATGTGAAACAAGAAGAAGTGAGCTCACGTAATTGCCTATTTGTATTAGCTCTAGATTTTAGTATTTCTTTATCTTCATCTTTCTTTGGATAAGTAACTTCACAAGGTAGTGGTATTTGAGATGTACCTAGATGTACTTGTTTAATATAATTGATTATATGAAAATTATTACAATAAGTCAGATAATTTTCAAGCATTTCTAAATTTGTATCATCTCTATCTTCACAGATAAAATCTTTACTTACTTCGTTTTGAAGAGTTTTTATATAGTCAAAGAAAAGAATTATATTAGGATACTTCTCTCGCTGCTCTTTTGTGTATTCTTTATTTAAAAATTCATCTAACATTTACATACCTCTATATATAGTATATACAGGAATTATTTTTCGTAAATATATGTCGATTGACCGCAATCATATATCTCTACGAAATTGTGCTCTCTCATCAATTCATCATTATCGGTACCTTTACCATAGTTAGCGTTGAATAGTTTATCAAAACCTTTTTGTCTAAGAAAATTATCTGTTATATGTTGTTTTGTTTTGATATTATACCAATGACGACTAGGCTTGCTTGTTGCTTTTAGCTTAAAACCCAGTTTACTGTAAACACTACCAGTAAATTTGCTTATATCACAGTAGCTTATAATCGAATCAGGCTTGTAAGTATTCAGAAAATAATCAAATAACTTTTCAGCCCCACCGTTTATATTGTAGTTAGATTTAGTACAAAGCCTTAATAGTTCCCATTCGTAATTTTTATTGTATCTAGGTTTACCAAAAGTCATTACCTGTACCAGCTCACCTTGATAATAAAGACCAATTCTTACAAGTTGTTTTCTACATGTGTTCTGCAAATGGTTTTGATTTAAAAATAAATCACAAACATCAATTGGTACTTCTTGTAATTCACATTTACGAGCACCGATGTTTGTCTTACTAGATAACAAAGAAATGATTTTATCTTGATCATCCCAATCAAAAATATTAATAACTCGATAACCAGCTTGTTGACCTAAAAATGTCTTGTTATAATGATAATTTTTATCTATAGGTTGACTGTTTGGTATTGGATTAAACGTTGTATTATGAAAAGGCCAAGGATTAATTTCAATCAGTATATTACCAATTTTAAAATCATATCTATAAAATTTATTACTACCTTTAATGATAAATTCTTTTTCGTAATCTATATTATTGTTAATTAATTTCTGTTCAAAAAATTTATTTGGGTTACTGTTAGAAGTATAAGTAGCTAAAGCAAATGAATTATTAACACCATATTTTAATTTAAGCGTTTTTACTCGCTTTATTTTTGCTTCGTTTACAGCTGATTCTGGTAGAGAGCGCTTTGCGCGACTAACTGTCTCAGAATGTTCGCGAATTTCTTTACCAGTTTTATTAGCCCATGTCTTACGACATTTTTCGCTTATATATCTATTGTAGGACTCTTCAGATCCATACTTACTAATTTGTGTTTTCTTTCTCTTGTCAGCTATAGATTTATTATAGTTTTCTTTACTACCAAATTCTTGATATTTATTCTCTAGTTTTTTCTTATTTACTAAAGATTTGTCTTTTTTAATATTATACTCTTTACAAAGTTTGTCAAATTGATATTGACTTATATTAAAATAGCTTGGTGCGTCTTTATATGAGTTGTCTTTAGTAACGTACCAATCATAAAGTGTATCTCTAGTTATTTTTTGTTGATTTTGTTTGAATTTTGTTTCTTTTGTTAATTGAGCTTGAGACTTTACTTTTGAGTTATCTCGTTCTAATTTATAGTATACTAATAGTTGTTTTAAGGTAGTTTGACAGATATCGAGTTTATCTGATATTTTGTCTAAACTGAGTAGATCTTCTAAATAGAGTTTTTTAAGTTCTTTTTCATCTACTTTTTTTATTATTTGCTCAAATCTCATTAATTACCTGTACGTATATTAGTATATAATATATTATACATTATAGTTAAGTATTAATCAACTAAAAGTAAAGGCTTGGAAATTAATCCAAGCCTTTTACCTAATTATTTAGTTGTTATTGCTATTAGCCTTGAGCTTTGGTGTTGATAACTTGTGCGTTTGCAGTCGCAGGATCGTTCTTGACAGTACCCTTGACAAGTAAACCAGCGTTCAACATCTTAAGGTCGTACATAGTCGACCAACCTTGGCTCATACCACCATCAGCATATCCAAGCAATTGAGTTGGAACGATCGCCATATAAGGTGCATAAACAGCTGCAGAGCTCATCATGTCATCACCATTAACACCGAGTACGAATGTACCAGCTTTAATGTTTGGCGTTACGAACACTTTCAAATTATTTAAAGTACCTGCGAAATATGGACCATTGACGCTGCTTGTAGAAACTGCGCTGAATCCCTTGATGAATGATAATATTGGAAGAATATCAGAAGCAATCAACATATAAGTTGGTGCAAATCTCTTGGTATTGTCATAAATCAATTGTTTACCAATTTCAACAACTTCTGCAAATCCTTCGTAATGTTCTGCTTTGCTGACACCCATTGGAAGTGCTTTGTTGAAAGATAATAGAGCACTTTCACTTGCGTTATCGACTAACATTGATGTAATTTCTGTATCGATTTCGTACGAAAGTTCACCAACTGCTTTTTCTGCAAGTTGAGCACCTAAATCCATACCGTAGTCGGTCTTTGCTTGGAACGCTGCGATTTGGCTGTAATAGATTGCAATACGTCTTGCTTTTGCGATAAGTGGAATTGCTTTGATTTCTGCATTGATGATTGGAAGATCGTTTTGTGGGATCACTACGTTATCATATGCATAATTTACGAAAACAGCACCTGCGGTAAGTGTAGAAGCTGCGAAAGAAATTGCGCCAGTAGCATAATCAATCGTACCAGTTTTTCCGCTTTCTTTCACTTTATCGCCATCCATTTCTTGAAGTTTACCTTCGCCATTATCTCTGAATGTTGCACCAGCTGTAACAACTTCAACAGTGGTAGGAACAACAGGTTTCCACATAAGTGTAACATCATATTTTGCATCTGTTGCAGCAGCTTTTGCTTCACAAACTTTTGCAGCGGTGTAATTGGTATCAAGCTTACCATCAGCACCTTGTTTGAAAGAACCAAGTCTGAATGGATCGTTGACCACATCACCTTGTACATAAGCACCCTTGTTAGAACCACGAGTGTATTGTACATAGTTCACATAACCAGACATACTGGACATAGGATGAACAATTACTAAATCGTGTGCAATAAGGTTTGGAAGAGCTACTGTGGTAAGATTCAAAGCGAATTTCTTGAATAAACCAAGGTCACTTCTTTGTGTTCCAACGCTGTTTTCGAAAGCTTCGTTGAGGAATTTGTTCGTGTTTTCCAACACTTTTGCTGTAACTAACTTTTTGCTCTCACTAAGTTTTTCACCAGCATGCTTTTGCGAATAAAATCTTTCTGCAATTGCGAGTCTGGATTTATAGGCTTCACATAGATTTGCCATTTTTTTCTATTTCCTTTATACTATTAATTTAAATTTGCCAATCTGATTAAGTCTTCATCGACCTCATCGTCATACCCACTTATTGGCTTAATGGGTTCTTTTGATTCCTTTACTTTCATTTTAACTGAAGAAGTGTTTGTGTCAAAATTAAACGGAAGCTTGTTAATATTTAATCTATATTCTTGCAAGTCTTCGCAAATTCTATCAATGTCTTCAAATGAATAGTTTTCGGATAATTTTCTCTTTATATCGTTTGACGAAATACCTAACATTGTAGCTTTTGATGAGATATATTTATCTACAGCTTGTTTTGCTATATTGCGATATTTCTCGACTAAAGAATTACTTTTTGCAATCTTTTGATTGTATTCATTCTTCTTAATTGAAGAATCTTTCTTGAGATCCTCTAAACTCTCTCTTAACTTATCCTGTTCTTTTTGAGCTTCGACTTGTTGTTTTTTCAAATCACTTCTCATAGTATTAATTTGCTCTGTGAGTGATTTTATTTTAGTGTCTCTGGTCTTAAGTGATTCGTTAAGCACTTTACCTTCATTGACGCTTGTTATTCGTTGCTCTTTAAGACTTGAAATCTGTTTAGATTGAGTATCTAAAAGGGTGTCTTTTTGCTTTAATTGTTCTTGTAAACTTGTTACTTGAGATTTTAAAGCTTTTGCTGTTTTTGCACTTTCGCTTAAAGTAATTACTGATTGTTTGTATTTACCGAGGTCTTCTTGATATTTTAATTCCTTTGTATAACAAACTGAAAGTTTTTCTTGAAGTTCGGCTACCTTATCCTCAAGTGCTTTCTTTGATCTTAACGCTTCCTGTAAGTCTTTTACTATTTCATTAGATCCTGTATCACTGGCTTCTTCTGATTGTTCAGGCTCTAAGGACTCGTTTATTTTATTATCTACCATTTCTGGCTTATAATCAATTTTTAAATTATCTAGCGCTTCTGTCATGATTTTTTTATCACTAGTTGACGCATTCTCTAAAGCTTCGTTTAAAGCTTTTTTAAGTTGAACTTTATTTTTGTCTAAAGATTCAACCATCTTCAATCTAGCATCTTTAACAGCTGGAAGCAAGACTAAATCAAATGCTTGGAAGTTATATGTATCAGGATCGACTGATTCATTACCATCGAAATCCTCTTCAACATCTCCCTCACCACGTGAACTTATTCCAAATTGAAAACCATATTTTGCTAAAGCGTAAGCTATTTTACCACATGGGGTATCAATAATATCAAAGCGACCTACTAAATGACCTTGATCATCTTTTTTTGGTGCTTCTGGCATCATTATCGCTATTTTCTCGGAACATGTCTCGGTGCGGTCAGCTGGGTGATCTAATTCACCAGGTATACCGCCATTCTTAAGCATTTCTTTGACTATATCATCTTCGAATACTTTTTCCCAAAGTTGTTCTGAATACTTACGACCATTTCTTGTTGATTTAACGATATCAGCCATAGGTCCGTAAAGTACACCAAGGATACCTCTTCGCTCTTTCTCTTCTGGACTAATATCCTTAAATTGTAGTATATCGCTTTCTTGCAATTTCTTAATCATGATTATTTACGTCTTCTACTTATTTTAAAGGTTGTACTAATAAATTTAGCGTTATTATACTATTTTTTATCAAAAAAGTCTGTAAACTAGTTGATTTTTTAGTGTGATACTATATAATAATATATATAAGTTATAGCTTATCTAGATAAGCTAGTTATAATATATAAGCTATAAGCTTTTAAAGCTTATATTAATAATATATTTATATACAAGTTTATCTAGATATATTTATATGATATTAACGGTTTTTTGTTTTACTTTATTGATTCTAAAGTTTTTAAGTCAGCTTTTATGAGTCTCAAAAGTTTTATGCAAGTTGTTAAATCATAATCTATAAAATACTTTGTAAGAACTTTACTAATTTCATCAGCTCTCGAATGTTTTAAAAAAAGTTGTTTATCATCAACTTTATTACTATATAAAAGTATCTGAGTTAATAGCGCTGATAAAGTTACAAGTAACTTATCTGGATCTTGAGTTTCTTTAACTATATTGATGTAAAGTTGAGATTTTTTATTGTTGTAATTTTTTCTTAGATTTTCATAGAATTGCGATAAATCTAATTGCCTATTGTCATTAATAAATTTAATAACAGAAATAGGTATATCTTTATTAGTGCTTAAATCACTTATAGCTTTTGTTGTATCAATACCGCTATCTTGTAAATCTGATAATAATAAATAACAATCTGATCTGGTTATCATTTTTGCCCCTTTCCAATATAATTGGCTAAGTTATTTTTAAAATTGTGTATTATCTGAAAAATCTTGACCTAAATCCGCTGGTGAAGGTAAGTTATTTTCTTCTGTTTCTTCTGCTTCTGGTGTTGTAGTTTCTTCTGAGCTAGGTTCGCTCTCACCACCAATCCCGAGTTCAGCTTCTAAATCAAGAGGTTCATTACTGCTTGAAGTAGATCCTGAAGATCCAAAATCAAGATCTAAATTATCTGTTTCAGTTTCTTCTACTGGTTCTTCTTCATCTAATGTCTCAAGCTTGTCAATCTCAGCTTGAATCACTTCGATAAGTTCTGGATCTGTAATGACATTTGAAAGTAATATCTTAAGAATTTTCAAGCGAGCTGTTGTATCTTCTAGGTCAGTCAACATATTCATGATGTCTGATGTGATACCAATTTTACTACTTATATTATCTCTACGATCAATTTCTTCTTGTGTTGTCGGTGGTTGCATATGTAACGTGAATTTATTTACGTAACTATTCAAACCTTTATCAAGCAACATTAAATTAATAACATCTGTTAAACCTTGTAAAACAGTATTTTGAATACGTTTTACCATTTTAGCGTATCTAGATGAAATAATAGCTAATGATTGACCACCGCTAAACCCTGCGTTATCATCTGTAATGCCGAAATATTGTTTAGGTACACGTAAACCACCGAAGAATTTATCTTGAAAGTAATCGAGATCAACTAAATCACCTACATTAACATCGCCACCCACTTGTGTTGTAGTTATAGCACCTTTACCATCATGTGTTGGTACGTAAACGTTATTTTCAACAGGGCCTGGATTCGTGTACTCAGACATCGATTTACCAGTATCTATAGCTGACTTTTGTTCTAATAATGATTTAATTCTTTGTAGATGAGGGCCAATATTCGCTTTTGGCATATCACCAACTTCGACATTAACTACTCTAACAATAGATGATTTTGTCAATCTATTTAACAAAACTGAATTCTCTAATAGTGCTAATTCTCGCCAAATCTTGAACTGATTATAAAGTAGAGATTGGCCACGTTTTACAGTATATGTATTACTTTTTTCTGATGATTCACCAGTATCTGTGATAGTTTCTTGGAAAATAGTAACTTCTTCTGGTGTACGACTTGTATTATCTTCTAGACAAGCGTGTACATAATCTGTTGGGCCGTGTAAATCAACATCACCGCGATTAAATCTATATTGATTTAAAAGGTATCCACTCATTGCTGTATTATCAGTTAATTTTTGAGTAGGCGTTTTTACTTCAGCTTTGATATACGCGTAAGTCTTACCAAATTTTGTTAACTCAAATATTTCAGCCGGATTAGGTACCATTTCAATGTAATGGACATATTTATCATTTTTACTATAGTATTTTATATTAACATCTTCTTTAAGTTGCGCTTTATCTGCTGCGTCTTTCCTATCTCTCTCATCAAGATCTTCGATTAATGTGCGATCGAGAGATTTTGGTTTATCTTTTAATTCCGAAGCTAATATATCATCATCATAATCTGACTCTCTATACAATCGCCAATATATATCACCATATTTACATAGGCTATGTACCCATTTGTAAATATTTTTATCTACATTCATACTATCAAGTAAGAATGAAACAAACTTCGCGATATTAGCATCATTAGCTTCAGCCCAGACTATTTGACCTTTATCATTATATTCAGTAGCGTCCTCAGCGTAAGTCTCAAGTACAGCCGCAACTGTAACATCCTCACCCATAGTATCAAGTAAAGAATATATCTGATCTCGACTTTGTGATACTTGAGTAAATGACTCTAACGCTGCTAGATCGAGATTGTGACTACTTATACCTTCGCTTACTATATTATTAAAAACAGTATCATTTAAATCAATACCGATACTTTGAGTTTTTTTAGGTACGGTCTTAGTCTTTTTATTATATATAGTTTCATCATCGACAAAAACGCTTTGTTCTTGTCCTTTAACTTCATCAGGCATCTAAAATTCTCCTAATTACCAAACTATTATCCCATCAGATAAATAAGCTGGTTTGTATTCTTCAGCGGGACCCATTCCAAAATCCAAAAAAGGTGATTTAGGCTGAGTGTTTTGAGCCGCTATTTGTTGTCTATTATTGTTTTGATTTGCTGGTTGTTGTGGTGCTTGCTTTATAGGATTAAATAAACCCTTCATTAAATCCTCAAGCTCGACCGACACTTGTTCTCTAACAGAAGCTTGCGAAGTATCTGAACTAACATCTATCGCTGTAGTCATATCTTCGCCAAAGTCATAAGCGAATTCTTCAGCGTGTTTACTTGCGTTATATATAGCCCCACAAGTAGCGTCGCAAACGTCTTTTCGGAAATCAGCTGGGTGGTCGATTTTACCGCTGTTTATGTTTCTCTCAAGGTTAACTATTTCTTCAATAAGTGTTTGAGAATCATATATTTTTAAGCGTTTTTCATATATTGTTGACTTAAAGTATTGATAAGGTTTACATATATGATCTGAATCAACTCTATCTACTGATAAAATATCGTAATTGAACTTACGTGCTTTTAAAGCTTGTCCAGTATCATAAGACTGGAAAGTATCGGTTGTTATACCTTTAATTTTAAAACCTTTTTCTTTTAGCCAGTAAATAAATTGTCGATTTTTTTCGAAGCTAACTTGTCTACCTTTTGGTGCTTTTACACTCACACTAAACGCTAGCTGAAAGTATAAATCCTTATCTTGATTTAATTGATCTGTCGAGGTTTGCTTTCTTTTTATCCAAACACCAGCAATACCTGTCATGTCCCCTGATACTGACATATCCAGATGTACGAATAAAGGTTTCGACATCATACTCTGTGGGACTTTTTCTAAATCAAAATAATCATAATATTGCGCAGTATCATCAGCGCCATCACCAACTTCAATAATATCTTTCTTAAATGGATTTACTAATGATTTGTCAATTATCTCTGAAACAGCTTCACCTGAAATATATTTTGATAATTCGCTAGATGAGATACCAGCAAAATCGCAAAGCGCTCTGTCGATATCTTCTTTAAAGTTAGCTTTGAATTCAATAGGTACAGATAAAATCGTATAGCCTTTATATATGAATTCTTTAACGTCCGCTTCATCATCAATAACTTTAGAAGGTAAGAACTTATTACCTAAAGCTATTTTGAAACGCTTACCCGAATAAGTCTCAGGGGGCTTAATGTTCCAAACTGGTTCATCAACTATTAATACATTTTCTCGTTCGCTTTCAAGTTTCTTTTTCATGTGGACTTCGAGGAACGATTTTTCTGAACGCTTTGAAGACGCTAAGGCAAGTAAGCCATTAACTTTACCGTTAAACAAGAAACGTGTCTTCATACCACCTATTGCGGTGTCGATCATGTCAATAGCTTTTTGTTTCTGTTTGTCAATATCTTGATTTTGTATAAAAGATATTTCGTCGAAAAAGCAGAAGTATATGGGCAAGCCGATGACATCTGATGATTGAGATCCAATAATAATTTGGATACAATCTGGCGGTACCCATAACTTGTTTGTACGTCCAACAAGCGCGCCATGGCTCATAAACCAAGGCGACATTTTTACTGTGTTTTGAAATTTACTATTACCAATTTCTTCAGCCAAGCTAATCTTTATGTTCATAAAAGCAAAGCAAAGTTTTTCTGTTGGTTTTAAGTGAAAATATTCAATTGGGTTTTTAAGGCATAATACACGATACATCAAGTAAGCGGCAGTAAGTATCGCAATTTCACTTTTTCCTAAACCACGAGCACCACTGAATATCGCGTTATTAACACTTGTTGTTATGTTGTCTGGAAATAATTCTCGCAAGCGTTTTCGCCAGTAAGGGTATAATTTTGATTTACCTTCACTATCCTTCCAAGCGTAACCAAGGTACCTATCATCATCAACGAATGTATCAATATCAACAGGGATTTCAGCGTAGTCTTGATAGCGTAAATCGTCAAAAGTTTTTGACTGCCCGTTTGATTGATATTCTTTGATTATATCTAAAAACAGTTTCTTTTCTGATTCGCTTAAGTGCGATAATTCAGGAAAAGCCTGCAAATTTATTTCTTGATTATTTATGTTACTTTGTGATTGTTGTTCGGAGATTGTTGTTTGCTGTAAGCTCTCTGAGCTTTGCTTTTTCTTTCGTCCTGGATAAAAAGAAACAGGGATTGAGTCACCTTCAAATACTTTGATGACTTTATCCCCGTCTGTATACCACTTGAAAGGTCTTTTTCTATTATTTTGGTTAGACATTATCTACTCCGAACTCATTAAGCTCAAAAATAAAAATCTTGAGCTGCATTTAAAATTGTTTTATAAAACTTATCAGGTATATTTGTTTCAATATCATATGTATCTAATTCACCATTAATTACAGATACCGCAAAATAATATGTTTGTAAATAATCAACATTATTATTTGTTAATTCACGTAATAAGTCTGAATGATATACTGTTGAATTTGTACCTGGATATATTTTTACAAAAGCTAGATAAAAATTATTTTTTAATCTATAAACACCTGATTTATCCGAAAAAGATTTAAAATCAGGGGTATCTTCAATTTTATCATCTGTATTAAATATTATTCCCTTAATTATACAGGATTCATTTATTCCTTCTCGCAAAAAGCTTTCGAAGAATTTACCTTGCTTTATTTTCATATTATTTGGATCCTGAACAATTAGAACTGGAAATTTGTGATCCCATCCAAATAACTCACCAGCAACAGCCATACGATGGCGACCTTCTTGTGTTTTATCCTTTAAGTTAATAAAAGTAAGTGGGAATCGTTTTTTCTTTTCTAGTATAACTTTTTTAAGTTCTTCTATTTCTTCTGAGTCATCTTTAAGTACATGATCTTTCTGAGCTTGAGAACTTGTTCCGAATATTTTTGCTGCGATATCAAAATATTGATTCGGAGACATTTTTACGAGAGAGCCGATCATACCTTTAGCTTCTCTCGCATATTTGGGATTAGTCATTACAATTGCAGTACCAGAAAAACCACCTAAAGTTGTTAAATCAAATATTTCATCTCCTGACACTGCCGATGTATTGTAATCGAAATCATAATAACTCATTTTATAAACCAACCCTTGACGTATTCCCAAGCGATTACATAGTATTCAGGTCTTACTAAATAAATCGCGAGTAACATACCAATTCCAAACAGTAATACACCACCTAGAAAAGCAGCAAATTTTTTACCAGCAAATAAATTTATACCTATACAGTAGACTATACCTAATGGAAATAGAATTATCATTAGTACAGTAAGTATAATTTTACCTGTTTTACCTAATTTATCCATAATTAACCACCAAAAGCTCTACGAATATTTAAATCCGTAGAGCTCTGCTTTATATAATATTTGTTAGATTACAGTAAACTATCTCTATCCAAGAACATTGGATCAATTGTTGCTTTACCATGTAGAGAACCTTGAACTGGATCTTGATCAACTTTTACATCGGAGCCGCTTATGACTTTGACTTCAGGTTTTTCACTAACTTCTGCTTCGGGTTCAACTTTCTGCTCATGTTTCTTGAACAAATTTTTCAATGAAAATTTCATGGAATCCTCCTTGCTATCTTCCTCAACTTTTTTCCCAGCTTCTTGTATTCTTTTTTCTGCTTCAGACTTTTCTTTTTCCGCTTTTGCTGCGTAGAATCTTTTCAGTTGTTCTTGAATGAATTCTTGTGCGTCAGGTTCGACTTCCTTTTCTTCAACAGCTTGTTTTTCTTCGACAACTACTTCAGGTTCTTCTTCAACAACTTCTTGTTCTACTGCTTGTTCTTTTACTTCTTCAAGCGGTTGTTCTGTAAGCATCTTTTCAATTTCAGCTAGTTTGTCTTGAAGTAATTTGATTTCTTTTTCAAGTTTTGCTTCATCGATAAATTTAACTTCTTCTTCGATAGCGTCAGCTTCTTGATTTAATCTAGCAGCTTCTTGTCTAAGTTCGATTGCTTTTGATTGTTTATCTGCTTTAGATTTAATCAACATTTGTCTGTTAGCTATTTCTTGCTCTATACTTATCATTTATTTTTCTCCTATTTAAGTGTACATAAAATTTAGCTGATAATTTTTATATAAATATATATATAAATTAATTAGATTGCAAATATAAGCGCAACACCCTTCTCCAAATTATAACTGTGAAATCTAAAATAAGAACCACCTGAAAGAACTCCGCAAAATGAATCATCATCATCACTTACAGGTGAGCGCTCCCAGTAGGATCTATCTGATTTAATATGAGCTTCAGTAGTATTGTTTGCTTTATAATAGTCAAATTGCCCAAGTGGGCTCTCAGGAAGCCCTATTGAATAATGCCTTTCGCTAAACAATTCTATTTCAGCTGGTAAAAATAGTTTATCATTGCTAGAATTAACTTGTTGATTATAATTATCCCTACCACCTATACTACATAATACTTTAACTTCTGATATAGCAGAAACTAAGTCATCTGGGAGATCACTAATTATATTTGGAATAATAGTAGATCTTATGTTAGAATTTTGCCAACCAACAGTATTCTTGCCAGAAGTACTCATTCTAGCATCTATATAATTTCCATTCATTTTATATAAATCTACAAACTCGAATACTGCTTTAGATTTACCATTACCGTCTGCATACTCATACCGACCATCTTGTAAATCACATAATCTAATATTGTAAGTATCACCACTCTTTGATGTAATTGTTTTTATATCACCTACTTTCCATAAGTTAGATGCTAGATTATTTAAGCATACCTGTCTGATATTATCCCAACTCATATTTGAAATATTAGTTGAGACTGGAAAATCTAAACCATCTGTACATGATATAAACAATTCTACATCTGAAGTTATAGTAATTTTAGTTGATCCTAAATAATTTTCATGATTTACATAACAAATATAAGGTACATAATTTTGGGATGATGGATTAATTACTAACGTAAGTTCTTTCTCTGAAGGTATTTTATCACCTAGATGATAATTTGTAACTCCATCGGTTAGATATGGTGAACAATTAGTAGATACAATATTTTTTAATGTGTAATATTTTTTATATTTACTTATACTACAATATAATACAGCACTTGGATCAGTTACAGTAGTTACCTGATTTGCTAATGTATTTTCAGTATACCATTTTAATGTATAACTATCTACTGATGATTCAGTTGGTAAAGTTGTTCCTACTTCAAATGTATTTGCTGGGGCATAACCATAAATATTATCAGCAAAATCTAACCAAGATACATCACTTCGATACCTATCAATTAAAGTATAGGGTACATATATTTTATAGTTATTTGAGTTCTCCCATAAACCGGTACCAATCTTAACAACATCTTGACCAGATAAATAAAAATCACCTCCATTTATATATTGGAAGTTATTATCTTTTATTTCTACTAAGGTTGAAGGAGAGTAAAAAGTAAAACTACTTACAGTATAACCCTGATCATAACCAAATGTTTTTTCTTCAACTGTAATAAAGCTAGAATTCCTAAAATCAAATATACGGTTACCTACTGCAGATCCAAACATGAAGAAGGCTTCTTTTCCTATAGATTGTAAATTAAGCCCAGAAAAATCGAAGGTACCCACATATCGACAATTCTTAAAAGCACCATCACCTATTGAAGTTATAGATGCAGGTAGTTTAATCTCAGTTAAACTTTTACAACCAGTCATTACCCATTTATTTATAGTTGTCAAGTTAGTGTTTGATAAATCTAATATAGTTAATTTTGGTATGGATGTTTCCGACATGGACGCATCTGGATTATTTGCTACATCCGTAAGCGGTTCTGATGCTAGATATAAGTCGCATATACGGCACATTGGGTTGGAATATTCATTCTCAAACTGAGTATTAAGCCACTTATTAAGATTAGATATACAGATAGCAGAATTATAATATGCGTTATAGCTGGTTTTAAAGCAATCAGCACCTATAGAAGTTATTCGCTCTGGCATATAAAATAACTTACCACTATAAAAATTATAATCAGAAAAAGCTTCAGAAGATAAACTCAAATTTTTATCGGAATCTTCCCAATTAATAATGCAAGCAGAATTCTTAAAGCAATTAGACGCTATATATGTTACATCTTTAGCTATAATAATATCATAGCCACTATCTAAATCAGACAAAGCATAATTCCCTAACCTTAAATCCCCAATTTTAGCAAACTTAGGATCAGCTTTTATTCTGTTTGTATCTATACGGATACGTGAAAAAAAACTATCATCATTGGGTTTAAGTAAAAAATAAGCTGAAAGATCATTATAAGCTGCACCAGTTATTAATTCACCCTTATCATTATATCCTTGATATCCGAGTAAAACATTATCAGCTGAAATATCTGCATCCAGACTCTCTAAGATATATATTGGTTTAGCTTTTATATTATCATCTTCAACTATCTCATACAACTGGTTATTAACCCAAGGATCAGGAAATGGTGTTGTAGAAAAATAATCTTTCCATCTATCATAATAACTATTTATGGCAACAAAATACGCAGGATCATCAGCTTTTAAGCCAAATTTCCCTTTTGTATAAACACCCTCAATTTGCCATCCAAGCTTCGTAATCCCATAATAAGTTGCTAATTGCTCTTGCGTATAAGGATCATCAGGAAATTTACCATCTGATGTCATAAAATAAACGCCCTTGGATGCAGCATAATCTAAAATCAAACAACTGTTAATTGGTTGATCATTAGAAGCCATGCAGAAAAACGTGAGATATATATTTGCTGAATCGCCACTTCCAAGTCCATTTACTGAAGCTACGCCAAAAAGTATAGCTTCGCTGCTAGATCCACCACCATCACACCAGCTGTAGACTTCCTCAGGTGTTGGGTTTCTACGCGTATCTATATATAGTTTTTCGAATGGCTGATTCGCAACGATAGGTGTCACATGTCGTGGTGGATAAAAAGTTTCACCTACATATTTAAATACTTTACCAACATTATCTTTTACTAATAGCTTATCTATGTCGGAAACCTTTTCAACAATAATTGGATTATTAGCACCTTTTCCCGCATTCGTTTTACCAATCATATATCATTTACCTCTATTATTGTAATGTTATTGCTGGTATAGTTATTTTACCAGCTTCCTTGCTGTAAGCTTTTAAGTAATAACCAGCTTCCTTTACTTCAGCTTTTTTGCCTATTGCTGAGCCCCAGATCTCTTGGTGTTTAATTTCCGTTATTGTTACAGGTGAATCAGGTGTATACTCGAAATCATCCCAATATTGCGAGTATTTATTATCGTAAAGATAAGCTGTATATTCACCCCAATATGCATACAATTGTATGAAATACTTTCTTACCTCGCTTGAGCTTACACCTATTTGTTTACAAATACTTGCGTATTTATCCCCATATTTAAATATATGTATTTTCTTAATTAGATAATCACTCTCAGTAATAGTCTCATCTGGGCTATTCCAGTTGAGTCTATCGAACACATTATAATAAAAATTCCACTCCCATGATGCATCAAATATGAATTTATCTATAATATCGTTTTCAGATAATTTCTTAATATTTCTACTACAATTTGAAATATATGGACCCCAAACTTCTTGATGTTGTATATTTGATATAATAACATTAGATTTGAAGGTTAAAGCAGCATCAGGTGTTCCCCCCCAGTCAATCCAGTTAAATGAGTCCGTATTTTCAAATCCAATTGCGTACACCATTTGATGTTGACTATGATCTTCGGACTCAACATCAAATTGATACACACAGTAAGGTCTACTTGTACCAATACTATCTGAAATTGTGAAGAAATTAATTATTTTATAATCACCTAAGTAAGGGTTCGTACCAGATTTATCTGGATTATCCCAATCAAGTGTCTCTAATTCATGTACAAAGTTTATTACATCTTCATCCTCTGATGGTAAATATAAATAAATAACGGAAGTAGATTCATTTTCTTTAAGATTTATTTCATCCTGTGTTTGGATATAATGTTTATCTTTTGTTATCCACTTACCCCAGATATCTTGTTGACTGTCTACATAATTAATTGTTTTATATAAGAGATAGGTAACACTCGATGTATTTTCTTCAGTAACCACAAATTTTTTATTTGTTGCGTCGTAAAATGATCCACCCCATCCTATACCTTTATATCCACCTAGATTCATATTACCATATGGGTCCCAGCTCTCTTTTGACGCATATAATATGAATTGATAATACCCCGGCATTATAACTGCATATGTCTCGGCTGGAAAATGCCATTGATATGAAGTACTCTCATTCTCTTCCGCTCTGAATTCTTGCTCAAAATAGCATACTCTAATAGTATTTTCACTTACAGTCACAGATGGATCTGGATCGGATGACATTAAAGTTATATATTTTGGGCTCTTGTAGGTGCTTTTTATTATCGTTGAGTCAGTAAAGCCTAAATTTTCCCAGTATTGCGCTGTAGACCAATCAAGTAAAGAAAAATCTGGTTGCTCATCAGTTACAAAGAAACCAGCACCACCTAAATTATCACCAACACTAATAGGGTTTATTATTTCACCGATGTTACTTTCTCTATAATATGTCTCGCAATAAGGTGCGTAATTACCAGAATCTACTTGCTCTTTACTGAAGTAAATATTTGGAATTTGAGTATCATCTTTGATAGCTTCCAACTCAATATCGGCAGCACATGGGTAGCTTTCATTTCCTTGTTTTTCTTCGAAACTAGCTTCAATATTTTTATATGTATAGATACCAACTTGCTGTTGTGTTACTTGATGTGGATTAGCTTTATCACCAACATGGGCGTTTAACTCGCTCTGTGTTTGAGCTATATTTTGTTCTATACTATTTAGTTTATCTGATAATTTACCATTATCTAAATCAACAGATATTATATTATTTTCAATTTTGATACTATCCCCAGCTTTATAAACCAAGCTAGCTAGAGATATGTATTTATAAGTAGAAGAACCATGTCCATCCTCAATTGTTATTTTCAAATAAGGATCACCAACATGTAACCCCTCAAGTGGATTATCATCTTCTACGCAAACATCTAATTCGATATTAAATATATCCTTGTCATAAGGGATGCGTATTTTTGATATTACTTCACCATTTAACTTGAAGTCATAAATAAGTAAGCTTCCTTCTGGGGAGTCTTCTTGTTCTATCTCATAATTTGGTAGCTCGATTAATGTATCATACGCACCATTAAATGAATCGTAAGAATCATAGATATTATTATGTATAGTTAATGTCTTAGGTGTACGAACAATATCAGCTTTGATTATATTATCAGTATTATCGACAGTAATATTTACGGTATCAGTGTCTTCGCCGCTGTATTTTACATATTCGAGTTCTTTATTTAATTTACCATATAAGTAATTCACTTCAATTACCTCATTAGATATGAAAATAGGAGAAGTAATTTCTATACCTCTCCTATGTCATACAGTTTTATTTTAATATGTTTCTTAAATTATTTCTCAGATACATATTTACCTTTAACTATTTCTAAAATTGAATTTAAGGTATTGTACATTTCACCTGATTCAACCTTACCGCACTCAGTTAGGAGATCATATAATTCATTACGAATATCACCCTCATGTGCTTTAACGTAATCAGATAATGTCTGATCTGATTCTTTAATTTGATCCGCTAAGAAAACATTCAAACTTTCAATTACAGAAGCACCAACTTTGGGGTCGATACCAGCTTTCTTGAGTTCAGCTTTGAAAGCACTTGAATTGGATAATCCCTTAGCTGCTTTTACAATTTGGAAGCATATTGGTTTCAATCCAACTTGTACAACAAACTTAAAGACTGACCAAGCAATCATCGCAAGCACACCAACATAAAACACATCACCGATTATACCGCTAATTGCGTAATCAGAAGCACCCATTCCAATCATCGGTCTTACGTATTGATATAAATAAAGAACACCAAGTGAGACAAAATAAACAAGCACACTTGATACCATTTTTCTTATACGTTCTACAGGTTGTTTTACTTCACCCTTACAGGCCTTTTTAAAGATCAGCTTGACAAGTGCGTTAATTGGAATCATAAGTAAGAATACTAATCCAACTACTGCTATAAGCCAATAACTATATTCAGCCCACATATTTGTTATAAATCCAAACGCTTTACTTAAAAGCATTGCAAAACTATTTTCCATGTATAGTCCTCTTATTAATGTTAACATTATTTATTATTCTGTTACAGAGTTAGATTTAAATAAGCTGGATAAAGATAAATGCTGATCACTCATTGGGGGCTCAACTTCTTTTTCCACTTCTTCTTTCGACTCAGCTGTTGCTTGCTCAACTTGTTCAACCATTTCTTGTTGTTCTGGTTCAACTCTAGGTTGCTCTGATTCGACTCTTGGCTCTTCAACTTTTTCCTCTTGTTTTTCTTCTACTTGTTCTTGAGCTATTTCACATTCAGCACATTCAGCGACTTCTTCTACCGCTTCGTTCTTATGTTCTTTTTCTTGAAGTGTTAATGTGAAATTATCAATATTAAAAGAAACAAAATAGTCTTTATCAACTTCATTGACTAAAGCTATCAGTTCTTCGGTGTCTTGAACATCAAATGATTTCTTAGCCTCATCGAATTCTGATGTTACAGTTGTTAATTTTGCTATTAATCTATCTTTGAGAGACTTCAACTCTCTTAACTTAGTTAACTTTAAATCAACTTCATTTAATCTTTTATACAAATAACTATTCATTTATGATTTTGCCTCTCAAATTAAATTATATGTAAACAAGCAAGTGTCGTTAAGCAAACTGCCGCAACAATAATAAGCGATAATATAACCCAAACAGTGACCTTGATTTTTGGTCTGCGTTTTTCTTCTGTGCTATCATATCTAATTAAAATACCGTCGATACAATCAATTAAGAAACGAATAAAACCTGTTGGTATACCTATTACAATAACAAATAGGATATAAAAAGGTGCAAATATGCACATTAATACCTTGAGAAGCCAATCAGGTATATGTTTTGTAACACCAAAAGTCTCATAAAGCAATTCGAATTTTTCACGTTTTGCTTTTTGAACTTCTGTATCAGCTTCGGTAGATTTAACAGTCGCTTCTTTTGCTTTTACTTCAGCTTTTTTGACGATTTCTTCTTTTTTGGCTTGAGAAATCTTGTCAACTGTTTCTTTGTCTTGAGCTGCAGTGACAGTAGCAACAAAATCAATAACTTCTTCTGTTTGCTCGCCTGCTGACTTGCTTGTATCTATTTTTACCTTAACGTCTGATAGGTTAATATCAGTTATTGATTTTGGTGCGGTATCATCCACTACTTGGATACTTTTTTGCTCGGGTTTCTCGTCAGCTAATTCGCCTTCGACTGCGTCCTCGCCTAATAGATCATATAATTCGTCTTTTTCTTTTTTATCCATGTCTGATCCTTTTGTCTTAATTTATTTTACATGTAATTTAGCTAGGATTAATGTTAGTTATAAGAAAATTTAATACTTTACATTTAGATTTTGTTAGAAATTTTTTACAAGACTTCAGCAATACCATTTAACCCATCAAGAAAAACAAATCGACCGAAAATAAAGTCAAAATACTCTTCAGATGTTAATGCTATTGCATTGTCAATTTGGTCATCTTGAGCATATTCAAACTCTGTTGTTGTTTTTGGAATAACAAACACAGATGGGCTTTCGCCCTCGGTTATATTTTGTAAATCTGTCATAAAATCAAATTTTGTCTTACATAACATAAAGGTTTCATCAGTGACTTCTTCTCTTTTTGTCACACCAATTGTTTGCAAATAGTTAAGCTCTTCTTTCATAATCTATCTCCTTACGATGGGATTGAAAGTCCCCAAATTCTAACATAGAACTTATATAGGCCAGCTTTCTTTGAAACACTCAACCATTGGCATTGTTCAGTACCATAGCTGCCAACTCTAGGACCTTGGTTGCCCATTTGAGCGGTACCAGAAATTCCACTATATTTCAAATTAGCAGTTTTTGTTGTCGTCAATGGGAGATCTGCGAATTCGGTGTTTGTGCTATCATTCTGTAAACAAATACAACCGTTTATTCTAATTGCTGATGCAGGATAATAATCTAATCTCGGAGGAACTGTAGACACATTATTCTTATCATAGACAAAAAAAGTCGTCGTTCCTGAGTTAATTTTATTGGAATACATATTTGATTTGTATGGATAATATGTATATGTCAATGCTGCTCCTTTATATGATATATCAACATTGCCTTCTACAGCCATAGGCGAATTTGATATTCCAAAATCTGCTCTATATGGAATTCCTGTAGATTTTGAAAATAAAGTCGTTGTAGTCCAATAAGTATTATTACCAGAGCCTCCAACTGTTAAAAATTGAAGCTCCGTATATGATTCTGTTACATTATTATTTTTACACCTGTATTCTGTAAGCTTATGATCAGCACTTGTCGCACGTCCAAAAGAGTAAAAAACATCTGTTTCATATACAGTATAACTTGTCCCAGAAGTTGTTGTTGATACGAATGATGTTTGGCCCAAAGCATGTATTGATCTAACATATGTACCCCAAACACATGATCCTGTCGCTGTCGTCTTAATAGTATATGTTTTATATGCCGTACACGATCCGACAGTATGTGAGACTTCAACTGCAGTTAATTGTGTAGCACCACCATCTGCAGGCAAAACGCTTGAGGTTGGAGTATAAGTCATTAAGACACCACCATCACCGTAACCCCCACCTATTTTATTACCATAGTAATACCCCCAATTACCCTTAGCGGTATATGATATCTTACTACCATATCGAATTGTTGTAGTAGCTCCGCTTACAACCGTACCGTTTGTGACAGTTAATGTTACTTTATAATAAGCTGCGCCTACACTACCACCTATACTCTTTGTTGCAGTAGGCTTATTACTTGCTGTTGGGGATGCTGCAGGTGTTGTTGAACTTAAATTAAAGTTTGTTGAGTTTAGTACATAACTTGTTGTATATGGTGAAGATGGAGTATAATTTGTACTACTAAGCGTATAAACATAGCAATTATTTGGCTTAACTTGTACATAAATCGTAGAGCCATATTGAGCAGTAATACTACCACTATAACCAGAAGTAGATGTGTTAACATATGCGGTTGCATTTGTAATTGCGTCCAAACTGACAGTATAATAACCTGGTGTTGCGGAAACACTTACTTCAGTGTTATTATCAGAAACAGTATATGATGTCGCATAATTATCAAGCAAATAACCTGTAGCAGCAGTTGCAGAAACCGATAACACATCTCCGTAGAAAATAGTGTCACCTGCCGAAATCGAGCCTGTACTCGCAGTCGGTTCAAGAGTCGATGTTCTTGAAACCGTAACTGAAGCAACACCAGTTCCTTTTGAAACAGAAAGCGTATAAGGTTTTGCCCAAGCACTTGAATCATTGAATATAATTTGTTTTACATCGTTTCCGTTATATGTGACGGTATTAACCGCGCTTGTACCGAAGTTTAATGACATTATAGTGCTCCTGTTAGGTAGTGATTCTTAATACGCCGTTTGAGAAACTAAATGTTGGTTTATTATTTAAATTATTATAATTTAAATAATAAGTAGAATCATTACCATCTAATTTATCGCTATCAGCTGCTTTTGCTGTTTTACCTAAATACTTATTTGCAAGAGATGTATTATTTTCATAAAGTGTATTAGCTTTAACTGCAGCAGGGAATGTTACATTTTGACTTGCGTCATATGTATAAACTTGCCCCCATTTTGCCATGGTTGAAGGCATAATCCAACCAACTCCACCAAAACCGTAAATATTACTAATCTGTAAACCACCGTATGTAGCCATGCTACCTGCAGAAGTACAATAGAATGTAAAACGCAATTCAACATATTGATTAGAGGTATTTCCATACGTTGTAATAGATGGAGTATTAATAACATTGAAACCAGGCCAACCACTTATAGTAACACCATCTGCAAATGTAGTCCAAGTACTACTATTAGCATCATAATTCGCTTTAGTTCTGCCATCAATTGTACATTTACAACCACCTGAGCCGCTTGTAGAACAGTAAATAACAAATTTGTTTAATTGTGTGTAAACACTAGCGAAGTTTGTTAAAATTGTTATTCTAAGCCGATTATTTACTGAAGCATTATCATATTTATTTGTAGATGGATTTTTTGATCCTGGCTTACCAATAACAGCAGTTGTGCTAACTTGTGGTCCTGAGAATATAGCAGTTTTTTGTGAATCATTAAGCTTATAATCACTCCAAGTCGTTCCGTTATCCCTTGAATATTCTACTTTAATTCCAGCAGCAGGCACAAAAGCTAATCTATTTGCTCCTAAAGCGGGAACCATCGCAGCATCAATAGGACTATATGAGGAGGCGAAGTTTTTACCACCCCAAGTTAAGAATGCCTCCCCTCGATCAGGTATATCAGCAAAACTAGGTTTATTAAGCAAGTCGTTATATGAACCCGATGTCGCCACCGTTGCAAGGCCGCTAACTAACGAAGCAGACAACTTATTACTTGATGTGATTTTATCCTGTTTACCGCTAACATCGGTAACTACATTACCAATATCAACAACACCACCTGACGACGCAATCGTATTACCATTGACTTTGACGCTTGTCGCGTAACCTTTTGCTTCAACCCAGTTCTTGACAATCTCTCCTCTCGGAACCGTATATTGATACATATTTGAACCTAAATGGTTGCCTACTGTACCTGCGTTGAGGACAACTTGACGACCTGCATTAAAATCATTATTGCCATCATAGTTTATGTAAAGGTTTTCTTTTGAACAAGCACCGCCATCTGATGGCGTAGATACACCGCAAATACCTCTAGTTACTAAGCCTGCAGCTGCTGCTGTACCACCAAAAATAATCCCATTTGGTGCGTATAATTGATTGCCGCCTAATGTTGTTGTAGCTTTTTTCGTGCCTAAGACTTCTATATTTGTATTATCTGTTTTGCTTAGTCTACTATTAACAACGTCAGTCGTCGCTTTTTGGCTCATTACTGCTGATGTCGATGTACCTGTAGATTGGACTATAGAAACCTCAGGTGGAATATCTGGCTTATCTGCTAAGTCTTTATAATTACCACTGAAGCTACTAGTACCTGCGCCAATGTTCTTTCTCGCTTGTTCTTTTTGTGTGTCAGTAAGCGATTGGCTTGTTGTATATCTTACTGCATTATCAGCTGCGGTTAAACTATTTTGAACAGCTGTAGCTAGATCAGTTTTTGGTATACCACCTTTTGGCTTTGCATACTTTGCCTCAACTTGTGATGTTGTTGCGAAGTTACTATCATTCTCAAGCTGACTTGTCTTTTTAGGTATAGTAGGCTTGTTAGCTAAACTCTTATAATCACCATCAAAGTTACTTATACCAGCACCGATATTTGCTCTAGCTTGGATTTTTTGGTCATTAGTTAGAGACTGAGATGTAGAGTATAATACTGCATTATCTGCTTCATACCCTACTGTTATAATGTCTCTAATATCAGTTGTTTTACCAAAATTTTTCATTGTATTATATTAAATAGATAAAATTAATCCCCGTATATATTTTACGCATATATATACAGGGACTTCATGTCGGTATTTTTTAAAATTAACCTGTTATTACTACCTTGAATTCTTGGCCTCTTGCTGGTGCTTGTGCGAAGGCGATCTTAACACTGTTATTTGATAATAACATATCAACCATAACAAGCTCATAAACAGTGTTACTACCATCTTGTCCTTTTAAGAACACTTGACATGTAACGTCTAAGCCAAATGTATGTGCGACAGTAAATGTTGCTTGAACCCCATCACCAGTAATTGCTTGAACTTTTTTCTGTAATGTGGTTACACTTACGTTATTACCTTTTGGATCATAAGCTGTGCCATTAACTGTTAAAGTAGCTGGTGCTTTACCTGTTGTTACTAATCCTTTAGCGTCATACTTAACTAAACTAAAGTCTGTAGCTGCGGTAATGTTCGTATTAGCAGTTAATTTGCTGTTTACTAATGTCTTTAAGTTATCCCAACCGTAAACAGAACCAATACCGCCGCCTTCAGCGTAAATCTTACCTTCTTGAGCAACACCTTTGATAATACCAGCTGTATCATTAGTAAATTCGCTTACACCTACGACACCATCATCTTGCCAACCCGTATTATTGTAATAATGCCAGTTATGTCCAGTTTCTTGAACAACAACTGTAATACCTTTTGGATCATTATAACCCGCAGCAACAACGAATGCGGCAATTTCATCTTTTGTTGGATCAGGTTTAGCTGTGTATTGTAATCTAATGTTACTATTTTCTAATTGACCAACTCTTTGTTGTAAGCTTGAAATATTACGCTTATCACTATAAGACATTAAACCTGCATTATTTTCATTAGCTAACGCAATGTTTGTGCCTACTGTTGTTGATTCGCCAGAATTAATATTTGTTGTAGTTACATTTATCTTGACAGTATCTGATGGTGTCTCTGCTGTACCACCTGCTGCTGGTATCGCAACAGCTGTAACTACATTTTTATTAGTATTAGTTAACGGTGTGTAAATAGCACTTAAATTAGGGATATCAGATGCGGTTAAATCTGAACCACCAGTAATTAATCCTTTACTATCATAGGTGATTTTAGTATGTGTAGCACCTGTTATAGCTTGATTAGCTGCGACTTTACCGTCTGCAACAGTCTTTAATTGGGCTGGGGTAACAAATTTTTCTGTATCAGTACCAGCTGTGATATCTGAGTTGTTTGCACGTTTTACAACACCTGCAACAGTCTCGCTTGCTGCTGGTAATGTCAAAGCGTGAGTGTGTCCTGACGCTGTTACTTCGTTTTTCGATGAAGTGCTTACAGTATTGGGTGTAGCTAAGGTTAATGTGATTGCATTACCTGTACCGCCACCAGTTAAACCATTACCGGCTGTGACTGTAACTTCAGCTGCTTCAATAGCTGCTTGTTTAGCTGCTTCTAGTTGGGCTGCTGTTACAACTTTTGTCGTACTCGTAGTATCTGTATCCTCAGCTAATTGAACAACACCTTTTGCAGTAGCTGACGCGTCAACACCACTAATAGTTATAGCGTTACCTGTACCACCACCTGATAAGCCATTATCAACAGTAATAGTTACTTTAGCTTGACTGATTGCTGACTCTTTAGCGGATTTTAATTGCGCTGGTGTTACAGCTTTTGTCGTGTCAGTACCTGTTGTTGCTTCAGTGTCTGACGCTAATTGAATGATACCTTTTGCAGCTGTAGAAGCTTCAGGTAAACTTTTCTTTGTTGCCGAAATCCTACCATTTGCACCTTGGCTTACAGTATCGATAAACGAAGTACTTGTACCAGAAGCTATCGGGCTTGTTACTGGTGTAAACTCTATTTTGTGAGTATGGGATGATTCAGTGGTTGAGTTATCAGATGTATTAGTGATACTTGACGGTGTACCTAACGATATTTGAGTACTTGTATCACCAGTAGCTGTACTAGTTAAGCCATTCCCATCTGTTACTGTAAAATCCTTACCAACTACTACCCATTCCGTACCATTAAATTGTTTAAATTTCTGGTCAGTTGTGTTATAATAAACTTGACCTTCTTTACTTACATCAGTACTTGGATCCGAAGGTAAATTTTGTATTACAGCGTTCTGTAATTCATTCTTTTGTAAATCAATATTACTTACAAATTTCATACTTTATATTTTCCTTGTGTTAATTTAAATACGCGATCCCGCTAAATGCGGAACTAAATGATATCTCTAAATTGTTTCTATCTATATAATGTACTTGACCGCCATAAACGTTATTATTAGCGCTATCGACGATAACTGTATTTGGATACTTGTCTAGATCATGTGCTATTACCCAAGTCTTAGAAGAAGCTCGCTGAGTAAAAACGAACGTCTTATCCCCTGATATTCCCGCTATTTGCGATTCTGTTACATATCGATCAGGTGGTAAGCTTGGATCTTGACCTGGTGGGCCATCATTATCTAAGTTGCTTGTTTTCTTACCTTTTACAAACGTCTCTGAACTTGGATCTGTTTCACCTAAATCACTTTGTTCTTGAACAAAAGGCGATAGTTGCGTTCTACTTATCTCAGAACCGTCGCGAGCTATGAAAACAATCTCATTTGTTTTTTTATCGATATAAGCTCTACTAAGGTCTTTAGGCGATTGTTTTACATTGACCGCTATCGTCGAAGTGAAGTCATCGACAATAGTATCAGCTGTCTCAGTAGAAGTACCTGTGTAAGTAAGTTTTTCAACTTCTTTATTTAATTTACCATATAAAAAGTAACCTTCTTCACAGCCTTCTTCATCCCAGCTATCTTCAGAACTGTCTTTGTAAGAATAGGAAGCAGAGAACGAATCATCCTCATCGTCCTCGTACTTATCATCTACTTGATTAGGTAGTTCTTCTTCAGCAACCTCATATAGGTAAAAATCATTATCTATTAAACTCATATTAAATTATATTGAATTCTTTTTTAGGTATTATAGTATTAACTTCATACTCGTTTGTATCTGGATTTAAAGCTCTAAGTTTAAATTCATAGAAGTATTTACCAGGAACTAAACAAGCGGTGTCTTGGTGTTTTATACTTACTACTATGTCACCATTCTTGTTTAGACTTTTCGTAGTGTAACGCTTTTTAATCAACGCGTCTTCGAATTTCTGATTTGGTTCCATTATACCTAAATAGACCTCACAGTTCTCACCGATCGTGAATCGTATAGGATTAAGCTCAGTACCTTGATTAATGAAAAGTGGTACTGTAAAATTATCACCACGACTTACTGTTATAATTCCATTATTACTTATATTAAACATCAGTATTTTCCTTACTAGTTATACATATAATTTAGCGCTGATTATTTGACTGTATATAATCTCTAATCGAATTTAGCACATAATCATTATCAGCTTTAGTATTTATAGATATCCTTATATAGCCTTCACCAAGTTTACTTGATAGATCTTTAAATATAATATTATATCTATCTAACATATCTACACAAAATTTATATGAGCTTATATTAGTTAAATGCATTACAACGAAGTTAGCACCATTATATTCAAATCCATCTATACCTAAACTAAACATTCGAGTTAACTCTTTAAAAACTCTTCGAGCCTCATTCGCAACCATCTCTAAACTATATTCATAATTACTCTTTTCTAAATATATTTTTGATAAGATTTCCTCTATAATGCTATTGATATTCCAACTAGGAAGATCAAGCTTGATAGATTCTATTGCTTTAATATTACTGCTCGCGATTAAGCCAATTCGTAACCCATTTAAACCAAAACTTTTACCAAGTGATTTTAGCACAATCAGATTTGGATACTTATCTAGTATATTTCTTGATAGCAATGAGTACCTTTTATCTACAGGTACAAAGTCTATAAAAGATTCATCAACTATAATTGTTTGATTTTTTTCTTTACTGGCGTCTAATTCTATGGTTATCGAATCTTTATCTATCCAGCCTCTTGGATTATTTGGATTTACGATAATTTTAATATGATTATTATCATTGATATTGAAAAAATGTCTATACTCGCCAAAGGTTGGTTCGTTTATGCTTACATTATTGAAATATTTTGATAATGCTTTTATTAACTCTGATGCACCATTACCAACAGAAATATAATTTTCAGGTATATTATAAAACCTGCTTAGATGGGTAATAGAGCGATTAACACCTGCTGGATAATCTTTAATAGCTGCGGCAGGATTTATATCTTGAATCAATGTTTCTATATTGAAAAAAGGATTAGTTAAATAGCAGCAGTCAACTAAATTAGGAATTTTATGATATCCACCAAACCACCCGCATAGTTTTTGATATTTAGACTCAGGATCAGCAAATAAAATATTAGCTATATCATAATCATCTTGAGTATCTACCTCAAACCAATCATTATTATCAATAACGTATCCGATAATATCTGTACTTTTAACTATATTAGCTAAAGGTTCTTCATAATAACAATCAACACCATAAGCATTCATATAAGCTTCACAGCATGGGATATAGGTATCGGATAAAAACTCTTTACTGAATTTGTAAATATTTACAGTCTTATATAAGCGTATTATATCATTATTTCTAGTATTAATAAGATCAGTTATATGATTAGTTTCATCTAAAGTAACTGCGCTACCGTTCATATAGTCAGCACAAGGTGATATAACCGCTTGATTAGGTATTATATTATCAAGTAAACTTTTTATAATATCTGGCTTTATAATTATATCCGATTCTAATATAATAGTATCATCTTTAACCAGTTCATCTTTAGCAGCTAAGAACGAATAGATATTATTATGTTCTCTATTTGTTAGTTTAGTCTCATCTACAAATGTAAAATTAACATCCGGATATGCGTTTTTTAAGTAATCCTTTAATATATTACCTAGGTATCCAATTACAATAATTATACTTGATATATTATTATCAATTAATGCATCGATTAATCTATCTATTATTTTTTTACCTGCGATATCAACCATACATTTGGTTTTATCTTGAGTCAAGACACCAAGCCTTGATCCTTTACCCGCTGCTAATATTAATGCTTGCATTTTTACCTCTCAAAATAACATTTATCTGGAAATTTTTCTTCGAATATTTTAATAACTAATAAATTAAGTAATTCTGGTTGATTTGTTATAGTATCATTTAAACATACTAATTTATATTTATCTGACAATATAGCATTAACTATATTTGTTGACTGTGAAGGTACTAACGGAAGATATTTAGAACATGGTAAGTAATCTGGATTATTTTTTGTTATGCCATTCAGTTTTAACATATCAATGAAAACATTACCTATAATATTATCATCGTGACGAAAATGACTTACTGCTGATTTTTCATATAATTCATCATACATATCAACCATCCATTTTTGTTCAAAGCTTTTCTTACGCGCTTCAGGTAGATGCGAATAAGTTAACATGTAACCCTTAACCCCAGAATATCTACACGCACATTCAGCTGAGTTATAACGTGTTCTCATCCATGTAGTTAAGAAAAAGTTTATTTTTGGTATAAAAGTCAAGTCAGGATTTTGTTTGAATGGTTCTTTGTAAATAGGTCCCTTTGGTATATCATTATCAAAGAAAAAATTATCAGGGACAGGATTCATAAAATAAAAATCATCATCACAAATAATGAAATTATCAGATAAATCAGGTATCCTACTATACCACAAATCAATAACTGGGCCATTAAATAGAGGTAACAATCCTTCTGGAATAAATTCTTTGTGTTCTACTATTCGTAGTTTTTCACAGTTTTGATCAAGCCAATCAGGTACGTGTTTCTTATTTTCTACAATAAGAAAAACTTTATTCACCCAAGGGCAATTTTCAGCAACACCTCTAAACCAATACTTAAAAACGTTCCAACTACGATAACGAGTCTCAGAAAAAGCATCACCATGATTTGGTTTTTGTGTGCCTCTCTCAATCTCAATTTTTTTCCAATATAAATATTCTTGTTGCCATTCAGGTAAAGTATTATCTACCCATGTAACAACGATGTCAATAGGCGAATTCATTTAATTATATCCTTATTTATTAGTTATCATTATATAATACAGGATCTAGAAAAAGAAAAGCACATACAATTAAGTATGTGCTTTAAGTAAATTATTTATTTTAATTATTGGTTAATTCGTCGCAGGTGTCCAAGTAAATGTCGCTACACCGCCTGATATAGTACAAGTTAAAGCATAATTACCGTCGCCTGTAGGTAAATCAGGTATTCTAGCTAATTTATTTTGGACATCTTGTGACAAGCTGATTTGAGTACTATAAGAATCTAAACTACTTGTTGCTATACCTGTCCCTGCTGTTATTAATGATTGACGTGGAATAGAGTATTGATCTAATCCTGCCCATCCATATGTATTGTCGGGCTTTTTTGCATATACTTGGTAATTATCAGAAGGTCTGAGATATGTAGATGCACTAAGATTTGTTTTTAAGCTTATATCTCTAGATGTACCATTTTGTGTGACTATAATAGGACTAGATCCAGTTACATTACTAATACTAGGTAAAGTCATCCAACCATAGCTACTGCCGCGTTTACCATATACCGCATCATTAATTCCTCCTTGATATTCGCCTAAACTATCCTTATGTAGCTCAATATCTGCGCGGTAGTTATCAGCAGTTATATTTTGGGTGTTTGTGAGACCTCCTCCTGTAGTTATTGTTATCGAATTACCATCAAAATTACTCGATGATCCTTTTAGTTCATAAAATCTCTCGCCATCGCAGAACCAAATAAAACCTACACTATCTTGAACATACTTATTAGCGTAGCTAGATGGAATTAATTCATATGATGGATGCCTACTATTTACTTTTATAATAGGTATATCAGTAAGTTGATTATAACTCTTAGGTAAATTCGCTAATGTGCTACATCTAACTTCGGTTTTTACAGTAGGTTCATCCTCAATCCATCTACCATCTTTGGATATAAATGAAGTCCAAACATCTTGACCATTAATACTTTGAATAGTTGATCCAGCACTATCTGATAGTGAGATCTTATATAAATCACCTACTTTTTCTACTCCACCACTAGCTGCGAATTTATTAAAAGCTTCAGGTATAAGTACTTCCCCTAAATAACTACCAATTATTTTTTCAGCATCATTTGGATCTATTCCAATATAAATAACATAAGTCCTGTTAGTATCAAAGCCATCAAAATCTGTACCTATAACCATCATGTAAATATAATTATCTACTGATACTCCTGATGCTTGCACAAAGAATGGTGGTAACTTAGATATAAAACCTAATCCATGACCACTACTAGTCGACATCAAGGTAATTGTTGGTCCCATATCTACCTGCTCTGCATTATCCCAATCAAATTTAGAAAAATCTACTGAAATAGCTGGATCAACATATAATGCACTATCGGCAGTAATCTCTTCACCTACTGCGAATTTATTTTCAGCATGTTGATTTTTAAATGATACTTCAGCTATTTCTTTAACTTTACCGAACTTACCCTTAGTATCAACTAAAATATCATCTACCTTTACATCATCGGTACCCAAAATATTTTCTTTATATATATTACCATATACTTCAGGTACTTCTACCCAATTATTCTCAGTGCTAGCTATGCTGGAAACACATGGTTGTAATTTATATGCAACTTCAGGTGAACTTAGTGCCAATGTAAAATCAGGACTAATTTTCCAACCGCTTGACATTATCCCATCACCAACCATAGTTTCTGTAGATACATAGTAGAATGGTAGATCTCCTTCTTGTGCATTAACTGCATCAGCGAGATTCGATATGAGTATGTATACAGGTTTTGGTCTATAGTAATCAGGATTTTCTGGGGCACTTATTGCAGTAAGGACGGGTTTACCTGTTATGCTATATGCACCAAAAATATCACCATTAAGCGCTTCAAAACTTGGGTCGATTGATGTAATTATAACTTCTAGAGGGTTTAGATGAGAGTTATCTAAATTAGCTAGACTAAAATATGCTATAGTATTACCTGATGCACTACTTGATGTATTTTGACCTGTTGCATAACCTTGAGCTGTTGTGTATATGTTGTTCCAAATATTGCTTGAATTCTTATATTGCAAAGAAACTACTTGAGTACTAGAATCTTTATATACTTGTAAAATAGCTACTGGATCGTTGCTTCCATTAATGAGACCTCGTAAAAGTACTTTAGAACCATCACTATTTTCGATAGATATGCTTTTTAAAATATCATCTAAAGCCGGGTTTTTATCTCCTACATGTACTTGAGTTGGAGTTGTAATACCCTCTATGTAACTACCAACTTCGATTTTTGTACCCACAGTCCCAGATGGTGGTGTAACAGATAAGAGAGGATAAGATAACATATCCATACTAAACCTTACTTTCTCGCTATTACCCCAATCAACAACATCAGCTAAATAATCACCAATATCTTGTTGCGTATTGAAATAAAGCTGACTAATAGTATCATCGACTTGAATCGGAGCAGCTGCTTCTTTATGGGCTGGTACACTTTTTGATATCGCTGAACTTGTAGCATACATACTAGAACCAGACTCACCAGTACTACCAGCGTCAAGCTCAATAGTAGCGTCTTCAGCTTGATTCAATGTGAACGAACCTTTATCGACACCACCTTGTTTGATTGTGACTGTGCTATTATTAACTTGTTGCGGTTCAGGTATATTGACAGTATCAACTATAAATTTACCTTCTTCGTTCACTTTTACAAACTTACCAGCATCCTCAGCTGTACCATCAATAATATTTTCTAATTTTACATTAGGGTACAGATTAACTGAATTATCATCTTGTGGATGTAATGTTGTAATTAATTCACTCATGTATTTTTATTCCTCTATTTAATATACTATTAAGTTTGAAGCGTCATCACCATACGCAACGAGATGTTCACCATCATATGTTACCCAATTATAATGAACAGCTTCAACATCTATTATACCAGCGTCACGCAACGCTTGAAGTAACTTATTATAATCCTTAACTAATGTCTCTAATGTTATCGCTTTACTATCTCTAACAGGTGCGGCTTTTTTAACTTCACCAGCTTTATCAACAGAAGCTAACGGTAACTTGAACACCACTTCTTCTGACCCATCAAAGCGTGTTTGCTCAGCGCTATCTGACTGCTCAATAATAAGACTACCAGGTGTCTTTAAAACGTGAGCTGATAACTCAGCGTCTTCGCTAAAATCTAACCTGACTGTCTCACTATTAGCTGTTTTTATCTCGTCTTGAACTTCGACCCACTCGCCATCTTGTCTACCATAAATGAGACCATCTTTTGGCGCATCAGTTACATAAGGGGCGCTTTTTAATATCGCACTTAAATGTGCGTTTAATTTAATTGTTGGCATTTTTTTATCCCCCTTATCTTATATCGAATACGAGATCGTTTTGATTGAAAATCGTCTGGATATAATTATCATTCTTATCGAAAACTAAGACTTCACAATAATAAGTCCCTCTATGTAATTTATTTGATAAGTCAGCGTCTATATTAAAGTAAATATTTACAGCACCATTAAACATTTTCTCTGTGCTCTCAATAAACTTACTATCATCATCTTGAATTGGTTGGTGTTGAAAATCATAAAGCTGTACTTTTATTTTCTTATCACTTAAATAATCCTTGGCTGATATATAGACAGATTTACCAACAGTGCTACTATCAAATGGGATCTCAACCCAAGTATAGACAATACTATTGTCTACCTCTTCAATAGCAACGCATGACCAAGCTTTTAAGTCAATTATATTATAAGCTTTTTGATCAATAACGCCAATAGTCGACTCATCTGGTTTATCACCAGATACCTTATAAACAATCGACCCATCCTCAATAACAACTTCACCTGTTATGTTAAAATCTAACGTTACTGTATTACTATAATACCAATAATATCCAATTATATCACCTTTAGCGTTATAATTAGCGAATGGTTCTTTATAGTTACATGAACATGTTTTTTTAGGGTTATTATTGGGGATTACATTATCATTAATATAATTGTAATTAGTAAACATATTATCACAATTACTCATTATTAATCCTCATTAATTTATTACATACAAATTTAGCGCTAATCTTATAATAATAAAATCTATATAATAATTAGTACTAAAAGAAAAGGGCGTATATCTCAACGCCCTAATTTACTTACCATATATTTACTCTATCAAGTTCTTTTAATATTATATCAACAGGGGTTAACTCTATTAGCTGATCATCGATAACAATTATCTCTTTTTCTAATAAATAATCATCATCTATATGATTTAGTTCTTCTGATAGTTTCTCGTCTTGGTAGTCTTTTATGTTACTTATAACTGCTTTTATAATGAGAATCACAATATTAGTTAATATAAAAGCTAATATTATTAGCGAAGCTATAAAAGCAGCGTAACCAATTACAGTCATTGAGATATTAAATCTCTCACTATAAGTTAACATAGCTTATCCTCGCATATCCGTATCTGGTTCTTCTAGTTGCTCTGCACCTTCTTGTTCACCCTCGCCAATAGAAGAAACATTCGGCGAAACCATCTCTAAAGCTTTTTGTAATTGACCTATATGAATATTTTCTTCGTTCGCGATATCTTTAAATACGTTTATAATATCAGTATCAATATCAGTTGTACTTAAAGTTGCGATCGCGTCATTATATCCTTGAATTGCTTGCCATTCATCTTGAATCAAAGCATTTATCAAACTAGCTGCTCCGAATTCATCAGGTGTGGTTGGTGTGTCTGGTATAGCTTCTAATTCTTCTTTTTCACCTTCCAGATCTTCTTTAATCGGCTTATCGAACTTGATTACTTTAGCATCTTCTGGAACAAATATCGTAAACTGATATCTTTTAACTTCTTCTTCACCATCTTTTGTTTTTACGGTTTTACTAAAAGAAGAATGTTTTGTTTCAAGTTCACCTGATCTACCGGCTTTTTCTAGATTGTAAGAAAATAGCTCAGCAACTTTTCTCGCTTTGTCAAGCTTTTCAGGTTTATCAGCTGTTACAACGATTCCGTATTTACCTGGTTTTGAAGTGTAGTCAACACCAATCTTGTCTGGGGGATAAACACCTTTAATAACGCTACTTATCGTAGGGCTACCACTCATAGTCAAATTACAATAAATTTGATCATATAAGTCTTCGTATTGGTCTTCTAACGCTTCAGTTAAGTTTTTTTTTAAGCTCTCGTCAAGACCAAAATCGCCGAGTTCAATTCGAGCAGCAACATCAGATAATTCATCAGCTAATTCTTGAACATAATCGGACAATTGATGAAATGTCTTAGCTTTGGTATAAGCACCACGAACGGATGTTTGTAACTCGTAAATAAGTTTATCTAGTTTGTTAAATATAGATAAATCAGCTAAATCCTCAGGCCAGCCGTCTTGATAATCTTCATGTAAAGATTCTTCGATACCATCAGTCAAAGCAAAATATTCATCAGCGAGCTCAGGTTTTAGCTTACCATCTTCATCGAAGTATTTACCATATTTATCCTCATTGAAATTAGGATTATAATCAGGATCATCTTGATAAGCTTCGAAGAAATCTTCGCTGAGTTTCATTTTCTTTAAGTCGTCTGTCTTAACTTCTTTATGAGAATCTACTTGATTTTCTTTTTCAAGTTCTTCTACTTCTTTGTTTTTTTCTTTCATTGAGTCTTCGATCTCAGCCCTTTTTCTGATGTGTCTTTGGACAGCGTCACCTATTTGATATGGGACATTAATCTCAACTGTAGTATCAGAAGTAACAATGTTTTTATCCATATTGTTAAAACCGTTATCCGCTATAGCTTCTGATAATTTTCTAAATTTCATTTACGTTTTCTCCTATATATTTGGAACAAATTTTCGTATAATCACAGATGGATTCAAAATTAATATCTGGACATTTTCTCATACAGGGTTGTTTACAATCAGAATTTTTAGCTGTAAAGTAATCTATCTTACAACACTTTGTAGTTGCTTTATCCCTATCTGAGACAAAATAGTCTTGTTTTACGATATTATCATTTATCATCGTCTTCTGATTCTTTTTCTGGTTTTTCTTTACCTGCTGGTGTTACGATTTTCTTTTGAAAATTCATCAGCTTTAACATAAATTCTTCTAAATTTGTTTTACACATCTTGTTTCTGATCCTTAAGTAAATTGTGATAAGATAAATTCAGTAGATCAAGTAAATCATTTACTGTTTCTTTTATTTCACTACCATAATATGTATCCTCAACTTTTTTAGTTGTACTAGGACCATAAGCTAAGTAATAAGCTTGAGAGACATGGTTTAACATATCTCTGATTATTTTACTTGTTTCAGTTTCTTCAAGTTCTTCAGTAAATTTATTTTCTAAGTCTTCTTGTAAAGAAATACTTTTTATAAACTTCATTTTTAATCACCACTCATCATCGTAATCATTAAAAGCTGGGTCTGACTTAATTTCATTTGCGGCTGGATTGAGTTCTTTTTGTTCTTTATCTAAAGCGTCTACAAATTGAACATTTTCAACGACGTCTTGAAAAACTGATTTTTTATTATCCAAAGACTCAACTTTAACGTCATCACCAAACAGTGTCTTCAAATCTTCTTCAGAATAGTCATCATCAAAATCTACGTCATCGTCATGATTATCCCAAGCTGGCTCATCATCGACATAATAGCCATCATTCACAGTATCATACCAGCTTTTAGCGCCTTCATAAGTATCCTCTGGGCCCCATTCAACATCACCATCAAGTAACACATAGAACCAATCAGTACCATCATCAACATCCTCTACGTGAACTACTGATAACTCATAACCGTCAACATCTTTTGTGTCGTGAGTTTCTAATACTTTGAACTCTCTACCTGAATCGAAAAATGTAATATCTTCATCACCATCAATATCACCATTGAAGTCAAAATCTTCATTCAACTTCTCATCAACATCGACTTCTTGATCTGGTTGTTCTATTCTAGTATCGGACCAATATTCACCTGAAGTGATTTGATCAATAACTTGATTGAGCTCATCAGCGTCTTCAGCGTTTAATAAGTCAGCCCATTCTTTTGGTGATAAAATTTGTACACCATAATTATCGTCAGGATCAGTATAGACAATAGTTGTCCAAGCAAGTTGGGAACCATAATCCATCCAGGTATCCTTTACTTCATATTTACGACCTTTGCCACTTTCTTTTGTTAAAATACTTGCAACTAATTCTAATCTTGATCTCTCTGGTGTACCAACTTCAAACTCTTGTACATCATAAAAATGATATTTGTCTAACATTTCATTTAGTCCTTCTTTATACCCTTGAGCAAACATCGCTTTTCTTTGAGCGTCGGCTTCTTTTTTCGTCCTGAACGTACCGTGCGTACCTTCTTTGCCTTTGTTTACCCATTTACCACCTTGTTTAATTGTGTCTTCTTCGAGCTTATTTTCTTTTAAAGCGTCGCCATAAAAAGCGACAAGTCTATCCCAGGGATTCATTGACTTTGATTCATCTAAATCAAGCTGATCACCGTAAGCTCTTGCAATTTTACCCCAGGTGCTGTCTGGATCGACGACTTTTCGATCTTTCTTTAATTTATCATTAGTAACATCAAGTTGATCGCCATAAGCTTTTTCAATCTTGTCCCAAGGATTATTAGATGTTGATTTAAGTTGTTTGCCATAAGCTCTGTCAATTTTATTCCAAGGATTGTTTGGATCATTTGATGTAGAATCCACATCAGGTTTTATATTATCAGGTTTAAGTTGATCGCCATAGGTTTTTTCAAGCTTATCCCAAGGTGATTCAGCTTCATGTAAGCTCTCAGTGTTTTTAATAAATATAGATTCATCTAAAGTTATTTTCATTTTATTTACCTTATAACTGTTTATCAACTAATTTAGCTTTTTTCTCAAGTTCAGATATACGATCTATGAGATTTTCTTTAGCTTCTTCATAAGAATCATCGTCATCGTAATTATCACCAGCTGTTCTTCTACTGTGATCATATTCTAAAGCTTTTAACTCATGTCTAAGCTTTGCTATATCGCTATATATTTGCTTGATATATTCGAATTTACCACCAGCTTCCTTGACATCTAACGCTAACTTACTCATCTCAGACTCGGTCAAGTTTTTTGCGATTTTTTTGCGCAAACATCTCGGCTTCTTACCACCTTTGTAAAAGTAATAAGTATCGTCTTGATCAATAAAGCGCTCAATCTCCCAATCATTTTCCAGTAAGTCTATTAACGATTCAAGTAAAGCGGGTAATGCTGTTTTTGACCCTGGTCCGAACTCTTTAATCTCAGGCTCGAATCCTTTTATTACGTTAAGTGTCTCTGGATACTTAGTATAATCTAACAGAGATACTTTAAAACAATCATGAGTGTCGAGATATGTTGATATTCTAGTGTAGAGTTCATTGAGAGCATCTTCGAAATCAACTTCTGTTAAGTCTTCTTGTAAGACTTTTTTAGCTAATTCTTTTTCGAATGTTCTATTTATTGATTCATATATGTTTATCATGTTCGTGAAAAACCGTCCCTATATTCTATTTTAACTTCGCCTGACCTGATTTTCTTAGCGATAGCACTTCCAAAAATAGCTTTTATTGAATTTTCATATATATCGCCACCAGATGAATTTTCAAGTAAGTCCATGAATTCTTCTTCCGTACCTTCATAAAAAATTGTTTTCAAGTTACCACAAGCCTCAAAAGCACTTGTATCAATCATCTCAATACTTCTTGGTAATTGAATCGCAGTTATAGACGCATCAAGAAAAGCCGCTCGACCAATACTAAAAACAGAATTTGGTATTTTTATTTCCCTTAATGTTGAATGGGCAAAAGCAAAATCACCTATATATTTTATATTATTTGGTATTTTAAAAGTATCGAGGATTGAATTTAATTGAGTATAGACACCAAATAAAAAATTATCTGGTACTGTATCAGTATAGCATAAAGGATCGATACCTGCGTCATATAAAGTTAATGTTACTTGAGGTACATATGTATCAGCCGCTAGATCGAAACGCTCATTTAAATATTTATAAGCACTTTTAATGTCGCTATTTTTCAGATAATCCTGAATCTCGAAAAGCGCTTCTCTAATAATATTTCTTAACTCAGCCATAAAACTAATCCTCTACTAAATCAAAATCGTCAAATGATACATCAATAACGCCAAGCTTAGAGACAACTCGCTGTACAAAACTGTCCCACCAATCTTTTCTATTGTCCAAGCTTATAGGACTCTCAGAATAGATTTCTTGGCGGCCGTCTCTATTAAGTTGAGCTGTTAGAGAAATATTTTCATATAAGTCAGTAAATGGCCACACATATAAGTCTAGCTCACCTAAGTTTTCATCACTTGAGTGCCACCAGATGTTTATATCATTATCTAATGGATCTATATTATCAAGACTTTGAATAAGGTCATAACCACTCTCAAATTCTTGTTCTTTTCTATTTTCTATATTAATCTGAACTTTATCAAAAAGTTCATCGGGGGTTAAATCTTCGAATATTATCATAATTATTTATACAGGTTTTTATTATTCTACATATTCGCCATCAGTACATGAAACAGTTATGTTATTAAATCCATCCCACCAAAATGGTGCTTTTTGTATTTGTTTAAATTGTTCAACAGTCCCATTATATTCAATAGCGAGCAATGTGGTGGATATAGCGTAAAAAGCGTAGTTGCCGATTCGTGTTAATGTTGAGGGTAAATATAATTTTTTTAATCTAGCACATCCATAAAAAGCTGAATCACCTATAGTTTTAACGCCCTCTGATATTGTAAGTGTTTTTATTTGTTTACAGTCATAAAAAGCGTTTTTGTGTATAGCTTTTATGTTATCAGGTATAACTAAATTCCCTAGATATTTTTTGTATGGATCAGCAGGGTCAGAAAAATGTGTATTAAGGTTACAGTAATTCACTGGGACATTGTCCATATATTTTAATGGGTTAATGTTAGCTTCGAGACAAAATAAAGTTACCAAGCTGTTAAAGAACTCGCTTCGATTATTTGCCGCGTCATAGATGTAATCAAGGTCGGCTGTCTCAAAAGCTGATTTAATGCTAGGTTGTTTTACAAAGTTTACGACTTCTTCTAATTCTTTCTTATTCATAATTATTTGTATGTAATTACCTTGTGATCGCGCATTGTGTGTATTTTAAGGTTTGGAACACCATCTCGCCACATTGGGGATTTCTGGATTCCTTTCCAGTCATCAACCGTGCCTTCATACCAAATATCTCGCAAATTATCACAATAAGCAAAAGCTGAAGACTCAATACGTTCAAGCGTATCTGGTAATGTTATTTTTGTTAACTTACTACCATAAAAAGCTTGAGACTCAATTGAAATTAAACCGAGACCTTGAAAATTTAATTCAGTTATATTACTACCAGTGAACGCGTGTTCGTCGATATATTCACAAATGTTTTTATTTAAAGTTACACTAGTGATATTAGCTACGTTAGCCGCTTCTGGATATTCGTAAAACAAAAAATCTTCAGGAATATAACTTAGATATTTAAGTGGGTTAATATTTGCACTTAATAACATCTCAGTAAGTTCTGCTACAGGTATTTCTTTTTCGGCTTTTTTATAGAGTTCAGCAAAATTTTCACTCTCTATTAATTCTTTGTATTTATTTGCAAAGTTAAATATATTTTTAGGTATTTCTATGTTTGTATTCAT